TCCAATGGGGAAGCAGTAATTACTCCACTATATTCAGAAACTATCATAGTTAATGAAGTGTTAGCACCTACAGTTATTCTTACGGAGGTCACCCCGCCTGGATTGTTCGCTAAATAGAAAGTATATAGTTTCGGAGGAGTACCCCCTGTTCCTGGCTGAGTTATGGCGGTCGAGTAAGTATTAGAAGCGCTGTCAGTAATGGTTAAGGTTCCGGCTTGAGAAAAGGCTGTAACTACTATCAAATTTCCAGCAGTGGTAGAAGCTATATTTGCTGTCAGCGTGGTGGCGTTCCCCGCCGTAGCAGCAGCGACAGTTTGTACACGGTTGGTATAAAAAGGGTGAAAATAACGTGGTCTGGCGGTAGCTTGGCCGTAACGCATAATGGATGATCCGCGTAAGAACATCTGAGCATTCGTGGTTGATCCACCGGAGTTTGTTGTTTCGAATCCTAGTTTAAAGCTAGAAGTGGTAGCTAAAGGAGAAGAAGTTACTGTATAGGTATGTATTAAGTTACCGTCTTGATAGAAATAAACGTACTTAACAGCCCACTGTATTTCATAATTGTGGTAGTTTGTGTCTAATACGAAAGCATGAGTACCGTTGAAAGAAGTGATTACAGTATCACTACCGCCGCTTCTGATTCCAACCCCAATAGTAGTTCCGTTTAGAACGAAATAAACTCCGTCACTAGAGTCGTAAGCACCCCAACGACGTATGTTGTTGGCTACTCCGGTATCTCCCAATCTCGTAGAACCAACAAAAGCATTAACTGTTCCGGTTAAGAACCTACCCCTTAATAAAGAGCCCAGAAAAGCCGAAGAGTTAGCTGTAGTTCCAGTGGATAAAGTGTTTTGTCCGGAAGCTACCACCGAGGTTCCACTACCAGTTAAAGTTGTGGACCACATATTAGTATCTAAGAGGGAACCGGTTTGTTCATTTCCGATTAATAAAGTAGCCGAAGTGACCCTAAGTTCATTTCTAGAATCAATGTTGGCGTATTGATATGTTTGGGGGTCAGCCAAAATCAAGCTACTGCCTACGGTTCCAGATATTTCGGAAGCACGCATAATGGCATTAGCAGTACCACTGGTATAGGAAGTAACAACTACTCTGGCGTTGGATGCTCCACCAGAACACAATACGGCCAAAACTTGCACTGTGTTAGCAGAAGCGAAGGTTATAGTAGAAGTGACGGTTGAACTGGTAACGTTGAAGAAAGAACAGTTAGTCCAAGTAGTTCCGCCATCGATGGAACATTGAGGGGTGATTGTTCCGACTAAAGTACCAGCTGCTAGTTGAAACCCTACGGAGGTCATACCGGCTAGGGATATCGATATAGTAGCGTTTAGCGCGCCCAAGGCAGTACTAGCGGTAGTAGTATCGGGGGTTTGTACGTGAAGTAATTGGTTTCCAGCGTTACCGTTGGAGGAAGAAGTGATTAAATTGCCAGAGCCATCCAAAGTACGAGCGGAAATAGAACCGTCCGTTTGGACTTCCATGAAGTTGTCTTCAACTCCAGTAGAAGGATTAGCTCCGGCTATTTTAACCGGTAGAGATGATTGAACTTCTGTTAGGTCAGCCATTTAGGAGCCCTCCTAAAGCCTATTAGACTTCAGTTCCTTCGATGGTTGAATAGATATCGAAGGCTTGTTTATCTTCGTTGGTTACTGTTACACGAACCCTAACACCGGCAGCCACTGCTATAACGGAAACTACAGTGATATCGATGTTTGGTGTAGCTGTGGAGTTGAAACCCACGAATTTTGTTGTGAATGTGTTGGTGGCAACACCTGTTTCTACTTGAACTTGGATTTTAATCTTACCAGAACCGGAAGCCCAAATACGAGCTAGGTTCAGAGTTTTACCAGCAGTTACAGTATAATCGTGGTTATCTGTACCGGCGGCTGCAATAGAGGATGCATCTTTGTAATCCTGGATTGGAGTACCAGGAACTGTGGAAGTTACTATAACTGGCAGAGGGTTGGCAGTAGAGAAAGCAGTTCCAGTAGCATCGAAAATGTCTACTTTTAATTTACCAGTGGTATCAGTAGATAACGTTCTTAAGTTAGTACCATCACTACCGCCGACTTGAACGCTGTCAAATGGTACTGCAGATCCAGTTACACCTTCAGCTGCTAAATCAACATCTAGGCGTTGTTTAGAGTTAACGAGAGTAGAGGTAATGGCGGTTCCAGCACCATCTTCTGTTCTGGAGTTTACAGAACCGATTAGGTTAGTACCAGCTGGAAGTGGTTGAGTTACATCAACTTTCAGCTCGCCAGCACCAGTTAAGGACGCTGTGTTTGTTCCGTCAGTTATGAGAATTGGCCATGCGCCACCGATAGCGGCTGCAGTACCCTGAGCTACAGTTGCATTAAGGGCGGATGCTACAGCCTGGGCTACGATAAGCCTTCCGCTGGAATCCACTTGAACAGCGGCTTGTAGACCAGTTGTAAGTGTAGGTAATGTGGAGTTATATTGACCAGCGATTAAACTAGCTTTAGAAGCAGCAGTACCAGGGCTAACTGGACCATCAGAAGCATCCAAAGAATTAACTGGAGCAAGAGTTGTATTGTTTACAAGTACTTGTTGATTACCGCTGGCATCAACAGCAGCGGCTTGGGATGTCGTTGTTCCGTCTACTAACTTAATGGCCACGTCGCCATTGGTTTCGGTGCGTACTGGTAAGGAGCTATTAAAGTCAGCCATTTTAATACCTTAAATGCATTAGAGGGTTTTTAGAGCTTCTTCGATTCTTAATCTGAGTTCTACTTCTTTGTCTGCCTGGACTTTGATATTTTCTTGAATTCTTTTGATTTCGCTGTGTCTTTGCTTAATTAAGAATTCCATCTCCGCCTTAGCAGCAGAGACTTTGATCAATTCCAGTTTCATTCGCTCTATTTCTAGTTCTTTATCCATCTTATGGCTCCAAGAGTTGAACGCGAGTTTCAAAATCGCCTGGGGTTGGCCTGAAATTGGTGACGTTGACCGTAAGAACATCTCCAGAATTAAGGAGGTATCCAGACGTTCCGCAATCAACTCTAGAGCTCAATCCACCGCCAAAATATGTTCGCCCTCTAGCGAATTCTATGCTATTTATGAGTATATCATAGGTGGCTATATTCGTTCCCGATAGGTCTATGGATTGGATATAATTGGTTTTTCCGGCGGGAACGGTGTAATTTAGGAGGGTAACTGTGGAGTTTGTGGCTACGGCTGTGGTTTGCTGGAACATGCTTAAAATAGTTCCAGAAGCGGCCTCAGTAATAGAGACAGCCTGAACTCCAGATGGGATATTCCTAACAACTAAAGCATTTTCGGTACCAATAGGTGCAGAGCTTTTACGAACGAAAAAGCTAGCAAATACGGCAGCTTTGCTTGCAAATGACATTTTGATTATCGCCCAATTTAACGTACCACAAAGTCAGGTACCAGGAACCCAGGAGGTCCTCTCAGTATGGACGAGACGTCCAACTGCAGTTTAAATTATAGCATATATAAATTGGGCAATGGGATTGAGGATTTACTTCTTTTTAAGAACAGCTTCCAAGCCTGTCAGCAAAAACAAGATTCCATATAGGAGCTGTAAAGGACGACTCAAGGCTAAAGTCCACAGGGTTTCCAAAGGCCACAATATGAGGCCTAGACCTAGGTTTAAAAATACCAATAATATTATTATCTTAAAGAATAATCTCATTCTAAATTCCAATCTATGGGTTCTTGCCCATTGTCTATTAAGAACTTGTTTATTTTAGAGAAAGGCTTAGAGTCAAAGAATCCTTTACTAGCAGATAGCGGAGACGGATGAGCTGCTTTTAATATCAGATGCTTGGGATTCCAGAGATGTCTTTCCATAGATTCTGCCCATTTACCCCAGAGAACGAAAACCATCGGAGTGTTCTCAGCATTTAACATCTGGACGACAGCTTCCGTGAACGGTTCCCAGCCTTCTCCTCGGTGCGCTCCTGATTTATCCAGTTCTGTTGTAAGCACCGAATTGAGCAATAGAACACCCTGAGATGCCCAGTAGGATAAATCTCCATGGGAAGCTTTGGGGACGTTTAAATCAGAAGCCAGCTCTTTATAGATATTCTTCAGCGTAGGTGGAATGGCCATCCCATCTGGAACTGAAAATGCCATACCGTTGGCTTGGTTTAAGCCCACATAGGGATCTTGTCCCAAAATGACCACCCTGACGTTCTCGAGCTCAACCCAGTAGAAAGCTTCGAATACTTTATCCACGGGAGGACATATTATGGTTTTTTGTTCATCTAAGAACTTGGAGATTTTCTCTAAGGATGGTACATTGGGTCTGGATATCAGCGCCATCCACCAATCATGGGGTAAATCACTTAGATTGATTTTCATTAATCCCACCAAGTTTGAATGTATTTGGCCATATGCCTAAACAATCTATCTAGATATTCTTGCTTAAGCTTAGAGTCTTTTTCCATAAACTCTACGATTCTTTTGGATTCTTCTGGAGTTCTGAGAGGTAGTATTTCGTATTTATCCCAGGTAAGAGTATCAGCTAATTCTTCGAATCCCGACTCATCATAATAGCGATCGATAAGGTATATAGCGTATTTGATTTGCTTGGCTATACGGCGAGCTTCGGAAGGGTCTAAGGGGCAATCCCAGCTAGTGAAATGGCAGTGCATTCGATTGAGCTTAAATCTCAAAAGATTCAAAATAGAGGCAAAATCGTAGTCTTCATCTTTTATAATTACTGGTAGAAAGTCTTTGATTTTTTTGAAATTATGAAGCATTTTAGCCCCCTAAAGCAATATAAATTAACATTGCAAATATGACTAAAAGAGATACAGAACCTACAGTAATGCCTAGAGTAACCCACCAAGGAGTTAATGTATGGTTCGAATCCAATTCGGCTTTCTTCAAAAAGCAAAAAGCGCAAAAGAAAAGAAGTAAGCCAAATAATTGATTATAATGCATAAATTTTCTCTAGTCCACAAAAGCCATTAACCAGGCTAGAAAAGTCAGCGCAATTCTAACCAGGACGTACATAACTACGCCCCAAAGCGCGTATAGCAGTATTACGAAGATGATAAAACTAGCCAAAATCAATATGAAGGGGGATAATAAAAGTAAGAATATTGCGTTCATGATTTTTACTCCTTTTCCCTAGCTTCTAAGATTTCTTCTAATTTGAGAATGCAGAGTCCGCATTTTCTACCTAATTTAGCTTTTTCTATGATTTCCTCAGAATCAGTTATACCAGCTTCTATGAATTTCTGTACGTCTTTTTCAGTTACGCAGCTACAAACACATACAAACATGGTTATCTCCTTTATTTTTCCTGGGATTTCTCAGGTTTGTATTGGAGAGCAGCTTTGATTGCTATTGGTTTGAGGTGGTAACCATAAGCTATTTCATTTATGGCTTTTTCTTGAGACATTCCACCAGCAACCATAATGGCAACCAAACGTTTTATCGAGGATATTGTTAGTTGGTTTTGCATGATTAAGCCTCCCTTTGCTTCATATAAAGCTTATCGGCTAGGGTTCATCCAATCTTTAATTGTTCTAAAAATAGCTGAGAATTGGGCAGGTTACGCCAATGTCTAGTATATGATTTTTGACGTCTAAGTGCTTTGGATGTCTGAATAGCCTTGAGTTTTCTGCCTTTTTTGGCTCTCTTGGCTTTAGCTTTTGGACCGATTTTAGTATCTCTTCGTTTTCTCATTATGCCCTCTAAATATGAATTAAGCTTGCAAAAACAAGTCTCTTTCTGCATTTCTACGTCTTAAAATACCAGCGCTTACTACGCCTCCGGCTCTATCCCACTTTGGAAATTCGTCAGCTGCTCCAGCAAAATCTTGCTGATTCACTAACTTAAGCAAAGTGGATTTCTCGAAATTGCCTGGACCAAGATTATAGGTAAAGCTAACCATGGCTGCGAATTGATTATCGCTCACATCTACGGTAATAGCTCCATCTACTGCTGATTCAAACCGGGCCAAATCACCCCGTAGGAGGCTTTCAGCTGCAGCCTCATCTATGACTTGCCCATCAAATACATCGGACCCAGTATGGCCGTAACCTACTGTAAGTACGCCCACTTGATCATAATAAGCAGTTAAGCGTAAGCCTTCGAAGGATTTGATTAAATCAATCCCAGCTTGGTTTGTTTGTCTAGACATGATTTTAACCGTATAAATATAAAGTTCTTTTATCCCATACTCGGTTGTCGAAGTCTTTCAAAGATAAGTTCTCAATATGGAAAATCAGATCAGATGGAGTAACTGGAGTATTAGTTTCAGCAATGAGATTAGGAAGTTGAACCAAAAATTGAGTGGAACTTAAGATTTGAGTGACTAAGTTACCGCCTATGGAATTATTGACAGTACTGAGAAATACTTTATCACCAACTGATAGAAGTGTCAAATCCCCACCGATAGCTGTTACTGCAGCGTAACCGGGATAGGAGATCACATCTACGCTGATATTAGTGGCATTGGAAGTGAACCGATTGAGGGCAGTCGTAGTGGCTATTATGTTGTAATAGACATCATATTGAATGAAGGTTATATACCATTTGGCTATGTCGGTTGGAGTATTATACTTGGCTTCCCCAATATAACTAGGCATGCCGTTGGTCAAATGATCTATTAAGGTAACGACGATAGGCTCACCCGTAGGGGAGCCATCGACTACCTGAATCTGACCTTTATACCGTTTTCCACCATCTGACATATTAGACCCTCTTATTGGCGCCTAATATTAGGTACCATCATCTGTTACGACTTCAAGTCTGGCAGGAGCTGCAGACATTACTAGGAATTCATCTGTGGCTACAACTAGATAGGTTCCGGCATCAAGCATAAGAGCTGGGGAAGTTGTAGAGCTAACCACGGTTACAGATGTATCTGGGTAGAATGCTAGATAAGTAGTAGCTGCTACTTTGATTCTCAGAACGTTGGCTATACCAACTAGAACGGGAGCTGCAGAGGGGTCAGCAGTAATTACGTCTCCGGGGATCAGAACTCCACCCATGACCAATTTAGCGCCAGCATTGAATATGTGTTCAACTTGGTTAAGAGTTTCTTGACCAATAGTAACTTTTCTACGAGCTTTTTTGAGGGCGATTAGATCCATAATTTATAACCCCTTTAAGGTTCTGTGTATTTCTCTAAGTAAGTATTTATGTAAGTCCCTGAATTTCTTGACTTCTGAGCTCATGAATACTTTCTCTAAGTCTCTAGCTACTTCTTTCTCATCGAAAAAACGCATTAAAACTCGAGGCTTAGATCCAGGAGTTTCGTCTATTTTGCACTCTATAAATTTTAAGCCCTGCAACATTAAAAATGCTGCTAAATCAACATCATGAGTTGAGAACTCTTTGAGAGGCTTATTCATAACGGCTCGTAATAGCTAAAAACTTCCTAAGTCCTTAAAATATTATAACATACTAGCCTGGAAAAAAGATCATCTGTATAATCAGGACTATGGAAAGAATACTCAGCAGGCCTATAATGCCCCAGTTCACTACGTTATTCCATTTTTTGTTTTGAAATTCAGGACTTATCAGTTTTTTATCTTGGAGAAGTAACTGCAAGAAGATCATAGAAGTGGGAAGTACCAATCCAGCGAAGATTTGAACTCCGATTATGATCGCCTGGAGTGGAATATGGGGTATAGAAACCACCAAGGCAGCAGCTAAAGTAGCCAGAATATAGACAAAGTAGAAGGATTTGCCGTCTTTGAAGCTTAGATTGAGACTGCCTGGCTTTTCCATAACTTCAGCATGTGCCCAGGAACTAGCCAAGGATATCGCCATGGTACCCAAAATTGCTGAATTCGCGAATAGCAAAAGAAGCAGATTCTTCCAATATACTCCGATGGTTGCTCCTAGATCCCTGGCCATTTGAGCGGGATCTGAATAAGCTATTCCCTTGGCTTTTAGGAGAGCTCCAGCGTACATCATGCCTCCGGCAACCAGGATAGTGAAAACAGCTCCTATCATGGTATCTAGCCTGGAATCGGCCAGGTTCTTAGCTTCTAGCTTTTTATCGACTATACAGCTTTGTTGGAAGAACAGTTGCCAAGGGGCTATGGTTGTTCCCACAATGGCTATTATCATAAAAATTAGGTTGGAAAAGCTGCCACTATAGGAAAGTGCAGGAATTACAGCATTCTTTAGATCAGCCCCATTCAGACCGAACTTGTAACTGAAAGCCAGCCAAGAAGCATCGCAAACGCATAGGAGTATTGCGATTTTTTCCCAGCTGAAGTAACTTCCGCTAAGAATAATGGCATTTAAAAAAAGAACAGCGGGGATCATGACTGCCCAGGCTGGGAGTGATAGCGCCGATGCTATCATGGCTAAAGCTGCGAACTCAGTTAACAGAGTTAAGAAGTTCAGGATATGGAGATTGGTTATGGAATAACGGCCCCAGAACTTACCGAATTTCTCATAAATAAGAGCTGCATGGCCTTTCCCAGTGCTCAGGGCTAGGCGAATTACCATTTCTTGGGCTAGATAAGTTATAGGGAGTAATAGAAGGAGAAGCCAGAAAAGCTTGGTACCGTAAATGGCTCCAGCTTGGGTATAGGCGGAAACTGCTCCAGCATCGTTGTCAGCTTCCATAACGATTAATCCAGGCCCTAAAACCATTAAAAATGTAAGGATTCGTATTATTAATGGGTTTTCGATTATTCTCTTTTTGAGAGCGAGTATTCTGTTTGCCATAACAGACCTCCTTTTTACCTGAATTTTAAGTTATTTGATATAAATCCCTTTCATTTCCGCAAGATAAGAACCATTCTTAAACATTGGGAAATAAACGAAAAGTAACTACCAGAATTCTACCATTTTTGGTAGAAGTTCAGGCAGCTTAAGTGACTATCGGTATTTTGGGGGAAATCTTTAGATTATTTGATAAGCATCTAAGATAAGAACTCTTTTAGAAAGTCTTGAAATTCCTCGGAGCTTTTGATCTTTTCCATGCTTTCTTTATACAGAGTTTGGACTTTGGAGTTAGATAGCCCTAAAAGGGTGGCTATCTGTTGTTGGGATAGAGGCTGCATCAATCCATTTGAATCTGATTTCCTGGCTAAGTAGGCCCAAAAACAATATCCATCTTCTGGACTATTAATATAACAATCCTTGAAATGGGAAAAATCCCCAGGTTTCCCTGGAGACTCTTCGTTGGCTAGAGGTAGACAAGAGTGATTAGTTAAGAAGTTCCGCACGAGCTTTCATATCCCCAGTGTGTTGTTTCACGAATTCTTGAAGTTTGGCTTGGACGAAATCCACTTGATCCATGGTTACGTATGACATTTTTTCTTGTAGAACTTCATTCAACTCAGCTTTATTGTTGGGATTAACTGATTTTCCGTTGATTGTCATTTCTACGATCGCACCGGTTACCAGAGGGCAATTAGCTGTTGTAATTTTAGCATCAACATTGAAAATAAGGATTTGAATGTGTTTTTCTACTGTTGTGGAACCGGCTAAAGTCGCGTTACATTCTGCAGTTACTACTTGGTCAGCCAATCCCATACTAACAGCTTCTTTACCTGTCATCCAGAGTTCTTCTCGGATCAATTGGAAATATCTATCTTGAGTGAGTTTACCATTGGTGCGTGCAATCGTATGGGCATCCCCTTCAGCAATCATGCGTTTAGCATATTGAAGGCGAGATTCTAATTGACCTGGGAATTCACCCATAAAGCCGCCTTTAGCTCGGTGGGACATCAAAGTGCCGCTGTCTACAATGTAGCGTGTTCCTAAAGCTTCGGCTGTTTGGAAGCCCATAGAAGCCGCGAACAAAGTCAACGTATCTACTTGATGGTGAAGACCTTTTAGGTTTTCGATCATATTCAAACCAGCATCGATGGATCCACCAGGAGTATCAAGTACTAAAACGATATGTTCCCCAGGAGGCAATTTAGCATCAAGTTCTCTGGCCTTCATCGAAACTACCGCAGTGGAAGCTTCAGTAACTTCAGAATTCAATAGAATTGTATTATTAGCATCCAAAACAACATGTCCAGCTACTAAAGACTCTGGAGTTAGAGATGTCAGAGCAGGAGTTGGTTCTATAGCATTTACGGCTTGGGGAGCAGCTAATACTGGGGGAGCTGTGAATCTTGCATAAATCGTACCCGGATTTGCAGCCTCCACGCTAAGAGCAAGAGCCATAGTGCCAATGCTCACCAACCCCAGAACGGTCAAAATTCCAAAAATCAATTTTTTCAAAGTTGCCATGAAGTTTACCCTCTTAGTTTAATTTACCTCTAGCATGATTAAAGTCTACCAGCTGGCCAGTTAATTGTCAAGCCTGGTATCGATGTTACTTACTATCGGAGAAAAGCTTAATAACTTTAATCGATTCCATAAGCATCATATTTCATTCCATTCTTTAGAGCATTTATCCCGGAATGGACAGAAGCTGCATTTATCGGGAGTTTTAGGGGGTAGTTGTTTATTAGCTATAAATTCATTAGCCTTTTGAATTTTTCTATTCAATTTTGAGATATTGGACTTAACATGGGATTCTTCCAGGGAAAAAACCTTAAGATCCGAGGTATCTTTGTTTATATAAATTACCTTAATGCCTCTGACTTTAATATCTTGGGATAGTTGTGGAATATGATTAAAATCTCCGGCCTTAATGTGTTCTTTCATGGCTTCGAGATAGATAGAAACTTGATCCAAATGTTCTGGCAGAGGCTCTTCTAAGCCAGTGAATTTAGTGGCTTTACAGGATTTGATTTCATAGATCCAGAGCTCGTTGTCTAGAATGGCTATATTATCTATAAAACCCTTGTTTATTCCCCACTTCTTTGAAGATATCGGGAATTGTGGATTGGGAGTTTTTCCATCTCTATCCAGAGGTATTTGGCCAGTAACTGGATCTAAATAAGGTACATGCTCCCCTAAGGCCTTTATCCACTCCATCACCATGGTTTCATAGTATTTACCGGTTTCGAAGATCTTGGCGCCTTTAGAATCTACAGGGATATCTTTATCTACTCTGAAATATTGGTAATAAATCTTGCGATAGCATTTCGTGCCTATGGAGGAGGGGGAATGGCTTGGTTTGGGCTTGGTTTCGGAAGGCTTATTATATTCTTTGACTAAGTGCCTATTGATCCTGGAGATTAAAGGATCTCGGGGATTAACCCTTGATTTTTCTAAGAGATCCTTTAATCGTTCTAGGTTCATATCACTTTGTCCACAATTCCATATTCGAGGAGTTGTTCCGGGTCCCAGTATTTATCTGTGTGTTTGGCTTCTTCTAGATAGAATTTCTTGCTTTTCTTGGAAAAATCGGCCATCCACTGAGCCCAAAGTTCTTCCATCTTGTCTAGATTGTTCATTTCAGCTTTGATGTAGGAATGTCTACCTTCGAGTTCATAAGAGGCTTCATGGTGCATAAAACAAGCATAACGAGAAATTAGACGTTCATCTCCGCAGGCTAGAATCAGAGTGGCTGCTGACATTATTCGGCCGTAACCTTCGGTAATGATTTTACATTTGGTGCGCTTGATTCTTCCAACTATTGCCAAAGCAGCGAAAACATCTCCACCATCAGAAGATATTCGAATGGTTATAGCTGAGCGATTATAGCTTTCCATTTCTGAAAGAGCAGCTTCTACAAGTGAAAATACGTCATCGTTAATATCGGAGTTAATTAGGATCGTACGTTCCTTGAAATTTACGCCTTTTTCGAAAAGATAGTCTAAATGAAGTTGAAATCGTTCAGTATCTTTTTCATTAGCCTTGATTATCATTTGAAGAATCCACCACTTTTGCCCGAATATTAGAAACATTCATAACTAATAGGTCGATGCCATCTACGTTCTCTGGGGCAAAATCATTGCCGAATCGAACACTTAGGCCTACTGGATATTCTTCTGAAGAGGAGAACTTAACCACACCCTCATTTGTGCTGGGGAGTGCAGTCATAAAGGGAGAATCCCCTAGCTTTCTTTTAGCTAATTTATCATTCTTTTCAACGTAAATAGTGTTGTTTACTGGTATTAAGGTAGTCATAAATTACGCCTTTTTACGGGAAATTCTTTTGACAGTTACTTTGAGTCCGGGTACATCATCCACGGCGTCTAGATCTTTGCTTTCACCTACAGACATTCCTACTAAAGCAGCTTCCAAGTGATTAAACGTTTGGACTAAATCCATTTGGTTTTTGCTACCTAATGAATTAATTAGGATTTTTTCTAGTGTAGCACCTTCAGTGACAGCTAATACTTCTACCCGGACTTTATCTCCATCTTGAGCTGGTCCAGACAAAGATTCATAACCCATTGCAGTATCTTCTACATCAGCTACAGCCAATCCTAGAACTTCATCTTTAAACCAATGAGTATGCTCTTTTAGGAGCTTTTCAAAGGCTAACTGACGGATCTGGGTTTGGGCTTGGTTTTGCATAACAACTTGGTACACAGTGCTGAAAATCTTATTGGCTAGCTCAGCCATCTTTTGATCTGCGATTTGCTCAACGTAGGGTTTTAATTGTTCTACCTGAGCTTTGGATACCATTTGAGCAAACGATCCTGTAGCATGTTGACTTCCGCTGGTCATTGATTCTTTTTTACTTGCCATATTACCCTCTATTTATTTAGTTTTTATATCTTTAGGACTGATATCCACGGTATAACCCGTATCAGTGAAAACTTTAAGGAAAGGCATTACCATGCCGACTACCGTTGCCCCCACTTCACCATCCGGAGAAACTACCGTTACATGTTTCCCGTCTAAATGACGATACTTCATGGCGAATTTGAGTATATCGGTAGGTTCATCTGGATCTACTGGAGCTTGGAGAACCGGTGCAGGTTGTGGAGCAGCTTCTACTTTAGCCTGTACTTTTGGGGCTTTAGGTGTATCATCTTCCAGAGTTTGAAGCTCAGTCATCCTTTGCTTGCAAAACCCTAGAACTTCATTGCAAAAATCGACTAAGAGTCCCGGGAACTCAGATTCAAGAATAGCTTTATCTTCATCTTTATCAACCTTTTCGGTTTCTAAGGAAACCATAAGTTTCTTATAAAGATCTAATTTAGCTTTTCTTTTCAATAATGTCTTGATTTTATCTTCTAGAAGCATAGACGAATCCAAAAAAGAAAGTATTCAGATTAGTATGAGTCTACTTTCTTTTTTGGTTAATGTCAAGCTGCGGGAGGGACGCCTTGTTCGGGCTTTTGATTTTCTTGGGGATTTTGCATTTGTTGAGCAAGTTCTGGATTTTCTTCCATTTTTTCCTCATTCTTTTCTTGCATATAAGCTTGGAGGAAAATTTGGTTAAGAATGACATCTCCACCAGTGATTGGTTCTAGGCCGTCTTCGTCTCTGATCTCGTTTACGGTTTTCTTGAAAGTCACTTCTTGGGCTTGACGTTTGACTTTTTCTTCAGCATCTTCTTCGTGTAGACCAGTCCACTCTAGCATGTAGTCTGGATCTAGTTCATCTACGATATTTTTATTGACGTAAGATTGGATAAACACCATCAAAGGCACTAAACCTTTGTCTTTGGAGTTATCCAGCTTTTCTTTGGTGTTATCGCCAGACATGCCAGCTCCACCAACGTCCTTCATTCCATATCCGATTTCAGCTGGATCTATTTGGTAAATAGCACAGATCATTCGAATAAGATAGTTCAACCATAGGCCGAATTCCATCTCAGAGTGGTTCTGAGTCAGGGGTATCCATTGAACTTCATCCATACCCGCCATGATTGGGGTTTGGAAGGAGTTACGATTACCCTTAACCATATGGTTCCAATGGCGTCTAAGCTCTTCTAATTTGGAACGGTTAAGGTTAGCTTTAACGTGAAGAATCCCTTTGGCCGAGAATCCTTGGGAAAAATAGGATCGGTTATAGAATTCTGTTTGAAGATGGCTAGTTACCAAGGCTACAAGCAGCTCGATTTCAGATATAGCGTAACCATTGGCAAAAATGTCAGTAATGCGGTTACGCATACCGAAGGCTAATTCATCTTCTGTAAAGGCTCTTTGGATACGCCCGCGGATCAATTGAACGTATTTGTATTCGTTCTTTTCTAGACGCTCATCATTAAGGTCCAGAGTATCCCTACGTTCCATGCCTTCGATTTCATCCTCGTTATAGAGGATATCAGCACCCATGGCACTCAAGTCAGCAGTTTTATACTTGCTAAGAGCTGGAGAAGCGTAACGGACCGTAGAGGCATCTATAGGATAGAAGTGGTGGATGTTCATTCTATCGTTGAGTACAGCTGCTTCTTTTGGCACTTTCTCAGTAGCCACTTGGTCAAATACAAGGGAATCCCAGGTAATAGCTCTGAGGTAGCTATCGAAGTTCCAAACTTTATTGTCAAAAGGACGATCTTTGAGTTCACCACAATTACTGATGAATTCAGCTATGGCTCTCTTTTTGGCCTTGGTTCTTTTGTTCAGCTCAGCTCTAGCTTGTCTGGTTTTTTCTTCCTCAGTTAAGGGCTTTTCCTTTAATTGGGAATCATCAGCTGCATTTTCAAGATGTTGCATAAGGCTAGAATCAGCCGTCATTCCTTTACGGACTTCAGCTAGATCGTCGCTAAGAGCATCTTCCTTATCCTGAGCTCCAGAAGTAGCCGTAGTTTCTTCTTCTCCCTCAAGCCCAAATAGCTCTTCTTTGATCTTATCAAGGGCATCATCTGGGTGTTTTAGCTCGATTTTAAATCCAGGATCCGTACCTTCTGGTCTATATTGGGAAAATGCGGCTACTCGGTTTTGGCGGGTCTTTAAAATAGCAGAAATTACAGAGGATTTCAGAGCTATTTGTTTTTGATATTCGTAACTTATGGCTGTGGGCTTCTCAAAAAAGCCTTGGGAACCCATATAATAGGTTCTATCCCGAGTAATAGCTTTACCGAAGTTAAAGTATTCTCCGTCTTCACCACTTCCTATAGAAGTTCTGGCTTTATAAAGTTGGGCATCCAACATGGCGGATCCAACATCCAGCATCTTCTTGAAAATATTGTCATTTTTAGGTTGATCAGCCATCTAAGCCGCCTTAATGCGTAGCTATGATTATATCGATGTTCGCTGTAGCCCCTGAACTATTGGAAACGGTCAAAGCAGTAATAGGGCCGTTGTTGAAGAACACCAGAGTTTTTACTGTATTAGATATTGGAGTTAAAGTCAAAGGTGCTTCAGAACCATTGAGAATTATTGATATAGTTTGGTCTGCCAGAATCGCCATATACTGAGATTCGTTATCTGGGAGGGTGATGGCTAAATTGCTAGTAGCATCGGCTATTTGAAGCTGTTGTCTGGAAACATTGGCTATTTTACTATCTACGATTTTGTTTTTTAATCGGATAGAATCGGCTGGATCGTTAGTCGGTGCACCGTCGTATGAAAGCCAGTCCACAATAAGATTAAGAGTTTTCATAGGTTACCTAACCCTCTATATAGTTTATGTTTAATTATATCATTGACTTAGAAAAGAAAGTTGGGTCCATCCGTAGGCATATCCTCTTCTTCCAACTGGCTTTTATGGACCATTTTGCCGGTTTTGGGGTCCTTGGCGTACTCTCCAGAGTTATCTACCGCCCCGCTGAAGCCAGAATATTTATGGAGTAGCTCTACGGAGGGAGCTGTAAAGGAGCGCCCATACATATCCATGGGTATCCCATAATCAGCATTGCCAGCTATTTCCCCGCCTTCGGCCATATTGGCTGCTCCTGCCTTCTCCATAGAAAGGAAAGCTGCAGTAGCTATGGCATCTGCCAAGTCGTCAGATCCAGATTGGGGATGTCCTATTCTAATCTGTCCAGTCGCCGTCTGTTCGACCTGTAATTCCTTGATCTCTTTGGCTAAAAGGGGAACATCTAGGAAATCTATTTGGTGACTATGAATTAAGCGCTTAAGGTTGAAGTAGATTTTCTTCTTAAACGATACCGTAAAGGTACGTTCTACAAGGTTAACCCCGAATTGGGCGAAGATTTCTCTTAACGGCTGAAAGGAGAACTGGTCAGCTGTTACCTGGTTGATTCCATATTCTTTGCAAGCGGAACGAATATAAGCAGCGACTTCAAAAGCCTGGACTGGCTCCTTGCTTGTACCTTCCCAATATTTCATTACATACTGAGTTACCCGCTTTTCGTTGTAACCGGTTATAGTGAAGGTGAATTTATCTCCTCTGAAGGCAGCATCTATAGCAGCTGAATATACTGTGTTTTTATCGTCTGTTGGAGGTTGAAATGGTATGCCTTTAAGAACACACATATCCACGAATTCTGGGAGGATGAAGTTGGAAATAGAGTCTACGAAGTCAGCCCTGTATTCTGTGGCAAAACCCCTCGAGTCTACCCTAAATTCATTCTTGAACTCTTCTTTAGGGAGGATAGTATTCATCATCCAGGAAGGAGCCTTTAGCTGGATGTATTCGTCTTTTAGAGTTTCCCTCTTACTCCACTCATCATACATCACCCCAGCTTTAATTGCGGGGGAGGAAAGCTTAATAATAGTCCCATGTTCCCCGAACTGTAATAAAGCTGGTCTGATAGCTCGGAAAACTTCCACATCTGGTTCACTGGAATTTTCGTCCAAGTTCCACCAACATGCTTCGTCAGCTACTAAAGTACAGACGGCTCGTCCCCTGGTTGTTTTCTTAGAGGCAGCACCAATCTTAATACTTACGGTGGAGTATTCGATTTCCCCATCTTCTCCAAAGAAAGGCACTTTTAAATGAAACGTGGATTGGGTGTCTTTACGTCCACCATCTTTTAGCCTAGATAGTACAGGGGATTCTTCCACCATAGTTCTGAGAATATCCAAAATTTCTTGAGAAAACTCTACGGAGTGGGAAAGAATGGCTACAGTGGCTACTGGGGTTTTCTTCAAGAAAGGTTTCCAGTTAAGTTTTATAGCGGAATAAAGAGCTATGATGGAAGCGCAGGTGGACTTTCCAGCGCGACGTCCGCATAGTAAGTTGATCCTATTGTACTTTTTCCCGGAATAGGTGTACTCCATCCCAGTAAAGAATTTATAGAGATCGACCTCCGTGAATTCCCGCATTATTAGATCGAAATCCCCCTCCATGTCTTTGGTTTCTACCCATACATCGTGTTTCTTTTGTTCATCTAAGGGTTGTCCGAATACGTTTTTAAGAAGAACTATCTGACCTGGAGTGGGGGCAAAGTTGATGAATCCAGGAGCTTTTACGAAGTTTTCCATAGGATTTTCCATGATTTTCCTATGAACAGCTCGGAAAAATCTAGCAAATTCAACTTCATTCATGTCAGCTATGGGGGTCATGGCTTATTCCTTAAAGATCCCGTAATCAGATATATCTATGATAGACTCTTCGATGGCTTTAGGGGATTCTGGAGCTTCACTGATACTCTTACGGACATTTTCCTTGGCCTCAGTTTTAAGCTTTAGCAATCCTTGTAGAGATAGGAGTTCTTTGGGGGAATTGGGGATAGTCAAGGATATAGGCTGCCCTCTACCGTCTAGAAGAACTTCGCCCTCTTTGTTCCGGGTGTAAAGATCCCCGTGTTCTTTATAATATTTCTTCAGAAAGTTGATTTTGGAGCGAATATCTACAATAGTTATCAGATGAAGCTCTTCCAAGACAGACATCAACTCTATCCCGTTATCCTCGGACATTTCCCGGAAATAATCGAGTCTTTCCTTCTTATATTCAGCCTTTAATTGATGCCAGCTCTTTTCTTCTGTACGGGCTAGACGTTCTAGTTGGACGATAGGCATGCCAAACTCAGCAGCTATTTGTTCCAAAGTTTCATCGCTGGTTATGTAAAGCTTTCTTAGAATATCAACTGGATATTGCTTAGCTTGTTTTTCGTTAGACATTTTAAGCCTCTAAGTCCTTAATATTGTGGATTTTTCATTATTTTAACAGCTCTGTCTAGTAAATTCCTATCGGAAGTTACCCTTTTCTGGAAATTTGGGAGAACTTGATCAATCATTTCGGCTATTTGCGCTGCAATTTTATCTTTGAAAAACTTTCCATAGTATTTGGTCGGTTCCCAATAGATGAGGATCTTCTTACCGCGTTCATCAACCACTATTTGGAGGTCTTTGATGCCTTTGGTAGAAGCTATGATGTTCATAACTATGGAGTTGAGTAATGCTGGGTTACCGGCTAATTCCATCTCAAAAAGCCACTGAATAGCGGCTCCCTGAGGATTATTCTCCAGTTGATACATATCGGCCATCTTCACCTGCCTCCAAATAATATAGGCCAACCATAATTGAATCAGCCATATCCCCATGAGAAGAATTTACTAAGGGATCTAAAGTTAGTTTAAATCTATCATTTACAAATCTAGAAGACAAGGTTTTCCAATCGATGATTGGAAGTTTATCTTTGCCTCTAAGTTTCTTGTTTAATTTTTTCCTGTCTGTATTCAGTAACTTATCCTGAGCACTAAGCTTGATTCCGAAGAAAGGCCTCCATCCATAAGTACCTGAAACATCTACGTAAAAGAGGTCACCTGGGTAGGAAATCAGGCGATCTACTAGGACAAAGTGTAGACCGTCCAGAACTTTGCCAGTTAGTCTGGATTTATGGGATACAACCTCTTCGATAGCCAATACTTTGGGGTCATACTTCTGAATCAATTCAAGTATTTGTTCTACAATGTCTTTGATTTTAAGTGCCTGGAATATAGGATATCTATAAGTGGGCTTCTTTTTAACTATTGGATTTTTAACCCTAGGTTGTATACACCCGTATTCCAGTAAAGCTTTAGATTCCAGAGAAAACAAGCTCCAGCCCGTGCAAGTGGTCGAAAGGTCCAACGCTAATACTACTTCTTTCATAAATCGTCTATTGCTCTTCTCTTTTTTCCGTCTTTATCTAGCCAGCCGCTCATATAGGCTGCTTCTGTGGAATTTGTTTCTATGAGATCCCCCATTTCCACGTCTCTGGAGTGTTTACGAGCCCTTTCCCTAAGGATCTTTTCTTGACCCACCATTTGGGATATTCCCCGTTCTGCATCCTTCTTTTCCATGAACTTAGTCTGAGGACCGGAAATAACCAATTCTGAAGGCACGTCACAATGAGATGGTGTATTCGTCTTGGTTTGATATTCTAATGCGCATTTAGGGCATTTCCAAGCTTTTAGAGCCATGTTTACTTACCCCCTCCCGGTATTCCACATGAAATGTTTCGTTTACTATAGCTTTAGTTACTGGACTGTGTTCTATGATTATGGTGGTTCCAGGCAATTTTCTTAATAATTCTACCACTTTTTCTTGGCTGGACTCACTCAAATCCTTCATTGGCTCATCTAGAATCCTGAAGCTGATATCTTTACTGCTTCTAGATTCTATTAAATCCGCCAAAGCTAGGCTAGTTCCTATCTCAATTCTACGCCCTTGACCCCCAGAAAACATAGCCAAAGGTCTGGTTATACCGTCCAGGGTCACTTCAGTTAAGATCTTGGAAACATTACCTTCTTCGTCTTCATTGAAAAATCTAATGCTTATAGGCAGTTCAAACAGTTCCTGAGTATATTCGGTGGATTTTCTTGACAATTCTTCAAGAAGTCCTTGAAATATGTGAGATTTAATCTCCTTAAAACCATCCTTGAGAAGTTCCAACTTACTTAATTCTTTAATTTTTTCCTGCAATTGGAGCTCCAATACATCCAATTTAGAAACTTGACTAGAAAGCATTTCTTCTTTGGAGTTTATAAGATTTTCATCCACGTTGCATTTTCTATTGGTTTCTAAATTGATTTCAGCTTCCAGGCTCTTTAGATCCCCATACAATCTCATTTTGTCTAGTTCTGCTCGATCTAATCTAGCTATTTCCTTCTCTATTCTTGACTTCTCCAGTAGTAAAGCTTCTGTTTTTCCAGAACATTCTTGTAAATTTTGTATGAGCTCTGTAGAATCTTTTTCTTTGAAGGATTCCAAAGCTTCCATAATCGAAAGCCTATCCTGCATCAGACCCTCCAGCAAAGACATATTTCTAATTCGCATTTCTGATAGCCTGAGTTCCCCTTCTTCCGTAAGCACTGAATAACAGATGGGGCAATAGTGGTCTGCTACGGTATGAGATTTTATTTCATATTTTACATTCTCTATTTCTTTTTCTACATCTTTGAGATTACTGACTATTTTTATCTTTTCGGAATTAGAGAGCTTAATTTCGTTTAAAGCATCATTTAGCTGTTTTCCCAAAAGCCTTAAATCCTTTATAGACTTCTCTTTTTCTTCCAATTCTATATTTTTGGCCTGAATGTAACTTTGTGTGTCCTGGGAGCCTTCTATAGAAATGAGCTCAACCACGATTTTAGATACTTTATCCCGTAACCGGCTCACTTTGGAGGCTTTTTCCGAGTCGAAGCTGGACATCATTTTTTTCAGGTTATCGACTATTATGGCATCCGCTTCTATCTGAATTCCTAGTTTACTGAAATCGCTACCCATTTTAGATATTTCTGAGGAAACTGAGGCTATTAGCTCTAGGGTTCGTTTCCTGGCTTTATCGAATACAGTTAAATCCTGGATTTCCGAAAGAATGGCTGACTTTTCCAACTCATTGGAAGTTATAAACTTTTTAGGATAGTTTTGGGCAAAATAGATGCTTTGGCAAAAGGCTTCGAAGTCTAAGCCTATATAAGCATTTATTAGAGTTTGAGTGTCTTTGGCATCTTTACCCTTGATAACCTTTCCGGAGGCATCTTTAAGGTAAAGATCGTTTGGATGGCGGGATCGAGTTATAGATCCACCGGATAGAAGAAAGACGGTACTACGACCAGAGTCCGAGCCTTGTCGGATAATATCGTCAATTCGGGCAGACTTGGGTATTCGTCCGTAAAGAGTCCAACATAGTATGTTAGGGATCGAACTCTTCCCCGATCCCTCACTTGTATTATCATCATAATTGAACCCCGTTATCTGCGTTACACCGGAACCGATCTGGTAGTCTAAGCGTTCCCAAGAAAATAGATTAGAGGCTGTTATCCTACTAAACATTTTTAAGAATCCTTAGGCCTAAGTCAATTATATCGTTATTATATTTTTTTACCTCAGAGGCCCATTGGTTGAATTGGACCTCCGGACTTTGAACTTCGTTAATCTCTTTGGATAATTTGGTTAATTCTGGCTTTTCTATATACTTGATTCCAGGTAACCTGGGGAATTGTTTAAGATCTTCTGGTTTCCCGGTGAGGATGATTCTATTATAATGATAAAGATCTATTCCTGGATGATTTTTAGTCTGCGAAGCGTCTATTGTGATGGTTTTGTGTCTAGGAAAAGGGGTTTCTAGAAGCTCCAATTCCATGGTATCTGTATCTAAAATCCCTAAGTACTTGTCTTGATTGGATTCCCCAAAAGAATGACTAAATGGAGTGCCCAAATAAGTAATATTATTAAGCTTTTGATATTTGTGATAATGCCCTGATACTATCATGGGATAGTGTGCTAGATCCTCTAGGTCTAAACCCTCTTTGCTCAGTAGGCCATTCCCGTAATCAAAACCCTTAATATCAGCATGGCAGAATATTATGTCAGCCTTTTTAACGCTTTCTAGGGCTTCTCTGAGTTTCTTAGGATCATGGATATAGGGGACCATGGCTAGGAATTTACCGTGTTCGTCTTCGTCCGTGTAAAGGCCTCTGGGGGAATTTACTAGTCTGACATTGGATAGATGGCCTAAAGCTTGTAGAGCGTGTTCTTCGCTATCTAAAGCGAACCGGTCGTGGTTACCGACCAGTACAGAGAAGAACAACTTGGAGTTTCTCATTCTTTTGAGATATAAGTTAAGGCATTTACCTCGAATCAGCTCTTTAGTATCTAGTAGATCGCCCAAAATGATACAGTCATTGCCAAGATCTTCAATCATGTCGAATAACTGGTTCATTTTGTCCAGATTATCCAACCTGCAGTGGGGATCTCCAACGACTGTAAATTTCACGACTAATCCTCTTTTTTATCGCTCACTTCTATGCCTTTGGCTGAAATCTTGAAATCCATGCTTTTTGGCAGAGTTCTAGGAGCTCCTTCTGAATCTACTGCTGACTTTTGGAAGTGATTCTTGAAGGTTGACCAACGAACGAAGGTTCCAGCTTTTACTTTGACTTTGTTGGAATCTCGAACCCAGTCTCCAGTTCTTTGGGAATGGATACCGATCATAGTATAGAATTTCAACCCTTTACCACCAGCTTCTACTTTTCCAACAGAACCGATATTATCATAGGTATAGTTAACAAGCAAGCATGCAATGGGGTGTTGGGCCATGAGAGCTATAAGTCTGCCCAATCCCAGGCGATTTGTCTTGGACGCACCACCCACTTTTTGGTGTTCTTGGGTAATATCCAGTTCGGCATCTCTCAAAGAAATAGTGTTACCGAAAGAATCGAATACAAACAAGATCTTAGCTTCTGGGTAGCTTTTGAAGAACGCTGTAATAGAGCGGAAACTTAAGTCAAAAGCTTCTTCAGTAATGTTGGTTTCGATGATCAAGACGCCGTTAGGATCTACTCCCCAGGCTTCCAGATCTTCTTTGGAAGTTTTACCTTCGGTTTCTACGTAGATGATTCCATGTCCTTGAGCTTGTGCTGCTTTCATAGCCGCGATACAGAGAGATGTTTTACCGGTATCTGAATCCCCGGCGATTTGGACGATCTTGCCGAATGGTAACCCGGGAACACCATAAGCATAATCAAACCATTCTGGCATGATTACGTAATCATTAGGATTTTTAGAAATAGGGTTCAACTCATTGGCCACTCCAATCTTTGCCCCCTCTAGATCCCTCTTATCTTTTTTAAGAGTTTCCTTGATATCCCCGATAATACTGGAGAAGTTAAATCCGCCTGCTTTAGGTGCTGTTGGTTCTTTTTTCATTGATTATTCCTTTGCAAAGTTGCGGTAGAGTATATGTGCATTATTGAAAACTTCTATATAGGCTTTGATCTTAACTATTTCTTGCTCACAACGCTCCAGAGCTTCTCTGAATTCGTTATAAGCCGAATCGCTATCAACTAGGATCTTCTTTTCCGTAACCTTATTGTCTGGAAGCTTGCCCCAGGCTTGGGCGTGGGATAAAGAGACCATGGTGCTGAGCTTGATTCTATCTTCCTCGCAAGCTCTTCTGGCTTCGGTCAAGAATGCAACCATTACAAGGAAGGAAGTAGCTCGATCAGCGGCTTCCTTAACAGCCCTTTGGCTGTATTTGATGAGTTCTACGTGTTCATCTATTTGGGCTTGAAGTGCTGGGTCTAGCATAGTTTCGCCTTAATGTGGAAGGGGTACTTTAAAGATAATCAGGGATAAGATGGTTCCTGCTACAATTGCGGCATCCTTCAGGTAGTTTTCTGGTTCAGCCTTAGTTATGACTTTTTCTTTGGGGTCTACGGAAACTTCACCACCAGTTACTGGAAGCGCGTATTCTTGGCCCTTCCATTTTTTAAGCGTCGGCTGAGTATCAGCTAATCCGTTTTCTTGTGGAACTAAATAAGCTTTTGAAACTACTCTGACTTTTCCAGTTTTAGCATCTTGGATTTGGACTGAATCTAACTTTAACTGGAAGGAATAATTGTCCTTTTCTACTTCCCCAGTCTTTTTTACCAAAACATAACCGATTGGAGGGGAATCTTTTCCTGCTATTCGGAGCTCGTTTATTACATAACCTTTCTTAGCATCTGGAGATAAGAAAGAGTAATCTGAATCCTTTTGAATAGTTTTTGTGTTAGTTACTGTAATTACTTGACTTTGTTCGGAATTGATCTTTTCCTTCTTAGCCAGCTTTACTTCCTTCCACTTTTTGCCTACTTGAGATTTCAGAGCTCTTTGGCTTTTGTAAGAAGTTTTAAGTTGAGCTACATCTTTGGTGAGCTGAACATATTTTTGTTGAGTATCTATGAGTTTATCGTATTGCTCTTGAGCTGCCGCTCTTTCACTCGTGAGAATTTGGTTCATTCTATAGAACTTATACCCCACGAAGGCTAGGCTCAAAACCGCTACCACCGCTATAAAGTGTGCTAGATAAGTTTTCAATAAGGCTAACATGATGGATCCTATTTTTGTTGCGTATTATTGTTTTGGCCTACGCTTGGGGCTGGATTCCCAGCTCTACGAAGTACGTAGATACCGCCTAAAGCTCCCATAGCTGCTGCATATTCGCTACCGCTGAAAGGGGGGAACATAATGTCTCCCATATGCATCCCAGCAAAAAGAAGCTTTATGTGTACGATTATCGCACCCATCACGAAGATTGTCAAGGTAGCCGACTTATTACCGGCAGTATCAGTCAATAGAAAATTGGAGAAGTTCACTTGCTAACCCCCTAGCATAGTTTTTGATGGCCGCCTCGAACTCTAATAACCCAGCATCATTTACTATTACTTTATCTGCCCTGACTGCCATTTTCTTTAAAAAAGACTCAGATACGTGGGTATCTGCTTTGGAGTAATTTTCAGCTCTAAGATTGGAAATATATATGAGTCTTAATCTGGTGGAATTATTGTAAAAATAGTCTAGCTCTTCTGGAAACCGTAAATCAGTGATAATACCTACTTTTTTATCTGAAACTGGAACTGCATTCTTGCAATGGATCATTTCGTCTATGGAGCGTAAAATTTCAGTCCCTGCGTATTGGGCTATTTGTCTGGGAGTATTCAGAATTTTCCCAATATGAACCCTAAAGTGAGTATTGTAGTCCAGACCCTGAATATCTATACCGTAAGCTTTGTAGATTTGATTTAGGGCTTTTTGACTAATATATACCGGAACTTCTAGATTCTTTTCTTTATACCGATGATCATCGAAATGATCCCTGGGAATAGAGAAAATAGAGGAGCAAACTTCCTTCAACTTTTTGGCCAAAGTAATTTCTTCAACATCCATCACGGACTGTATGATTTTAAAGGCTGTTGTTTTCCCAGCCCCTTTAGCGCCTATTAAGCCTATCAAAATTTCCATCACTCCTCCATCCGAAAACTCTACTATATTTGGGCAAAAAAGTCAAGATTATTTAGCATCCCTTAAGGTACTTGCGATGAGTGGCTCAGCTATCATGGGGATTTCTACTAATTTGGTGTAAATATTGTGTTCCATCGATTCCTGAATGATAGCAACTACTTCCTTAATTCTAGATTTTTCCCCATAGACGGTAATCTCATCATGAACTTGGAGGCATACCCATGCTCTCAATCCAGCTTTCTTGAATTTGCGGGTCATATCCAACATGGCTCTGTTGGTTAAATGTGCTCCTAGAGCCTGGATTGGGAAGTTTTTGGCATTGTTAAGCTCATTCTTATACATGGATCGGACAAAACCCCAATCCCTATATTTCTTCTTCTTTTCGTCAAAGAGAGAGAATCCTAGTTCCTCGGAGAGTTTAGTCAAGTGAGCCTTAGTTAAACCCCTATAGTTCATTTTCTTAAGCTCTTTATTCTTCTCATCAAAGAACTCCTCGTAATCCATTCCAACATCTCTAAGAAGTCTGAATACTTTAGGAGCGAATTCGAAATGGCGTCTACGTCCTACAAGGGTTTCCACGAATCCGTTGGCATTTGCCTCTGCTTCCTGGCGTAGCATATATTTATGGAGTTCTCGGTAAGTATCCAGATATTTATCCCTAAATGCTTTTCCACGTTCTACATCTAGAAACTCTTTCGCCTCTCCCTGGAATACCACCTTGACTTTGAAGTCCATTAAGTTAGCCACTTGTGGCGCTCTGGCCCCGTAAGGAATGCCTAGAACTACCGGTTTGACCATGTCTCTTTTGGATTTATCCATCTTTTTTAAGAAATTAGGAGCATTTGGATCCGCTGAAAATTTACCATCTTTATCTTCCATGTCGCAATAAATCTTGGAATATAGATCTAGATTGGCTAGATATACCTCTTTGAGCTTAGGATCCCCCGAAACTTCCGCAAAACAACGGGGTTCAAGAGAGCTGTAGTCAGCGTTGGCTATATCCATTCCTTCGGGGGATATGAAACCCTCCTTAATGGCGGAAGGGCTTAATATATCGGTGAAATCCGAATTACATGCGTTGCAATGCATATTTGTAAGTAGTTTTATGCGTTTTGATACATGAATATCTTTACTGCCGCATTTGTAGCATTTATCAGTTTCCTCTACCTTGGGTAGCGTTTGAAGGTTAAATCCTCCCCCGCAAGCAAAACGGCCGGATATGGTACCGTGTTGCATCATATCCATGTATAAGTAGCCTTTATAATTGAGATTTATGGCGGGTAATATGTAAGTGCCGTATAGCTTTTCCAATTTCTTATATAAAAGCAATGGTTTGACGAAATCATGCTTTTGAAGGAAATAGGTTTCTAGAACCTCAGCCTTCATGGAGGGGATTACGTTTTCTGGGGTAGCTGATTCAGTCTGAGGTAATTTGGCTCCATCGTAGCCTAATTTCGAGCAGAAGAGCCATCGGAGATGCTGATCGGAGTTTATATTGAACTGGAACCTACGGCCCTCAGAAGCGATATAAAGCTCCTTTTTGATCTCATTCAGCCTATCTTCTGAATATCTGAGCTCATTGTAACCAAGAATGTATCCCCAAAGCCAATGAGGATCTTTATCGTAAGCATCCTGAACTGCTTTCTTGGCTAGAGATTCCTTACCTTTTTGGATAGGATAAGGGAGATTTTCTAGTTCTATGATTCTTTCTATGAGCTTACGTTTGGTAACGGAAGCATCGATAGATTTACCTTTGGTGAAACCTTGCAATAACTGGCTGGACTCTAAAGCTTTTATGATATCGTGTTCTAGATCTTGGAGTTTTTGATGTGTTTCAGTTTCCATCTCTACGAAATGCTGGACGTTGATTCGAACTCCATTCCTACGCATGGGAATAACAACTTCTCTACATAATGGCATTACTTCTTCTTCAAAGAACCATTTCCAGCGTTTATCGGATTCTTCTTCAGAGAACTTCTGCATGCCCACTTCGAATACGCCATAGGTAAGGAAGGTATCCGCAACGGCGTATTTACCCAAAACTTCCAGATCTGCCCTCCAGATATGTTTCTGGGATTTGTTATAGGTTCCCCCGTTTTTGATCACGGAATCGCCCATTTCGAGTTGTTCTTGGTTGGCTTCCTGATCAGCAGAAATGCCCAGATCCTTTTGCCAAAGTTTGGCTATTTCCTTCAATCCAGCCGAAGTGTTCTCATCTAGAACGTGTTTGAGAAGTACAGTATCGCAGAGTACATGGGGGGATAGATCCACTCCAGATGCCTTTTCCAGAACCAAGCAGTCGAATGGGGCATTATGCATGAGTAATTTGGTATCAGCTCCAATTATCCAACGCGTCAGGAAATCGGCCAACCATTCAGGGGGTTTATATTGATCCTGGGTAACATCTTCTGGGTAATAAGCGTCTCTCCAGAAATCCTTGAGTCTACCCTCAGTATAGACTCCCTTGGAGTTCTGAGAACCGTCGGTAGGAACCCAGTGCAAGAAAGGGATATAAAATCCTGATTTAGAGTCTGTAGAAATAGATAAACCTATAATTACATCTTTCCAGAATGCCAAGCCGTTAGTTTCGGTATCTACTGAAAGTATCTCGAATCTAGGTTTATCCCCATTCATGAGAAATTCATCCAATTGGAGAATATCCTCAAAGGATCGAATAATGTTGTATTTATCCACTAGGTTGCCCTCCTAGTTAGTTTATATGCCGCAGACCCCATTTACGCACTCTTGGGTGCGTTCTTCGTATACTAGGCCTTCTTGAGTTAATGCAAACTCTAAATCTACCCTAGTTAAAGGCTGTCCGCCCCTACATCCATCGGGATAACAAGTAAACCCCCTTAATCTTTTCGCATATTTCAATAATATTTTGGAGTTAGAGTCCAAATTTTGTTCATTATTTTCTTCAGATCCCCATGGAGCCATATTGCAAGTAGAAGATATCGCCATATCTACATACTGTTGTACATCTGCTTGAAATTTGACTCTTTCTTGAAAAGTTATATCATAAGCATCTTTTATGTCTTCTAGTTTAACGCCTTGTTCTAACAAACGTTTTACTGTTCCGTCCACTACATATTCAAAATGCCATTCTTTGTCTTTTAAATATCGACGTTTATATGCTTTACAAAATAAGGGTTCTATCCCAGTTGTTGTTTCTGCTAATATCCCAATCGTTCCATTTGGCGCAATGGCCCGTTTTCCTTTAGGAATTGCCACTCCAAGCTCTTTAGCCCAGATATAAGCAGCCGAATCAGATTCTCTTTCGTAAAGATTTAGCCATTTATGAAGCTCCGGAGTCACTTCGTAGCCGTATCCCCTAGCCATAAGCCATTCATGCATCCCACCTAATCCTAGGCCGATACGGTTGTTTTTAGCCCCTGTTTCACGGATTTTATCGGTAGGTAGATGGGAGTATAAGCCTCCACATAGAAGGAATACAGTAGATACAAAGCATACTCTAGCGAAATCTTCCTTAGATTCACACCTATTAATCCAAACAGTGCCTAGGTTACACTTATCTGAATCATCGCTGGAGGTTACTTCGGTACAAGCATTTCTCAGGCTTTCGGAATCTTTACAAAAGTTAAAGGACATTCCTGGTTCGGCCGTGCTAACAGCTTGTTTAAAATTGAGTTTCCAGACTTCCTTAGCATGTTTATGCTGAGGGTGTTTTTTATCATCAATGGCTTTGAAGAATTCAGTGTCATAAATTACGCTGATATTTGTACCTTCCATAGGGAGGGCGAAATTGAAGTCTTTTTCCTTTAAGGTTTTCAGATCCTCATTCCAATCTTTCAATTTCATGAACTTGAATATATCTGGATGGCTCCAGTTCAAGCCGGCCCAAATAGCCGATCTACGTTGCCCACCCTGCATAATATGTCTACCAGCTTCGTTGATCATGTTCATGAGGGCTATAGGGCCTGTGGAGTTGCCTCCAGTTTTACGGATAAGAGCACCCTCTTCTCTGACTAGAGAATAATCAAATCCAATACCACCACCAGTCATTAGAGCTGAGGTAGCCTTTTGCATCGCATCAGCCCAGCCTTCTCGACTATCATCAGCTTTGAATAGAAAGCAGTTGTTGACTTGATGGTATTCTCTTCCAGCAGAGTACAAATACCTTCCGCCTGGAATGAATTTGCGCTGCAGCATTGCTTGGTAAATTTCTTCTTTAAGTTCTGCTGGTAGGTATTGACCTGTCACCGCATCTACTACCCGCTTGCAGGTATCGGCCCAGGTTTCTTGTCTATTCATTGAGTACTTTTGCAAATAGATATTTTGAGCAAAAGAGGAAGAAAACACATCTTTTTGTGCCACGGGGATCTCCAATCAGGAAAGGGTATATTTCTGTAATTAAACGTCTTTTTAGAATTATATCAGATTACTTGCCAGTAGAGCCAAATCCTCCAGAACCTCTAACTGTCTCATTTAATTCAGAAACTTCCTCAATGATTACTTTGGGTAATTCCACTATAACTAATTGACCAACTCGATCTCCAACTCTGTATAAATTACCGGATTTCTTAGTTGGTTTGAAGATCAATTTAATTTCACCTCTATAATCGGAATCTATCACCCCGACACAATTGGCTAATTGTTGATCCATTTTGTACACGGACGATCGGGGGAACAGCAATCCTACATGTCCTTCTGGTATTTCTACTGCTAGGCCTGTTTCGTATATAAGAACATTATTTCCAGTCATGTAACCAGAGGAAACTGCTACCAAATCTAACCCGGCCGCTCCAGCTGTTTGATATTGGGGGACTACTGCGTTTGGATGCAACTTCTTGAATTTTAAAGAAATCATTTAATTCGCCTTTTTAACTAGAGAAATAAAATCTTTCACCCTTTCTATATCGGCAGAATTTCTATAACCTCCAGATTCTTTCTTTTCCTCTAGTTTTCTCAAGACGTTAGCCTCTTTATTTAATACTATGAATTCCTCAAATTCTCCGCTGGTCAAACCTCTATATCGTCCGTTATCTAGATCGATATGTAGCACCATGGGTTCGGAAACCTTGATTCTATCTTTCTTGTGAACATATCTATTCTTTGCATATTGGAATGCCGTAATAGCCAATTCTGTCTTGTTTCTGACCCTTCTCAGAGGCTGCCATATGGTTACTACATAGTCCATATCCCATTCAAATTGGGCAATCCCGTAAGCAGCATTCAATCCTAGAGCCACGTCTCCCGCATCCGCTTTAGTTTTGGTAGTTTGGGATTGGAGAACTATGAAACAATCCAGTTCTTTGGCCATGGATTTGATGAATTTGGTCAGTTCTCTATCTGAAATGGTACGGTTATTTCCGAATCCTAGATCATCTCTTTTGCTCAAATTGAAGTCAGGCTTACGCTTGATATCGATGGATTTATTGATCAAACCTACGTGATCTATAGCTACGGCTTTGACCCTCTTACCTGTGGATTTGGATATATCCTTGATATAACAATGAACATCCTGAAGGTTCAGATATCGGGCATTTCCCTCTTCATCCTCATTAGATACTACATAGAATCTCTCGGCTAAATGAGGTGCATCAAAAGTCAACTTAGTCCAGGCTTCGATGATCTTATAATCTTCCATTTCCAAGCTGAAAAATATAAAGATATCATCATCTTGGGGATTATTTTTGATCATATTGTAGAACAAATCCAGAGTTAAGCTGGTTTTACCTGCACTTGGACTCCCAATTAAACCCAAAACTTCAGAAGTGCGCCATCCATGGTTCATGCCATCGATATAGCTTGGGCCTTTTAGGAGGCGGCCTTTAGATTCTTTTGTTAATATACCTTTTTGGATTTTTTCTGCTGCGCTTGGTACTGAAAATTTAGCCTTATTCATATAAGCCGCAGTCACAACATTCACTGCATAACTTTTTCTATGTGGACCCTTGGATAAGGCCTTATTTGTATTCAAGATTACCGCTAAAGCTTCTGATTTTTCGTAATCTTTATCGTAAAGAATAGCCGCTATCTCGTAGTCCGCTTCGGATCTATCGCCTGTTTCAGCCGACCACAATTCTTGAACTTTTCGACTTTTTTCTAATAATTGCAGGAATTTCTCTGGGATGGGAATGTCTTCCCCTAAGCTTTCTAGTTCATCAATCCCGTTTAACTTTTGCAAGTGCATTTCCAACTTCCTTTTATTGTTAATGCTTAAGTCTGGAAGTATACTCTTCAGATCTTCTATGTTGTATAAATCCTCTGAAATATTCAACTCTTCCACGTATTTGAAGTTATCTTCTTTCTTGGTATTGTAAAAGCCAGGTAAACGCATCAGTTGTAGTACAGTCCAGATAGATTCGTCAGTTTGGTATTTTTGAATTAGTCTGAGTTGGATTTCCAAATAGTCTAGGGTGTTTAAATCAGCCAATAACCAGTAAGCATGTACTCCGTTACCCGACAGAACTATCCTATTTGGCTTAACTGGATCGTTCATGAGAAGATCTACGAATTCTTCACAAGAAGCATAGATTCCGTCTTTTAGATCCATATCCACGAAACAAGCCGTGAAAACATCCACATCTGAACCCCTTAGAAATGGGTGGTCGATGGTTTGGCTGTTATAGTTGGGGAAGTAATATACGTTATAGCCTTCTTCATTCTTAGATTTTAGGAACTCAGGGTCGAAATCATCACCCTCTATAACGGAGGGTCCTGGAATCTTATCTGGTTTACCCCAATCTGGCTTAATTAGGCGATAACGCATATACTTCCCGTTTCTAGGGATTATTTCCCTTTGAATTCAGCTTGTTCTGGATCTTCCAAATTTATTTCTAAATCAAAAATAACTTCCTGGTGTTCAGAATCTGATGGCTGCAGAGCAACTTGGAGCACTTTGTAATATGTTTCTGTTTCTTTATCATAAAGAATTAGTTCACATTCTGAGTCATCCAAGACCCCGAGGCATCCGCTAGCTAGGTTCTCGATTACGATACCCAGGTTACGTTTGCCTCCAACAGATCTATACGCCATTTACGCCTTCTTTCTATATTTGGCCAAAATGTCTTGACCAGATAGTTTTTTAGGAGCTTCTTCTGGCTCTGATTGAACCAGTTTACGCAAGGCTGGTGTTGGCTCCGCTTCTTCATCTTCTTCGAAGGAAGAAGTAGTTTGGGGAGCTACATCTTCTTCATCATATTCATCTGATCCGGCTGGAGTTGTATTTACATAATCGGCGTCTTTGAGTACATCGAAATCATGGGCTTCCGTACCAGCGAATTTGCCACGTTTCAGCTTAACTTTGCCCTTGTAAACGACTCGTACTTTGTCGCCTTTGGATAGATGATTTTCCACCAAATTGTTAAGAATACCGGAACTAGGAAGAACAACTGTGTCCCCGGTTTCCTTACGGAAATGATGTTGCAAACTGTCGAATTTACCTGCCCTACGAGATGTTAGGTAAACTCCCTCTACTAAAACTTGACCTGCCTGTGTTTCTTTGTAGTTAACGTAGCTGATGCTTCCGCCACCCACTTTTACGAAGTTAGCCATTATTTGCCCTCCAATGACTAGTTTTATGTTTAGACTATGAGTCAATAGTTATATCGGAACTCACAGTCGAGAACTAAAATTTACCTGAGAAAGGTTTGATAATACTGTCATATTTTGCGTTTTTATCCGCAGTTTTGACTTGAATCATCCGAATATCGCCCACTGGATGTTCTTTGGTGCATTCAAAGATTACTTGAGTAGGATTACTAGTATAGATCCCAATAGACTGAGCATAAGGGTCTGTTCCACTCAAACAACCATTGACTACTATGGCACATCCATTTTCCATTAACTGGGTTGTAGGTACGTGTACGTGGCCTACGGACAATACTGCAATCTTTTCAGCAGCTTGGATAAGATCAGAGTTATTTACCCTGTTAATTTGGTTACTTATGGAATTCATATTCAATGAATGTCCAGGATTCCCCACGTTTACTACGGTGTCTCCGTGAGTTTGCATAATATTGTGTCCTTGGACCTTATACACTGCAAATGGGGCCTCTGGGATGATGAACTTGACGTTCTTATGCTTCTGAGCCAGAATCTCTCTAAGAGAGACGTAGATCATGTTTTCATAAGAATCCCACTTATGGGTGGTCGCTCGCCCTTTATCCGCCTTGCCTACATTCCTACCATGGTTTCCTGGGGTACAGACTACTGTAACTTGGGGAAATTTTTGAGCCAAATAACTCAATGCTTGGGATAGAAGATGGATTGTTCCAGAAAATTGAGTAGTTAGCAAATCTACGAACCACTCTTGGTTATGGATTTGGCCGGCTATGATATCCCCGTTCAACTGAACCACTAGATCTGTATCTTTGCGGTATGCCAGCTTATAATCCGCAATTTGTTCCATGTAGAGAGCCATTCTACGAGCTGCTATAGTCCAGGTGAACTCATTAAGGCCGCTAAGCTCTTCTTTGGATATATTAGCCCCAAAGTGAGTATCTGAAATAGCTGCAACTATGGTCCTCTTTGCGGCTTCTTTCTTGCCCGAAGCTTTAATTGGAGCGTGAACCAGGATTGGATTCTTTTTTAGACTCTCTTTAACCGCGTTAAATAGTTCTTTCTCAAAGAATCTGGATTCCCCATATTGTTTTTCCAGCCTACTTTTATGGGAGTTTATAAGTTTGGAACCGTATTTGAGGTCCAGATCTTCCACTTCGTCTGGGAAGAATCTATTTTTTACTACTGTCCAACCCCCTACTTTTCTTAGGGCTTTATCGGTTACTTCCCCTTGAAGTTCTAGGAATTGAGCTTTGGTGATTTCATTTGGCTTAATCCCAAGCTCTTTAGCTAAATATTTCATTCCGTCGATGAAGGCTAAACATAACTTATCAGTATCTTTGAGCATTTTTATCTCCTCGTAGGACTTAAGACAACTGGGCTAAAATAAACCCAGCCATATTAAAGATAGTGAATCTTTCATTTTTTGACTTAATTTCGCCCGGATTTTCGATTATATTTCTATAATTGTTCAGTAAAGTCACGTTGAAATCGTCTAAAAGTGCTTTATTATCCTTGATATAAGAAATCGCGGAATGTATAGAGTTAGACAATATCGTAGCAGAGATCTTACCGCACATATTGTAGAGTTCGTTCTTTTGTTTTGTGGTCAAGTCTTTCTTGATCACGAAGTAGAAACACATGGATTCTAGGTCTGCAGAAATATTATATCCTAGATATTCCTTATGTTTTTTGGCATAAATCAGGCATTTTTCTATGGTACTTTGAAGTGCCGGAAATGCTTGGTTTAAATCCTCGTCTTTTCTTAAAATCAAGCATTCTGGAGCCAGAGGATGGCTTAAGACCACCTCCCCCTTCACTTTACGCTCGACTTTGTAGGTATTGGAGTGTTGGCTATGAGTACCTAGGCTCAAAGTAACCAAATCTCCAGCTTTTACTAGCTTCTTGGCTTCCATGATTACCCCTTCTTAATCGTAATAGCACCACCCGCTGTAGAAAGCAAGCCTGCTATTGAAACTGCGTTTAAAAGCGCTGTTTTAGTGACTTTTACTGGATCTATGATGCCTGCTTCCAGAGCTTTAACTGGCATATCTTTTCGACCATCCCACGTGGTTTCGTCGCTAGCCAACATATCCAGTTCCATCTCGTGGATTTCTTTAGTATTTTTTCCTAGATTCAGCAAAATCTGCGTAAAGGGAGCTCTCAAAGCTCTTCTCAGAATTATGTGGCCTACAGTATCTGCTGACAAGCTGTTGGCTATTCTAAGCAAGGTTACGCCCCCTCCAGGTATTACCCCTTCAGCGATAGCTGCTCTGGCTGCATTAACTGCATCTTCGATACGGTGGTATTTTTCTTTGACTTCCAAATCAGTTAAACCACCTACTCCGATCTTGGCAATACCTTCAGCTAGGGCTGAAATCCTATCTGAAACAATCGCTGCATCATATGGGCTTTCTGCCTCTTCTCGTTGAGCTTTTAGTTGCCCAATTCTAGCTAAGACAGCCTCTTCTTCTCCAGCTCCCCCAAAGAAAGTAGTGGTGTATTTGTCTACAACGATCTTAGAGGCTACTCCGATATCTTCAAATTCGATGTTGTTCAAATTACGGCCACCATTGCCCATACGGCTACCGCCCAAGTAAACCGCCATATCATCCAGAATAGCTGTGGTAACTTTGGTTTGGTGTGGGCTTTTTACTGCGCATACAGATAGGCCAGATTCTGCTCTATTGATTAAAAATACTTGAAGTACTTCATTGCTGAATTCGTTAGCTATAAACACTACTGGTGGCATTTTGCCTTTGTTTTTATCCCATAGAAGTTGCAATACGGGGATAACTTGGGTTGGGCTATTGAGTTTACCGTCGAATAAGATTACGTGGGCATTTTCTGCTTCGAACTTGGTTTTTTCTGGGTTATTGTAGAATCTGTCTCCACCTTCTCCTCCGCGTCTGATTTGGAACCCATCCACTACAGTCAAGCTATGGTTCGCACCGCCACCCTCATCCACAGTGATAATCCCTTCTGGGCCTACGGCTTCGAAAGCACCACGGATAACAGAGCCAATCTCTTTATCTCCGTTGGCTGATATCGTGGCTACATGTTCGATCATGTCGTAAGATAGGCATGCAGTAGCTTGACCGCTGAGCAGTTCTAGTACTTCTTGGGAAGCTTTTTCCAGAGAAACCCTAACTTGTTGTGGATTGAGTTTTTCTTTCTCAATTACGGCCAGGCAGGCATCCAGCAGAGCTTTACCCAGAACGATAGCAGTAGTAGTTCCATCCCCAGCTACTCTGTTGGTTTTGGAGCATATATCCTTAACAGCCTGAATAACCACGTCTACAATGGGATCATCTGAGGCGCATTCTCCGGCTACTGTGACCCCGTCTTTGGTAATCATGGGGCCCAGAGGCTCTCCGTTGAGTTGTTGGCCTACTCGTTCGATCAGGATGGGTAATCCACCTGGTCCAAGGGTTCGACCCACTATGGAAGCGATTGAGTCGATTCCTTCCTTGATGTGGCCGTACATTTCAGTTTTGTGGGTGATGGTCTTTCTCAGCATATTGCCTCCTATTATTTTCTAAACATTTCAAATAGTGATTTTTTAAGTCTATTTTGGGGTTTCAAGCCTAAAGGTTCCAAAATCGCAGCTGCTTCATTCAGAGTTGCTTCAGCTGAATCAATATCGATTATGGTTTCTTTATTGACTTCCACTTCGATGAATTTACCCAAAAGTTCCATATTTTCATCAAAAACCAAGTAAAAAACATAGTTTACTTGTTCCAACTTATATATAAAACAGACTTTGAATATTTGGAAATTACGTTCAAAGCCTATCAAAGTGGCGAAATCGTTGATAATTTGTTCTGTGATTCTAAAGACATCCAGAGGCAAATCAACTTCAATACGATCCCAGTTATTGGATGCTTTGTGCTTGATTTTGATAGTTAGTTCTGGATCTGAGCTGATTCTATATCGGAGAAATTTATCCTCAGAAGTCAAGGACTTAAAGTAGACATCTGGAGATGATATTTCTAGGGTTTGTTCTACGGTCAGAGAGCTCATTAAGTTCTTGAAATCAGATAAATTAATGGCATCCGCTTTGTATTTGTACTCTAGTTCTCTAGAGACGTTTTTATCTAATGCGTTCAGGTGTATTTTACCCATTTCAACCTCTTGGTTATTGCTCGAAAAGTATCTCATGCAAAGGGCTAAAAGTCAACTTTCTTCTTGAAAAACTGATCCGGAGTATATAGCTTGCAGCCTTCGGAGTGGAATTGTGGGAAGCTAGTATGAAAAGCTCCACAACCGCAGGCAGAGGCATCTATTTCCAAAAAATCCTCTATTGGAGCTATTTCTGGCTTATCAGCTAGGCATTGAGTGTAAAGATCGTGGTGTTTAGATACGAGCACGATGGTGTCGATCACATCATCCACGTTGGCGAATTTGGCGATCGGGAAGTAAGTTCCGTAATCATAGGCCAAATGTCCATAAATGACCAAATCTGCCCTGAAGTAGTTGTTTCCGACGTATTCCACTAGGCCAGCGTTCCCAATCTTATATGTTGAGTTTTCAAGCCTCATGTGGTCCAGGATTCTCCTGGTACCTTCTGGCTTATAAATTAAAACGCTTTTATAATGTTTTTCGTCATCCATGGAAGAAATCCTTTTTCAGGGTTTTTTCGTCGATAACATCTAATCGGCTACAAACTCGGAAAACTTTAGATCTTCCCAAAAAAGCTAAGGCTTTTAAACTTTTAAAATTTGCCTTACTCTAGTAATCTATAGATTCTGTACAACAATGTTAACTAAATATAACTACAAAATATACAAGGTTCTAAACTTGAAAAAATTAGTTAACTTTTTAAAGTATTAAACAAAGTAAACTTTTTAACTATTTAAAATTATTAACTATAAATACTATATCTTTAACTCGTTATCTATAGATTCTAGTATACGGCGAAAAATATTCTTTGTCAAGTCTGGAAATTTCCGTTAAGTTAAGTAAAAAGAATTACTATAAGTCTTCAATTTTATTGGTATTTAAAAAAAGAACTTAAGTTAAACGGAAAAGTACCGATAAGTTTTAAGTAAGCAAAAAATGCTTAGGAGGTCAAATCATGAGAAATTTTAATGAATTCATAGAGTTAGAAGTTCTTAATGAAGATGAAGAAATCCAATATTTGGAAGTGTTTTTCCAGGGTTATCTGGGAACCGGGTCTGCAATGTCTGACGATCCTACTGATATTGATATCGTTCAAGTAATTGATATTACTGACGATAATAATCACATTAAACTGAGTTTAAAGCAGTTAAAACCTGAAGTCGTCGAGCATATCCATGAAATTGCTTACGAAGCCATGTTAGTGGCCGAAGAAAGAAATAGAGAATTAGCCTTTTATCACGATATTGATGCCTAACAAGGAGAAATCATGAAACTTTACAATATCCGAGTAATTGAAAAAGCAGTCCACGAAACAATCCAAATCAACGAAGTTAATATGTTCGTAGAACCAGTTAGGACTTTGGACGATTTAGTCGAGTGGGAAGAACGCCTATCTGATTTGCACATTGACTACTCAATAGCCGAATTTGAAACAGGTTATATGAAAGTCAGCGATGATGCTCCCAGAAACTTTAAGGATTCTGGCTTGACTTCTGCCTACGGAAAGTTCTATAGTATATTCGTGAACCCAGAAAATTTTGATTCTGCTTCCGAAGATACTCAACACGGAGTCGAAGATTCTGTTTATACTGAAGATGATATTTAAGAGATTTTAGATGAATAAAACCCCTTACTTAGAAATCCATAATAGTTTTTCTTACTTAAGGGGTTTCCCTAAAACTGCAGTAGATGCAGTCCAAGAAGCGTTAACTTACGAAAATCAGGAGGTTACGTTTCTAATCCAGCAAATCAAGATCCAGATGACTATGGCTTATCGCCGTAAATTCTACCAAAAGGTCCATTTTTTCAAAGGTAGATTGGCTGAATTAGAGAATCAGAAGACAGTTTGCTGGCTCAAAAAGGATTCTTTTCCCACAGGCCACCTAGAGCTCGTAATTGGGGCTTTAGACAGTTTGGGTATTAAGTTCGAAGCTAAAGACCTCCGAGAAAACAAAGCCCGTCAAATCGCCTATAAATTGATTACAGACCTGCCCCCTAATCGATACTACCAAAAAGAAATGCTTGAACTGGCAAAAATCCATCATCGAGGCGTTTTCGAGGCTGCCGTGGGTTCCGGTAAAACCAATGTGATTCATAACTTAATCAAAGAATTCCAGGTTCCAGCTTTGATAGTGGCTCCATCTAAGGATTTGGCTGCACAACTGGCTGATAGTACTGCTACTTTTTTTGGTAAAAAATACGTGGAGTTAGTAGACGGTGCCAAAAAGATTAAGAGCGATAAACCCATTAGAATCGTAACCATTCAGACTCTAACGTCTTTATTGAAGAAGGACGGGTTGAAGGCCTTTTTGGAGTCAGTAGGATTGATTTGTTGGGACGAAGCCCACCATATGGGGAGCGCTAGTGCCGTGGCTTTGCTGCCCTATTTTGACCATGTTTACTATCGATTCTCCTTTTCCGGCACATTCATGCGAAATGATTCTAAAACCTTGGATATGTGGGGGTTTGCTTCCACTGTCCTGTACCGATATCCAGCCTCTAAAGCTACCAAAGACGGCTTTTTGACTCCTTTAAAAACAATTGTCCATGATGTTAGAGGTTTTAAGGGCGGAACGTATCAGAGTGAATATACTAAGAATTATTGTAATAACCCCGAATTGTTGTTAAAAATAAAAGAAATTCTAGAAGATTTTGTCACAAAAAATGATCAATTATTGATATTGGTTGGACGTAAGGATGGTACGGGAAAAGTAATCTACGATTTTATAGATAAGCTTGGATATTCAGCAGTTTATATAGATGGAGATAGTGATAGAGCTTTGGTCAAGGAAAGCCTATCAGCCTTCAATAATAAAAAAATCCAAATACTTATAGGCTCTTCCATAATTGGAGAGGGTATAGATATTAGGTCCACGGACCATTTAATCATGGCTCAGGGAGGTAAATCGGAGATAGCAGTAACCCAAGCCGTAGGTAGGGCAGTCAGACTCTATCCGGGAAAAGAGGTGGCTTTTCTCCATGATTTCAAGTTCCTTAACACAAAATATTTAGAAAAGCACCTGAATAGCCGATTAGATATTTATGCCAAAAATTTCGATAGTGAAATAATCCTCTGCGGAGAAGATGATGTTTAAGTTGTCCGTTTCAGTTCCACAAAGCAATTCCAAAGTACTGATCCTGAAAGGATACAGCGAACAGCTTCCAAATCAGCAAGAGAATTTCTCACTAATGATGTATCGAGATTTTTGTAAAATAATCATTGACTTCGGCAAAGTCTACAATGTTAAAACCATTGGGTCTGAACTATTACTGGTTCAGGCAGAACATGCCGTAGTCGAAATAGAAATCTTACAGGGAGAATTGAATGAAAATTCCGGAAAAGTCTATGATTTTTTGAAGGCTAAAAACTCCAGAAAATCTAAGCAGAAGAAGTCCGAAGGTGTTTCACCAGCATCCAAGGAAGAACTCATTAAAATGGTGAAAGATATAGTCAAGGAGATGGATCAAGAGGTCGCAGACCCTCCGACTCTGAAACTAATCAAGGAGTAAAAATGTTACGTAAAATACTATTCGGGCTATTTATTGTAAGCATGCTTTTCGGCCCAGCCGTAGCAGCTACAGCGAAACCAGCCCATGAGACTCAAGAATCCGTAGATCAGGCCTTTGATAGAGCCGCCTCGGAGGAAGGAGTTCCAGTCAAGTTGCTCAGAGCTATATGCTGGGCAGAATCCCGCCACAACCCCTTAGCTTATGCCTACGGCGACGGAAGAGGAGATAACCACTCTTTCGGACTATGCCAAATCCTTCACAGTACTGCCAAACAATTTGGATTCAAAGACGACAAATGCTACGGAGATTTCTCCGATCTATCCTCTAGATCGTACAAAGGATGCAAACTCTTCGGATCCTACACAAATGCGAAATATGCGGCTAGATACATTAGGTCCATCATGGATAAATACGATGATAGTTACAGCTCAACCATAGCCGTATATAACGCGGGTTCCTTGAAGACCTGTACTACCGGGAAGGTCTATAGAGCGAAGGATCATTCATTTCTGTATAGATGCCATAAAGGCGGATTAATTAATCAAATTTATATAGATAGGGTTCTAAAAGCTATGGAAGAAGGCAAATAAATTAAGTAGGTTACTAGGAATAACCCTTTAATTTATTTATCTTTTAAAATATTCCTAAGGTTTTATGGTGAAACTCCGACAAGTATATTGAAAGTAGCTTGGAGGAGCTAATCATGGTTAAGAGTTACAAAATAATCTACAAACAGATAACCCTATATAATATTGAATATTATGTGGGTGTTATCTTGGATGAAGAATCCAGAGTAGCTGTTTATACAACCAAAGCCTTGTCTGAAATCAGCATCAAACAAAGATTGCAGAACAAAATCAGATGGTTAGAATACCAAGAAAGAAAAAACAAAGGAGAAACATCATGGGAATAGCTTTATTAATAGTATCTTGCGGTTACGCCTTATGCTTATATAATCAGCATAAAAATCATGAAGATCTAAAACGTTGCATAAAGCAAATTAGCCGTAAATAGGTAATTACAATGAGTAATAAAGTTAAATTTTCTAATCTATTAGAGCCTATAAAAAATAATGACTGAGTTTAGTAAGTTACTGTCTAATAAGATTAGTTCTTCTCTAATCCCAGATGCTAAGGGTGATTGGGAAGATTTTACCGAAGATGACTTATTAAAAGTATTATTAGACGAGGAACCCAAGGATAAATCAACCTTACACTAAGGAGAGATGCTCATGGAATACCTTCCAATTTCTCAAAAAGAACTAAATTCTTTGATAGAAGAGCATGAACTTTGGATTAAATCTAATGGTAAAGCGGGAAAAAACTTAAATTTGGTTAAGCGGTCCCTGAATAACCTAAATATCACTGGGAATCTGGCCCATTCTAACTGGTTTGATCTGCAAATCACGGATATCATGATTTCTGAGGCCGATTTAACAAGGTCGGTTTGGGAACATATAATCGGGGACCATATATTATCTAATGGTTCGAATTTGACAGGTTTAAAGGGCTATGATATAAACTGTACTCAGTTGAAGTTTATGAGATCTATAATCCTAGATTTAGGTATCTATAGATCTTCCATAGATTCGATCACAACCATAGGGTGCGATATGCCTACTAAACCCTTTGAAAAACTTGAACAAAATAAATACGTTGAATTTAAAGTGAAGGCTAAATAATGGAAAAAGATAGCAAATCCGTGATCTTAGAGATATCTTCTGATGGATATGCTCTTTACTATGCAGCTGATCATAAAAATATAGTGTCCATGACTATGTTGAAAGCCGCCCAAGGTAAAGCTTACGATGTGAATAGAATGCTAGTAGCACTAGAAAATGCTGCTGATCACCTTAATAACTTTAAATTCTTGCTAGAAACTAATACGGTAACTTTGAAAGTAGTTCCATCCACTATGGCTTTGGAATTATTGAATAATGCTGCGAGATCTAAGGGTTTAAAACTCCTAAAAAAATTAGGTGTATTACTGCCACAATAAGGAGATAAAATGGTCATTGAATTAGAACATGCTTTTTCTGGGACTCACGTATTTGGTGAATTTTACGGAGTAGACGGCCATTTATTGAACGATTATGATCGTTTGGAAAGCGCCTTGTTGGCTGCAATCCAAAAGAGTGGGGCTACAGTCTGCAATATCCAAGGTAAGCTATTTTCCCCCAACGGGATAACTATCCTTGCTCTATTGGAAGAATCCCATGCAAGTTTGCATACTTACCCCGAAGAAGGAGCGGTATTCTTTGATGTATTTACCTGCGGGAATAAGTGTAATCCTTTAGAAGCGGTGGAAATGCTCAGGGCCGCATTCCGTCCAACTGAAGAAAAAGTCAAGGTAAATCAAAGGGGTAGAAAAAAAGCTAAAGTTTTAGAATAAAGCCCCGATAAGTATTTTGTGAATAATAAATCTCTATGAGAGGAAAATTATCATGAAAAATTACGATTGGATCAAAAAAGAACTAGAACAAATCCCAAGAACCCTTCATATCAACGTTGAAGAATTCGAAGACGAAGAAAACCCAGCTCTTTACCTAGACGAGGAAGAACTGGTGGATGATGATGAAGGCGTAGATTTCGCAGACGATTATGCCTTTGATGAGTAGGATATATGGACTTAAGAGATAAGAAAATAGATAAAACTTACGACATCCCTTATACTGCTGGATATAGTAAAGATGGCAAAACGATCTACATAGATCGAAAAATGCCAGAATTCCTGACTTCCAGGTATTATGATAATCAGGTAATGGATGTTCATAAATATTTAGTCCATCACGAAGTAACCGAGAAAACATTTATGGATACTTTTGGCTATAGCTATATAAAAGCTCATAGCCTGGCCTTGGCAGTAGAAGCAGCTTTAATGGCTCAGGATGGAGTCATGATAGATGAATATTACGGTCTATCAGAAAGCTACTATATAGCCAATGAAAGATTAGATGCCATAAACTTAGTGCCCCTAGATTTGGATATAACCCCCTATCTAGATGACGGTAGAGAAGATCTAGTGGGGCGTATTCTAGAATGCCAAGTAGCCCAAAGAAAAGGGCTGCAAACCCCTTAATTTCCTATTAGGAGAAAATCATGAAAAAGAAGTTTGAATTAGACCGAGTATATAAACCAGTAAACCCCAAATCTGAAGTCAGCTTTGCTGAAGTTGTTTATAAGCTTCCAGAAAAAGCTACCGGAATTGAAGGGCTTTTTATAGCCAGAATCTATCTCAAATCAGGACAAACCCTATTAGCCCCTTATACTACCGATGGTATCCTAGTTTCCGATAGACCCATGTCTGATTTAGAGAAAAAAGGCTTGGCTTTGAGCACTGAAGAGTTCAACATAGCGGAAAGCAATAAAGCTATGACTCGAATTTTCCAGGAATATCAAGAAGATAAAAAACCCATATTTGAACATGAAATAGCTATCCATTATAAGAATAAATATCATTTTGAAGATGAAATTTCAATGGCTCCGGAATACATAGTCCCTTATGTTAAATTAGACGGTCAATTAGATAAATATGGGAAAAATTTGATAGCTCTATTGAAATTCCGGGGTAAAAAGGAAGTCAAGGTTCTTCTTTTCAATCCGGAAGAATTCTACAACTTTACTGAAACTCTTTGTAAATCAGAGATTTAAGGCGTATCATGAGTAAATTAGTTTCAACTTTAAAATTTTGGTGGAGTGTAGTGGTTTACTGCGCCGTCTGGCTATGGCTAGTTCCTCCACTTTTGTTCAAACTAGCCAAAGGATTGATAAAAGATCTTATTCTTTTCATCCAAAATGGCGGAAGGTTGAAATAATATGAATCTCGTTGTAAGCTATTTAATGTTTATAGGAATTATTTGTGGAAGCGTCATTTATGGCATCCATATAATAATAGAAAAAGAAAAAAACAATAAAGATGAGGATAAATAAGATGTTACAAGAACTTACATTCAAAACCGTGCTTAAATTGACACTTTACTTCTACATCGCCCAAGTTACTTTGTATGGAGCTGCTTTGTTGGTTATCCATTTGGCAGCTTTTGCTGCAGCTGCTTTAGGGTATGGTGGTTAATATGAAAAAGCTATTATTACTTGCTTTGATGGGAGGCTTGGGAGCTTGTACCGTGTCGGAGACGGTATCTTTGGGTGTTGGAGTGGATAGTCAACCCACGCAAACAACTAAACATATGTCCTTGGTTAAGCCCACCTACTATACCATGCAAACCGGGTGCTTAGTTTGGGTTCCAAATCTGGAGCATTATCAAAATGTTGCAATTAAAACTTGCGCGGATAAAGGAATGACTCCAGTTGATGCAGGAATTACCAATTACAGAGAATGTAAAGCTGATGCCTCTGGAACCCCACTCTATAGTTACACTGTGACTTTTTCTTGCCAACCAAAACAAGGAAAATAAAAAATGGCTAAACCTCTATATGTGTTGTTTGATGCTCAGAATCAGATCTTATTGGGACTAGCTGATAGCTTCGAAACAACCCTCAATATAGCCCATGAATACTGCGTTATTTGCGATGCAGATTTCGATGTTCTAGATTCTGACGATGGCAGATGGGTAGTTGAGATAGAAGGGGGCTATAAGTACTGGAAATTCAAACTCAAAAACGACCAGACCATGTTCATGATTTCTGCTGCTGAAATAAATAAGCCTCTATGGAACAAAGAACCGGCATACGATTATGGCCCCACATATGGGGATGATGGCACAGACGAAGAAGTTCTATTGCCGGAATGGCTAGGAACAGCTTCAACTGGAACCTACACAGTAGCTAATTTATTCTTTCCTGGTATGGGCATAGTAAATAAAAGAGATCCAGAAGAAGAAATCCGTCCAGGTAGAGAACTTTAACGATTTCTTCTCAATCTTTCTATTCTGGAACAAAATACTAGAAACTCAAGGGGCGTAACAGCCCCTGTTTTTATTGATGCCTCTTTTAAGGCCCTTAATGATGGTTCTAAAGAGCTTTCCACTAAAGCCCTTACTTCTGGTCTATCTTCGAACTTAACCATGGCTAAAACCCCTATTTTGAGGTTTATGGGAAGGTTGCCAACCCTATATAAACGAATTATACTCCCGCCTCAGAAATAGAAAGGGGCCGCTAAAAGCAACCCCCTGAATAACCCTATATATTTATTTAACCTTTAGTTTTAGTGAATTACCAGCTCATTGATAACCATTAACTCAAATCCCTTATTATCTCCAGGACCTGCAGTGTTTATACAGGGATTAGTATCTCCGGATCCATAAGTGGTTTCTGGAAGCCAAATGGAACAGTAGTTGGAGTTATTTGGTAAGTGATCTTGTGGATACCATTGAGTATTATGGTTTAATTCATCCATAGCTTCTTGGAAGTTCCCATCAGTATATTTGTGGTAAGCTGCTGAAAACAAAGGATTACCATGATTCGAATTATAAATGGTAGTCAACACGTTTAATTCATCTTGGCTTATATAACCTCTTATATCCCCTTCTAGGAGGATATGCCATACGGTTAAATGACTTATATATCCGGGGGTAGTATCCCAGCTAACTGGAAGTAAAGTCATGGCCTCCATATCAGGAACGCTACCCCCCATTCTCTGAATCATTAAAGCTAGTTCAGACATTTCTGTGGAACTCAAAAGTAATTCTCCTGGAGTTCCAGTTCCCGTCATCAGCCAGTTATTGTTATACCAAGTATTATATATAGAAATCGCTAACTTGAGATCCTGGTGTTTCCAAATAAACCAATATAATCCCAGGATTTGATCTCTAGAAATCGTGGAACGACTATTACCCCATTGAGGTCCACAATCATGATTGGGCCTGCGGAACCATTGACCATTAGATTCAGCAGTTTGGATATTCACGTTAACTGCTGGATCTGCAGCACTGACTAAACCGGTCCAAAGCAGGGAGTCACAAGTATCCGTAAATATAAACCCATTCTCGTCCATTTCTCCAGGAAGAGCTTGCTTATACAAGTCTGAGGTAGCCTGGAGATTTCCATAAGCCTCAATACTAACATGAGTAGCCACTTTAGCGTAAACTTTCTTAATTAAATCAACAACATAGTCTTGTCCACATCCTACGCCCTGAGTCAAGATTCCCAATAACAATAAATATTTAATGATTTTAGATTTACTGAACATAATGAACCCTCCAATGTTCTATTAATCTTATCGGAATTCCAGATAAAAAAATAAAGGCTTCCGAAAAAGCCTTTATCTTCAAAATCTTATGAATAAATTATTAGGTGTTTGTTCTATAGGTCATAGTACATTGAACCTGACCACTAGCATTCAACTGAGCTTGTGTCAAACTTGAAGGGCTACCGCCAGGAGTTATTACCGTAAATCCGGCGTTGGAAGCGTTACCGCCACCACCCACAGTTACCACGTTACCGGAACTTACGTTAAATGCGGAGTTGAAGTTGAATGATCCAGAAAACCTATAGTTAGTATCATTCAGGGAGTTTACAGGAATAGTAATACCGATGTTACCAGTACCAGTGAAAGAGGAGTAAGATACGAAAGCGGTTATATGTATTAAAGATCCTATTTTTACATAATACCCAGCTTGGGTAGTGTATGTGCCTGTAACACCTGTCAATGCTGGGGTATAAGTACCCTCTTTATAGTCATCTAAGGTGTTTACGTTAGATGAAGCATTTTGAGAGGATGGGAAGTTCAATTGTCCAGTTATCAGACTCACTACTCCAGCAGAGTCTACTCTTAAGCGTTCAGCTGGGGTACCTGCAGAACCGGATCCAGCTGTGTAAATACTAAGTCTTCCTTGGAGGTTACCAGATGTAGGAGCAGCATCCGCAAAACCCCTGATCCAAGCAGCAGATTGCATGAAAGTACCGTCAGCTCCTTGGAAGTTTAAGGTTCCAAGTTCATCTCCAGATTGAACCGCAGTGACAGATCCCGCTGTAGTACCTCTACTTTTACCTAGCAAAATATTCAAACTAAAGTTATCAGCGGAGTTATGGGCTAAACCTATATGGAAGCTTCCCCAAGCACTACCTGAACCCAAAGATTCCAATTGAAGCGCAGGGTTAATGGTAGATAAGCCAGACCAGCTAGTTCTAGTGGCCGTTGTGCCCCCTATTAAGAAGTTACCTAAGTTGGTTAATCTCATTCTTTCAGAAGCAGAAGTCGATCCGCTGGGGGTAGTAGAGAAGGTTAGGGCGGTTGGCATACTGGAACTGCTGGGAGATATTCCATCAATCTGAGCAAGTATGGAGGCACCTGTAGCGAAGACAGAACCGGTGTTACCTGCAAAACGAATGGCACCCAAAATATCAGTACTGCTCACCAGAGTATTGGTGCCTATGGTATTGGATGATGATTTACCGAAAACTATCAGAGGAAATGCAGCAGTAGCAGATGTACTGTAAGATAAAAAGTTGGTTGTAGGGGACGTTCCGTTATTGTTTATATTCAATTGAGCCGTAGAACCGGTTAGGCTAGGAGTATTGACCCAAGCCATAGCACTTGAACTAGAGGAGTTCAACATATAACCAGTAGCTGTTGGGTTCGGTAATCTGGTAGGAGCCCCAGAAACACCACCATAAATCATGTCCCCAGCAGTAGTCATAGGGTTGGTCAAAACGTTATCTGAGGGGTTGGAGTACTGAAATATCGAAGCTCCGGTAAGGTTTTGTATAGTACCACCAACGTTATTTAGCAGTACATACCCCACGTTAAGGGCTCCAGAAGACATCGGAGGTATGGTGGCGTTGGCTGCAGTATTTCCTTGAACACCAGTAGTAAGTACGATTTGGGCGCTTGTGTTGATGGCTATACCAACTTTAAGGAAGTCCCCAGAAGTAATGGTAATAGTGATGTTGGACCCGCTGGAAACAGTAGTAGAACCCCCACTAGAGCTTGGGAAAATTACCGATCCAGAAGTGAAACCGATATCACTTCCTTGGATTGGAATTGGAACTGAACTGATAGAAGTTGAAGGGTTAGAAACCGTCCTAGAACCTAAGTCTACTTTCAATAAGTTTATTGAATCCACAGACATAGCTACTGGAGGGGTGATTGCAGAATCTAGAGCAGTAAGGATAGTATCCAATTGGGATCCTGCTGCTCCAGTTGTTCTGGTCAGAGTATTTCTATCTACTGCCTGACGTACATCTAGTTTAGTTGCCATGAATTATAGTCCTTATTGAAGTATTCTAAATCTTAATTGATCGGTTGTTACCAAGTCTATAGTGAAAGTCACTTGAGTTCTGGGAGCTGAGCCCACGTAGCTATAATCTACGCTAGGTTCCTGAAAAATCCCATTCAAGTATACTTGCAATTCGACATTGGTATAAGTCTGACTCGCTGGGAGAGTTATAGCGGTACCGGCAGTAATAGTACCGCCGATAGTGTATAGCTGATCGTAGCTAGCCGTTCCCAAAGTGACAGCTCTAGGGATCCCAACACTAAGTTGTAGGTAACGGCCAGCCATGATTAGTTAACTCCCATTATTTTGGCAGGAACTACGTCAATAATTGCAGTAGTTTCTGCGTATCCAACGATAACACTAGCAGTAGAGGCAGCAGATGGAGGAGTAAGAGTGAAAGCACCACTAGAACCTAAGTAGATTGGTCCACCAGCATTAGCGAATGCAGAGTCGTTAGAAGCTAAAGCTAATTGACCCATTCTATACATAGTTGCAGTATTTCCAGCACTTAGAGAACTTGCGCCAGTTTGAATCAATCCGATCACGTGGAAGTTGTCAGTAGTTGCGGCATTATTATCAGCAGCATAGACTCTACCGGCTGTTTCACTGTTGGCTGTTTGACCCCATCTTACGGCGTATGTTGTGTTAGCAGAGAAGCTAGCACCAACGATAACACTAGTAACAATAGCAGGTACTTGGACCGCTGTCAAGGCTGAACCGTTACCGCCAGTGATGGTTACTCCGTCAACAGCACTTGTAGCGATTTTAGCAGCAGTTACGGCTTGGGAAGCTAATTGGGAAGTTCCTACTCCGCCTGTTTTGATTTCTATAGTAGCTCCGGAACCGCTTTGGTCCAAAGTTACACCATCAGTAACAGATCCTAATTTAGCTGGAGTTACAGCAGCTGAAGCCAACTGAGTAGTACCAATTCCGCCAGATTTAACTTCTAGAGTCGATCCAGCTCCAGATTGGTCAAGAGTAACACCATCAGTGATTGTTCCAAGTTTAGCAGTAGTTACAGAAGCCGCTGCCAGTTGTGTTGTACCAACACCAGCAGATTTGATTTCGATTGTAGAACCCGCTCCAGATTGATCCAGAGTGATCCCATCAGTAACTGATCCAAGAATAGTGGCAGTTACGGCTCCGGTGGCCAATTTAGCAGTAGTTACAGAAGCGGCGGCTAATTGAGTGGTTCCAACTCCACCTGATTTAATCTCGAGCGTAGATCCAGCACCACTTTGATCTAAAGTAATACCGTCTGTAACGGTAGCTAATTTAGCAGCAGTTACGGAGGCAGAAGCCAATTGTGTAGTTCCGATTCCCGCAGCTTTGACTTCTAACTGACTAGAACCATTGAGATCGATAGTAGAACCATCAACGCTAGCACTAACTGTGTTTCCGCTTTGGGAAAGACCGTTAGTAAATACTAAGGCAGTTCCTTGAGTTACGTTTGTGAAAGCTACGTTATCTGTTCCAAGTGTTACTACATCATCAGATTCTCTAAAGATATAACCAGCTTGAGTAGAAGCGTCGGCTCCAACTTGAACTGTAGCCCAAGTCAGTTCTGCAGCAGTAGAAACGTCAATCGCACGAGTAAGTACGAACGGGTTAGAACCGTCTCCAGTTGCTGTTACAACGTAAACACCGTTAAATGGTTGATTTGCTCCAGTTTCATTTTTAACAAGTAAGCGATCATTAACACTGAGAGTCACACCGTCTTGAGCAGTTAAGGCACCATTGGAAGTAGCTGTAATTACACCACTTACATAGTTATAAGCTGGTAGAGTCGTTGTAGTAGCGGATCTAACTACGTTTTTCCAACTCAAACCTTGAGCCAAGTTATCTACGTAATGTTTAGTTGCCGCATCTTGAGCAGATGTAGGATCCGCTAAGTTGTTGATTTGGTTGGAACCCATATTGATGGCACCAGACATAGTGCCGCCAGTTAGGCTCAGTTTTCCGCTGAATTGAGTTTGAATTGAAGATGTTACACCGCTAACATAACCAAGTTCTGTAGGAGTTACTGCACTAGAAGTAAGAACTTTACCAGAGCTCAGGTAAGGTACTGTGGATGCAGTTAATTGGTTGAATTCAACACCAGAAGCTGACCAAGATAATTGGATAGCTGCAGCTGAATCTTTTAAAGCTCGGTTTTGATAATCAACAGATACGTTTCCACCGGCATCTTCTAATAAACGGTTTGCCCAGTCGATAGATATGCCGTTAGAGGCATCCTGTAAACGGGAATTACTAAAGTCAACTACAGTAGCTCCAGTGCCGATAGTCAACAGTCCAGTATCTAAACGGAAATCTAATTGACTTGGGTAAAGAAGTTCTTTAACCCACATAGCAGACCAAACATCACTAACAGAACCCATAGTACGGGTTAAGTTACCGCTAGGAATCAAGTCCTGGTTGATGGAGGTTGGGCTGGTTAAGTTGCTTAAGCTTTTATTAGCAGAAGTAGAAGCAGATAAGGCAGTATCAATTCCGGATAATGCACCCTTAACAGTGGCGGATGTAGGCGTGAAATTGGTATAAGTATTACCGTCACCAATGTTAGCCGATCCCGCAGTACTGATCAGGGTAGAAGTTCTTGTATATACCGTATCATGCGTGTGATAAGAAGTATCTACGTCAGTGCCATTTTGGAGTGCAATAAAACGCCCCAAAACAGTTTCTGTCAAGTTAGTAGATCCAATAGTCAGGGATCCTACCACGAAGGTGTTGGTGGATGTATCTACGCCACGCATCGCACCGTCTAATAAAGCTTGTATTCTGGTAATGATTGTCATGCTTTATGACTTTCTTAAGTTAAAGGTTCGCCTGTTTTAGCATCTATTAGCTGAATCAAAACACGTGTTTTGATTCCGTAGGCTTCAGTTATTTTGTTTGCTTTTTCGGAGGTGGCATCTCCTAGAGCACCAAGTTTCTTACCTAATTCCGTTCCAATCTCAGTCGCTTCTTCTAAAGACAGTGAATCTACATCTATTTCTTTTTTTGCTTTACTCTTTGTCATTTTGCCCTCTTAAAGTTGTCCAACCACTTCAATTTCCACGAAAAAATCCTGGTTTGACGGATTGGAAGCGTTCACTGTAATTTTACCAACTTTGACGGCAAAATCCCCGGCTACATAGTGAGAATGGCTAATATCTGGGGTGGTAGTAGTTAATTGTCCAAGATTATTGAGAAAAATCACATCTCCTGGATTAAATCCAGAAGTTACGTTTGGTATCAATCCAGACAAAATTACTGAGCCGGAGGCAGAATTGGAAATCGAAGCAGGTGTAACTCCTAAAATTCCTTGAACTTTAGTTTCATTGGATATATCCGTGACAGCTAAATTACCGCTTGAGTCTTGGGAAACTAAAGTAAGGGCTGCAATACTACTACCAGTTCCGTTTGTAAAAGTACCAGTTATGGCAGATCCAGTACCGCCTCCGGAAGAGTTCTCATTGGTCCAGTAACTATGTACTGAGTCCCAGGTCAATACCTGCCCGTTTGAGGGGGCAATATAGTGAACATCGGAATGGGTATTTACGGTTCCACTAGCTGAAACTTTGGCAGTGTTGGCTACTACTGCGGAGTTTGCGGCAACTCTGGCATCTGTATAGTATAAATTGGAAACACCTTCGGGTAGTTGGTCTGTACTAGTTAATCCTCCAGCGCTTACGTTGAAGGTTATAAAAGTTCCATTATCGGTGATTGTAATCCCCGTACCGGCTACTAAGGACTTGAAATTTAAAGTAATTCCCGTTTTATTGGCGAATACCCCAACGCCAGCTCCTAGGTTAGCTCCAGTATTTTTTTCCCCAGTACCGCCCTGACCAACAATATTCAGAATTGCTTGATTGACCCTAAGAGCGGTCATCATTTGCATATTGTCTACGCCGGCTAAAGCAACAGCCTGGCTGGCAATAGTTGGATTTGGCTCAGCATTAGGCATAACCGTCTGTAAAACTGCTTTATCTGCAGCTGTGAACGGTACGAGTAACTGATTGGAATTTATGGACATTTTTAAGCCTTAAACTCTTATACGTAAATAAATTCGAACAAGTCCGTAGAAACTGCCGCAACCTGGAGAGTTATAGTATTGGTGCTTGCTTGTTGATACTGGCTAGTTATGTCCCCGATAACCGTCGAATTTACCATCAATACACCGTTCCTGAATACTAGGAGGTGGTTATCCCCCAGAGTATAGGTATATGTAGGAATTGTAACAGTTGTTCCGGTGATGCCAGTAGTAGCTATACGCCAAGCCGGCACAGTTCCTGCGATATATATTTCGAAGACGTCACTAGTCTGAGCCGCAAGTGCCAATGTCACAGAAGTGGTAGTACTTTCAGTATATTTCAAATCTGCTGGAGCTGAACCATTTGTGCTTAAGAGAACGCCGTTTCTGTAGATTTGTAAAGTACCGTTACCAATAGTATAAGTTGGGATAGTTAAAGTTGTACCAATTTGGCCAGTCATATATACTATGCTTGGGTTTGGGGTGGTCCAGTTCACGAATTGGAAAACTTCACTAGTATTAGCTGCTTGGGACAAAGTAATTGAATTAGCAGTAGCTTCTTGATATTGATCGATCGCACTACCAACGGAGAGACTATTTACAGAAGCCAAACCATTCCTGTAAACTGCCAAACGCCCTGTGGCCATGTTATATAGGTGGCCTACTGGAATATCAGTTCCGTTTTGGCCGGTTATGTAGTTTACAAACCAAGGCTGATTATTAGCGGCTGTACCAAAGATTTGTGGGTTAAACAATCTGAATTCCAGCAAATCCCCTACTACAAGTGTTTGTAATATTTGGATTTGACTGGATAAAGTTCCAGAAGTTCCTACCTCAGTATAGTCTGCACCTAATCGTAAAGCTTGACCGTTCAAAATTACGAGTAAACATCCTGAATTTACTAGATATTGTTTCTGAACACTAGCATTTCGACTATCCAAGGGGATCGTGATGTTAGTACTGCTGGTGATCGGTCCGTGAAGGTTATTACCGCTGGTAGACCCAGAAATAATCGTGTAAGCTTCATCGTAAGAAGTTAACAATCCAGAAACAATGTCATTAATGTTAGCAGCATTGATGGAAATTGCTTGCGTCAATGAATCGTTGTTGGTGAACTGGTTAGACAAAGAAACACTAGGAGTCGTCGTGTAGGGGGGATTGGTGGAAGTCTCGCTCGGACTACCAATAAAAGCCAATAATTGTCGAGATATAGGATTGCCGATTGGGGAAGTTTCACCACTAGAAAGATCTCCAATACCAGTTACGGTCAGGATGCTTCCTTCTCGGTATGCCAGGATATAATTACTATCGGTTGGGACAAAGGAAGCTCTTGGAACTACTTGGTAATTTGTTACCCCAGAACCAGACTCAGAAAAAGTACGATCAGAACCAGCCGCAGGCAATTGTACAAATAGTACGGAACCGTCGGCTATCCCTAGTGGAGCAGATCCGCCAGTACCGTCTTGACGGGTCATATAGATGTTGGAGCCTAAACCAGGAACCCTAACAGCTCCTATAACATCTGCCAAAGTTTGGCCTGTAGTCTTATTATCGGTAATATATAGGGATGTTCCATCCCACATATATTTAGCACCAGAAGATATTGGAGTGGTTATAGTATTTACTAAGTTTAAAAGGCTCAAAACGGAAACTACTGGTCCAGTTTGGTACCAATAAGGAGTTCCTTTTAGTCCTTTAATTTCAGTCATTAAGGCTGAGAACATGGATTGATATGTTGTGATATCTTTGTCTGCACCACTAAAAGCTTCATAATATGTGAAGAGAGCGGCGCTAGCGTTAGATGTAGCGCCTAAAACAACATCCCCAGGAAGGAAATCCGGGTTGCTAAAGTTGTATACGGTGATATTGTTGGTTCCGCCAGTTTGAACTATGGCTGTGGCCCCGGAAGTGAAAGAGACTGTTTCTCCGGCCAGGAAAGTTCCAGAGGCTATACCAGTAAATGTAAGAGTTACAGCGGGTTCTATTCTCGTATTCCAAGCAAAGCTACCAGTAGAATCATCTGGGGAGCCCAAGCGGAACAAAAGATTTCTTTGATCTTGTATCCCCACGATAACATTGGAGTTATTCAGATCGATGATGGCTAGAGGAATTAAAGCTGTATTTCCACCATCAAAACCGGATTGGCTAACAACTGCTTTGGTGAATAATTCGGTAACTGTGTTTACTGATTGGGAAAATTCAGACCCAGCCCCAGAATTGGCTGTAGGATCCCAGAATGCCCTTTGTAAAGGGGTTCCGTTTTGGGCATAGATTTCTAGGGATACGTAGTTACGCCCCGGTTGTAGGCCGTTATTGCCAACAGGAATGGCTAGGGGGCTAGCACCTACTGGAGCTGCCCACCAGGAAAAGTCACTCGGACTATTGCCATTGATTAGAACTGAATTGGTTAGGATAATAGAAGCGCTGGTCTGACCTATGGTACTTTGGGGAATTACGAAACCGGCCAATATATAAGACGTAGGAGCTATAAAGCCTTTAGTATAGTATTGAGAATCGGACCTAAGTGCCGATAATGCAAGGTTAAAATCTTCAAGATCATAACGTTCTTGTGGGAAAAGAAGCGGTCTGGTTAATATAGACAAGGCAGAATCTCCTGATATTAATCTGTTAAATTATATCATTCTAGTCGTTATAGGGGTTGTCGACCTCTGGTATATATGTGTATTCTGGTAATAAAACTAAGAAATTAACTATAATACCGGCAGCAGCCAATGAGCTCAAAATTCCTTGAACTATAGCTCTAGAATCTGCAGGGGAAGTCAGATATATAGCCAAATCGCTTCCGTTAATTCTAGGGGCATATGGAGTGTTCTGGCCGGGTGCCAGTAAGTTTACCGAAGCCCCAGAAAGATGGTTGTGTTGGAATATATGCCCCGGGTCGATCAACAAGGTATTCATGTTGGGTACCGAGAAATACTTTACAGGGTATTCCTGGGAATCTGTGCCAAAATCAAATATAAGGCTCCCAGAAGTAGGGAAGGCTGAAGAATCAGATACAGTTATCTCGCTCATTACGGATCCTTCAGTAATAGGTGCCGTAAGGGAGGTTGAAGTTTTAGTGAGTACAAAGGGGTTAGAAGTTCTGGAATAAAAGAAAGATCCCTGCCATATTCCATCTGCAGGAGGTACCGGAGATGCCAAAGTGGCGTCGGTGTGGAAATGATGAGATCCAAGCAATGTACGCCTTAAGGTAGGTACAACTGCTGGTAATTCTATGATTATTTCCCCAGCATTAACTTGGTATAAAACAGTTCTCTGAGCTAAATCGGCTACTATAAATTTATAGTTTAAAGTTAATCCTAATTTATCGAAACCGGCTAAAAAAGTTATAGATCCTCTAGGCCCAGGAGTATCTGTTCTGAGGTTGATGCTGATAGTATTGGTGGAAGTATTTAATATCGAACTAGCTGTAACCCCAGTAAATCGTTTAAGAATATTCAATATTTCTTGAGCAGTAGCCGCTCCCTGAAGCTGTATATCACCAGTCAGAACGTTAACGGTTTGAATATCCCCGTTATCTACGATTAACTGGAATACATCTCCATTACTTACATTAAACGGTTCAGCTAAGCTACCAGTTTGATTAGCTCTTGAGAAAGTAGGACCCCAAAACACATCCATCGTATTGTAGAAGCTTTGAACCACTTGTCTTTGCTTGAAGGATAAGTTGGGGATAAGTTGTTGAAAATCTCCATCGAGTAGACCTAAAGCGGAAGGTCTGGATACTCCCACGTTGGATGCAACTCTATCCAGATAAGTCCCCCCAGCTGTTTTTACGAACAATTGAGCTTTAGTGTTATTTAGCTGGGTAATGATAGTATCATCTTCGCTAGCCCAAGCAGTGAGCAAAGCCAGTAACATGGGGTTAGTGCTGGCTTTTAACTCTGGGGGCATGAAATTTAAATATCTATCTAATTTAGTCATGATTAGCTCAATACGTTGAGGGTTATCAACGAGGCCTTAGTACGGGCCAATTCGATATCGGAAACTACTACGTTAGCGCTTGGGGTAGTGATTTGTACGTCAGTAATACCCTGAATCCCCATGATATCTTCGATTATGGCAGCCAATACTATTTCTTTACCGATTCCCAAGCTGTTAACATAAGCGATAACAGCCGTCTGAATTTGGTTAGTAACGTTGTTTAAGGCAATACCAGGAGCCAAGCCTACATTGATTACAAATTCAGCTTCCAGAACTAATGGAGGTAGAATCTCGAATTTAACTCCGGCAGCTCCAACTCCAGGATACGTAGTTAAATTGGTTTCGTCCCCATAGATAGTACTATGAACAGTTTTAATTAGTCCGGTATAGTATGAGTAAGCTTGGAGCCCGTTAATCAAAGTATTGGAAAACTCCAGCAAATTATTGGCTTTACCACCAGTAACTTGAACATAACCATCAGATCCGTTTTGGAGAGAGGCTATTTGGATCCTAGAATCGTTTTCAGCCAAAACTACTTCAGCATAAGAAGCCAAGGACGTGATTTGGTTGTTATTAAAGTAAGAAACCACGTTCTCTTTAGTTCCTGGAATCACTACGAAAGTATCAGCCGGGCTAGGAGTATGAGTTACTGGGTTAGCTAAAGTTATAGCACCACTTACATTATTCCAATCGCTTATTTGTCTTCTTTGGCCTACTAAACCGCTACCACTAGCCGTAGAGGCTTCGATAACACCATTTGCATTAGTTACCTTAACCCAGAAAGTAAACGGTATCCAAGAAGTACCATTATATTGATATGTTGCTGATAACGCAGTAATGATGACGGTATCGTTAGTAGATGGTATTTCATATGTCCAGGAAGATCCAGTCCATTGAGCTATTTCATTAGCTTTACCACCCCATACGTTGGCAGTCCAAGTATTAGTGTTGAGTGAGTATTGGTACAAAGAGGCTACATCCAATACATCTCTTACTTCTTCATCTTGGGAATGGGTAAATACCCAAATAGAGCCATTCCATGTAGCTACTTCTCCTGCTTTACCGCCCCAATCGTTCTCAATCCAAGTTCCGCTACCACCATCAAATTGGTAAAAATGCATGGAATGCTCATCATATACGACATCTCCAGCACTAGGGGTAATGAATAACCAGCCAGGAGTTCCAATCCCGTTATAGTAAGCTATTTGGTTGTTGTGGCCAGTCCAAGCGCCTACACCGGAACCATTTACTATATATCGGTATCCATTGATTTCGGATACTCCAGGGCTGCTAGGATCGGTGTACAAGCCTTTGACATCTGGTTGGGTTACGCTGTTAGCTGCTGCAGCTACGATCCAGGCTTGACCTACAGATGGGGTTAAAGCACTAGGATTCGATACACTTGCGCTTTGGATATTAACGCCATTGACCACAGTATTAGCTGCCACAGCGATTAAATGTCTATCACCAGTTGTAGGAGTTAAAGCGCTGGGATTAGAGACGGTATTATCGATTACTGGACTATGAACAGTATTTATGCTAGTAATTCCAGTGACTAGGAAGTTACCGTCGTTGTTCAAGCTATTCATATTGCTGAAAGAAGCCTGATCTCCAACAGCAAAGTTCTGGAATCCGCTAGGGACACTTGTGAAGTTATATTGGAAAGTTGTTCCAGTTGGGTTAGTTACATTAGCCACAGCCCCAGATATTGTGTTAGCCCCAGTTTTAAAGACTAGCCAGAAGTTTTCTAGAATTTCATCTATAGAGAAAGTGGAAGTTAGACCAGAAGCCCCGAATAAAGTTGTACTAGATCCGGAAGTTACGGTTCCTGGATAACTCATAGTTATGGTGAATGTTTCCCCAGAGGTATTTTGATCCATAACTACGACTAAGGTATCGCCCTCTATGAAGGAGTAAGGCCCAGAAGTACCAGATAAAATATAAGCAGTATGAGGCAAAATACTGTGGACAGTGGTATTTGTGGTGAAGCCAAAGATGGTATTGGATGTAGAACTAGAGCTTATGGAAATGCTTCCAGCTCCAGTATCGTAGGAATTAGTTCTTATTTCCAAGTAACTTCTGGAATTTACGGTTCTAGTAACCGCTGTTCCGCCAACCAGAGTAGTATTAATGGTGGCAGCTACTTGAGCAGCTGATTGGTTCAAAGCAGCAGAGAAAGTGATAGTCTGAGGACTGCCCCCATCCACTGTAACTACTAGAGTTTCCCCACCAGAAAAACTATAGTTGCCTGGGTTAGCCGCGGTTAAGAAAGCTCTGGTCAAAGCCGTCCCAGCAGTTACTTTATCTCCAGAAACGAGAGGGTTATTTAGTTGGATAACTCCCAAATCAGCGTTCAGAATGTAGTCAGAATTGACACCAGTTACTGGTGTTAAGGAGAAGCCCAAAGTGGTAGCAGCTGTAGATGAATTTATTTGTATAGAGCTCAATGAAGAAAGGCCGGTGTTAGACACCAAGCGTACTTTACCGTTAGCATCTGAAGCAGTGGCTCCTGCTAATTGGGCGTTGATAACAGCGGCCACTTGGGTAGCTGTAGCGGAGGCTGGAGTAGGGAAGTCTGCAGCATGGAAAGTAATCGTTTGTTGGTTGGCAGATTTACCGTCTACAACCACCAACAGTGTTTGTGTCGAGGAGAAGTTGTAAGGCTCGATATTTCCGGAATCTAGAAGAGCTGTTTCCCCATCCTTGGATAATAACTGGTCATTTTTATACAAATAAAACGTATATACGGTTTCAGTTGGGAATTCTAGAATGGAGTTAGCAGTTCCGCCGGTTACTGTTATTTGTTCGTTAGTATCGGCTTTGGCAGTAATAACTAAAGCAGTACCAACATCAGCTGTTCTAGCCTCTACCAAAGTGCTTACATTGTTGATGGCATTTACTACTTCGAGAGCCGTAGCAGCGCTAGGTATAGCGAAATCATTTGTGAAAAAGGTTATAGTTTCAGCCTGATTGCCCACATTGATGGTCAAAGTCAGGTCATTAGTTGACATATCATAAGGAGCAAAAGCTAAAGTTGCGACTTGAGCCTTAACTATTGGGAAAAACTCAGTTTGAAGCCTTTGTTCTCCGCCCAGAGCAGAAGCTATAATTACTTCTTCCCCTTGGTTGGCATAGCTTGGCTCAAAGCCAGTACCATCATCGATGTAGATTTTTACAGGCAATCCTACACTGTTAGGTTGGAGTATATTGGCTGATACAACACTTTTAGCGGAAGCTGGATCTGTCAAACCCAAGATAGCATTTTGAATACCGGAGGTTGTGGACTGAGCCAAACCTTGGATAAAAGATCTGATTCTGTTTCGAAGTGAAGTATCGGTTTCTAGATCCTGACCATTAGAGAAAGCCAAATCGTTAGTAGCTCTTGCACCTGAGAATGGAGGATTTATGAAAGCGGAAGTACCTGTTATTGCACCTACTGCTATATTCCCAACAGTTCCGACCTGAGTACATTGGACGTCTACGTTATCTACTTCAGACGTACCCGCCAAAAGTACCGCATCTGCAGTGGTGGTAAAGGTAACTTGTTGGGAAATTCCCACTGCTGGAACCTGAACTATTGTTCCAGCTGGTATTAATATATCCGCATTTTGTTTTAAAATAACAAGCTCAGAAGCCGCGTGATCATGAGTTAGAGGAACATCTAGAGTTATTTTGTAGTAATTTGTGAAGTTTTGAGGGTTATTAACACCAGGAGTATATGTAACTTGTTCCTGATTAACGGTGCCACTACCAACAATTAGACTTTGTTGAGCACCAGATGTAGGGAATCCTACTCCGTTATTGATATAAATGACAGTGTCGCCAGCTATAGCAGATCTAAAACCAGTATAGAAAGAACTAGAAATCTCAACAAAAGAAGCGGCCTGTTGTATAGTAATACGGCCCGTGGCAGCTGTAGCTTGGTTTCTAGTCAAACCATATTCGAAAGCCCGGTTATCCAGATCAGTCCCTGTAGTAGTGTCCAGGTTGTAATTACGGACAATTTGGAGCATTTGGTAATATTGAGCAAAATCTTCCTGAGCTGCAGCTTGCAGTAAAGTCAGTAGGATAGAGCCTGGGTTTAAATCGTTTAAACCAGTTTGAGCCAGAATGGTTCTGGCCATACTACCTACAATTTGTTGTTCGCTTTTCAGGGTTAGATTTGACATATTAATCTCACACTATCTCACATAATCTCACACTACACTGGGATGGTAATGGGGACTGGTTGTTGAATGTTATTAAAGAAAACTGAGAACGATAACGTAAGAGTTCCACCCTCTTGGACTATATTGATTTTGGTTACATCGTTGATCCTAGAATCTTGCAACAAAGAAGCCGTGATATCCGATCTCAAAGATGCTAAATCTGGCACTTTTTTACCAGGATTCAAACTAGATCCAATGGTAGGAAATTTCTTTAAGCTACCTTTACTATACAACAATTTCAGCACAATTGCCTGCGCAGCGTTGATATATCCCGCCGCTACATTGAGATCTCCGCTTGGTAGAAGATCTAAGTCCATGTTACTATTGAGTTTTAAGTCAACATCTAGACTTTTTTGTATATAAGGAAGGCTATTTGTATAAGGGTTGTCTCTTGGCCCGTAAGAACTAGAAGCTGTAGGCGCAGTAGTATCAGCAGGAATCTTAATATTATCGCCAGGTTTCAGAACTCCATCCGTAGAGAATGTGGACGGGTCCAGAACAACCCAAGAACCATTGTCATATTGGAGATAGGTTTGATCCGCCAAAGAATACACGATCATTCCGGATTCTGGGAAAATAAACTGCCAATTAGAAGCGTTGGATACTAACCCACCAAGGTATTTGGCAATATAATTACTCTTACCTGCAAAAGCCCCAGCAGGAGTGGGGGCGGCGGGGATTAAATAGGTATAACCTATGTTAATTACACGGATATCTGCGGAATTGCTATATTTCTCAGATTGGACGTTAAACGCAGGAGCTAGAGCATCTTGGAGACTTATTATATATGGGGCTTTCAAGCCGTTTAAATCGGCAATTTCGGTCCATCTAGAGGTATCTCCGAGTTCCTTAAGAGCTATGTCCTCCAGAGTCATATTGGCCGGCAATGGACCTTCTTTGATCCCCGTATTAGGATCCAATACACTGAAGATTCCCTGACCGATTGTATCAGCGCCGTTATTTGAGCCTGCAGTGGTATAAATCTGAGAATTCGTATCAAAAAGGGTATCGCTGCTCACTAAACCATTAGCACTATTGATCAATTGACTCATCGCATAGAGCATTTCGAATTGATCATCGCTGAACTGAGTTTGGCTGTTAGCTACAGAAGTTTGGGTGGTGTTGAAAATACTGTTGTAAGTAGGATCGGTTAGACCTACTCCGTTAGCTAATAAATCATAAGTACTTTTAATTTGTTCTTTGATTACTTCAACTTCTGCTTTGGAAATAGTTGCTGCAGATTGTTGTAGGGATTGAATATCAGAAGATATACTAGCTGGAAGTTGTCCAGCTGAAATAGAGGTCATTAAGGGAGCTTCCGTATCCAAAAGCTGACCAATTAAATTACTCACGGCTTGTGGACTAATGCTTCCTGGATTTTTCGCCGTGTTTATATAACTCAACCCCGTTTTAACAGGAGTGGCGTTTCTAGGAGATGTATTTGAGCTTTCAGAATTCCTAGTATTGGTGGCTGATTGCACCATACTATTACCGATGGTATTCAACAATGCGAAGGAATCTCTGTTGGAAAGCTTCTTGACTGTGGCAATAGTTAAATCACCCAAGTTTAGGGGGGCGAAAATAGAAGCTTTAGAGGCTAATTTCAAACGATTTATGGAGTCTGAAAGAGCTGATAAATCTCCAGTAATTTGCTTAGAAGCGTCTGTATTCAGTTTGAAGAGCAAATGAGTATTGTTTAGTTCGGTGGCGATATCGTTGATTTTATTGACTACCAGCTCGAACAATGGTTTGTCTATGGTTTTGGCGCCGATGACCCTGAATTGTATGTTGTAGTCATACAAAAGAGGTCTTTGGGCATTCCTGCGCATAGTAAATTTGCGAGGTTCTACATACAAGAATTCCCAATCCTTGTAGTTTTTCCACAACATACGAATGTCAGTGGTTCCAGCTTTGGATTTAGCTTCATGATAAGCTTTGATCCATTGGCGGAAATGTTGGAACACTTCGTAACCACTACGATATTGTAGATCATCTGGATTGCCAAGGGATAGACCAGTATATTTGTCCACACCTAGAGTTCCACGATAAGGAGCTACGCCGGTTGTTCCGGCTATGATCAAGGTTTTATATTTATTGCCGGAATGGTTAACAACTGTGCCGCCTTGAGTAGGATTGAAGGATACAGCGAATTCTTCATCCTGATTAATTTCTTGAGGAGTTATAGGTAGATCGAACTCTCCAAAAGAAGTATCCACTTTTCCAATATTGGCTAATGAGTTGAACGTGGAATAAATATTCTGAATAAATTGAGGAAATTCACTAACTAAGGAAGATCCGGAGCCTACTGGTTCAACAGAAAGAGCATAAAGGCCTTGAGATGGAGTTTGATACCAATTTTGTCTTTGAAAATCATTAGTTATGGATTGATCTGGATAAGTAGGAAAATGGGGTTCTGGACTGATTAGACCGAAAGTAGATGCTAACCCCCTAGTTGCACTAGCGATATTATTTATTAAATCGGCAGTATCGGCTATGGTGATCTTTGACATCTAAATCTTCCACTTAAAGAGAAAATACATATCTAAATTATATCACTAAGCTATAGTGCCCCCGGCTCCAGTTCCGTTGGCGAGAGGACCCCCTCCTGGAGGGCAAGTACCCGTAATTGTTCCAGTTGCGTAGCTAACGGAGGCATTAGCCATTATGTAATTGCACAAAGCCGTATAGAAGCCTATAGCCATCGGTCCAGTAGCTCCTACGGCTGCTGCAGCCGCTGCACCGCTTAAACCCGTTATCATACCGCCTGTACCCGCTCCAGCAACCAGAGGACCCGGACTAGTGGGAGTGTTGGTACAATTCCCAACAATACTACCAGGTTGGAACACGACTAGACCGGTAGATATGTAAGAAATAATACCTACATTTTCTTTCGAAATTCCTGGGGAAGTAGCAAAGGCTGGGAGGGTTTGCGCTAGCATTGGACCTGGGGTAACCACCATCACCCCACCAGTCCCAGCACCAGCCACCAGAGGCGCTCCAGACACGGTAGTACCCACGATAGTGTTTGGGGGGTTAGAAACCGTTCCAGCCTGCAGAGCAGCCACGATACCAGCTGCATATGCAGTAGTCTGGTTGGGGCTGGATAGTGGCCCTCCCTGGCTATTTATATGGACGGGGAAGGTTTGAATCAGCATGTTTGCTAAATCATTGGAACTTAACATATTAGCCCCCAGTTATCAGTTGGATCTGGGTCAAAAGTTGAATGTATTGTGCCACGTTAGTTAATGGAGCACCAAATCCGGCCGCAGTGTCAGTGCTCAGGGTCTGAATTAGGGTTTGAAGAATTTGAAGAGCATCTCCACTAGCATTCCCCAGCTTTATGAACCCTGTAGCATCGAAACTTAGGTTAGCCCCATTTAAACTCTTCAATGAAATGGCCCCATTACTTATGGATAGCGCATCTCCAGCTAAATCTTTCAGACTTACAGATCCATTGCTTAAATCCAAGGCATCTCCGCCCGTGTTTTTAAGAGATATAGCATTAGAGCCTATGGAAAAGGAATCCCCAGTAGCAGTAGCTAGCTTAAAGCCAGAACTTGTGCTCAAGGCAAGAGAACTCCCACCAATTGTAGATACTTTGAACGTATCTGTAGGCCCGTCTATGCTCCAAGATGTTCCTATGGCAGTTGCTACAGATACAGTGTCTTTCAGGCCATCTGCTGTTACAGTTAATCCTGGTAGGAAGCTGAGCTTTAGGTTGTATTCGTTGTTGAGGGTTACAGATACGGCTTCTTCTTGTCCAGGTAATGGGGCGAATTGATTAACGAATGGAGCTAGAGGATTTTCCGGATTTGGGAAATATGGGACGTAAGCTCCGTTATCTTTTGTCCAGCTGAACTCCCCATTCTTATCTATATCGGTAGCAATACCGTTGAATCTATGGGCATAAAGAGGCCCTTCTAGGGTACTAGCGTCTCTAGGAGCTTGTTGATGGTTGCCTAAACCCACGATTACGGGCATGTGGGGGTCGCCATTTAGGAATTGAATATAAACTACGTCTCCACCGAGAGTTGGAATAGATCTCAGAGAAGGATCGGCTGCAGCCACGATTTCGGTGATATCAGCGTTAGAAATACCTTGGGTTGCCTTAAGGGAGATTTCCTCATAGTTGTCAAAACCACCTAAAGTTCTCAGAACTCTGGCGTTATTGAAGATTTGACCGTCTTTATCCCCGCCAATGATCATTACAGTATAAACGGTTTCGGTTGCGCTTTGCCCGGCCCCAGAATCGTTCTTTGGGTTGTCGGTATATATAACTTCTCGGATTACACCCCTATAAAGGCCGTGATCCCTAAGCAAATACCGGTTATCTCTTACTGGATTGTTTATGGATCTTACTGACCCGTCATTTCTAATCATGATCTATTACCCTAAAGGTGATTTAAGGAATTTTTTGGCTGCACTAATCAAGGAATTCTGGCTTCCATTGTTTCCGTTTTTATCAAATGAATGGAAGGTGTTAGTTTGAATTCCCGGTCTATAGATTGGGCTGCCACCATTTAAGAATGCAGTTGTCATACCACGAGTTACATTCAAGTTCTGAGTCCAGGTAGTAGTGCCATCCCCGTTTACTGTGAAGACGTCTTCATAACCCTCAATGTAAAATACCATATTTCCAATACCTTGGAAACTATCATCGGTTACAATGACTTTACCTAATTTTACGTCGTTTCTACCGTAAATGGTTATAGTACCACTGTAAAAATCCTGATCATTTCCATGCAGATCTTCCATCATATAGTTAGCTTCCAAGATGAACTCTTCCGCTGGACTACCGGTGAAAAACTTACCTATATTGAATAATCCTCCGGAATTTGCCAAAAATGTGGCTACGCTGAGTATCATAGGTTTGAAACCATTACGTTTTATATTATTCTCGTTGCGTACTGGAAAGCTATACCCCCTAGCTGTGGATAGGGCTGAAATAGTAGAGAAGGCGTTAGTTTGATCTTGCGTACCTTTTGAGGAGTTAATCAGGAAGAAATTATAACGATTGTGATAATCGGGACCTACATCAAAAGTGAGACATTCTATAGACTGAAGAGGGACAGCGTGAAAAAGTCTTTGATCTGAAGAAAAAGAATCTGCAAAAGTAGAAACTGCAGCCGCTGCTATAGATCCTAAAGAAGATAGGTTAGTTCCTATTGGAACAGGGGGCAAAACTGGATCAACGGAAGTCAAATCCCTGTACTTCAGCATTGAGGATCCAAATATCGGATAATTAGTCGTATCTAATGCCCATGGTATTGGTCTAAAAAATAACTTAGGTCTGCCAGAATCACTAAGCTCTGTAAATAATTCGTGAAATTCTGGCTGAGATAAACTCTTCAGTCTATCCCATGCTTTTCCCTCTAACCCGGAAAGGGGGCTTGGATCCGGGTTTTCCACTACAGTGGCTCCGAACTCCTTAACATTAGCTATTTCCCCGAAATAACCTGTAGCGGTTATTGGGAAGGATAAATCGAGATCATCTGCTAATTGGGTAGGGATTAACCATTGTTCTGGATAAAATGCAGATAAATTTGCGAAGTTGGACAAAACTTTCTTTGGATTTAGGAACAAATCATGCCATTTATCCAATAAATCAGTAACATTTCGTTGAAATTCAGTAGTGGTAGCATTAATTACGGATTGGGCCGTAGAGTTGTCAGCATTGTTTGCATTAAACCAAATTTCAGTTTCTTCATAAACTGTCCCAAAATCCCGCCCAGTTATAACATATGTTATTTCTAATGCCCCCTCACTAGTTACAGCGGATCGTATACCAACTCTGCTAATAACTCCCATGACTCTCAATTTCTTTCCATCTAATGAAGAGGAATCCACATTTGGTAGAGGTAAAGTTGGTAATGGAAGGGGTAACAAAGAGCTAACACCTGATGCTATGGCGGATCCGAAATTCGTAGGTATTTGTTTTTTATTAACGAGGCTATTTTCATAAGCATTTAAGGCGATTTCATCTTTAGTTCTACTAGTTCCAGAGTTCTCTTGTGGTAGATCCAAGGATCCGTCTGACCCCAAATAAATGGTTATCCACTCTCCAGGACGTACGAATCTAGCCCAGTCGAAAGAGTTGTGAAGTATTATAGAGAATGAACCAGCTGCAGAGTTCATATCTTTGGAATAACTTATGGAAGCTATATGGTTAGATATATCATAGGCATTGGATAGCCTTAAAATATAAGGATTTGTAGGAAGAGCTCCCTTTATTTGTTGAGCAAAACCTTTAGATCCACTATCCAAAAGCGGATTGGCCCATTGATACCAAACCACTTTAGCCTGATCAATTCGATCTATGCGATTATCAGATCCTGGATTTACAGAGTCATTAAATCCCTTACCACTAACTATATTCTTGGCCTCTTGTAATATATTCATCTGATATCCAATCTAAATATTAGCGGAGCATATCTCTGCCAACTTTTGGAGCGCTAGTTGGGCGTAACAAACCTTTTTCCAGGATTTGGTTGGTTTTTCTTTGCTCTTGAAGCATATGATCCAGGGAAACTCCGTGTCCTGGAGTTGCCGCGACGGCAGCAGCTGGAGCTTGTCCAGATGTTTGGGAAGGCTTCATTCCCAAGAAGGATTCAATACTGTTGAGTCCGTTAGATATTGATTTTTTGGCTTTATCTGATGCTCCAGAACCGAATACGGAATCTATGGCGCTTTCTGCCTGCCGCCCCGTGACCTTAGCAGCCCCAGAAAGAACCTCCCCTCCTTTGCCAGCAAATATAGCACTCAAAGTTTGATCTAGTTCGGTAACTCCAGATGTTAAAGTGTTGAATACTCCTGAAGCGGCTTGCCCCAGTTCGAACTTGGCTTGCTCTTGCTTAGCCGCCGTTTTTTCAGTGTTGAGGGCGATTTTATCCAACTGACTTAGAGCCGCATCTTGCCACTTACCTTCAGGGGTCTTTTGAAGATCTTGTAGATTTTTAATATCCTTGGTATTAGCGGTTCCGGAGGCTATCTTATCTAGGATGGCTAATACTCTAGTAGCCTCCCCAGCAGTTTGAACTCCGAATGTTTGACCAATGAAACCCAAGCCGGCTTGAGCACCCTCTTTAGTTCCAGTATTTATCCTTTGGTGAAACTGATCCAAGATGCTTTTAGCGAAATCTTGACCAAAATTTCCTTTGTTCAAACCCATCTGCTGGATCGCATTAAGGCCTAATTGAGCCTCTCTACTACCACTAACTTGCTGCCTCAATGCTCCGAGATCTACACCCTGAAGCCCTTGACGTACAGCAAACTGAGTACCTAATATCGTCCCGCCACCCAACCCCCTGCTAGCAGCTGCAGATTGAAAGAAGGAGTTAGCTTCTCCCTGGGACTTAGATATTGCATCGTTGACGGTTTCTACGGCCTTAGCAGCTGCCTCCGGACTCATGCCGTTTTTGGACAAGGAGGTCATAACTCCGAGCAACTTAGTGGAGTTCATGATTCCATTTTGATTAAGTGTCGATAGCAATCCAGCAGCAGCCTCTAAATAGTGGGGAACTTGAGATTTATCTAAACCAGAAGTGAAGGCTTTTTCTAGGATAGAGCCTAATTGGCGCTCAGCAACTTGAGTCCCACCCACTTGTCTGAGTTGTTCTCCAGCTTTAGTTATTTGTCCTGGCTCTACACCCATGCCCCTAGCGGCTGTTAGTAGGTTACTGGTGCGTGCGAATTCCCCTGCTGGAGATCTAGCAGTGCCGAAGGCAGAGGCAGCTTCAAGTTGAGTCGGCAATACATCTTGCACTTTAAAGCCAGTTTTATTGGCTATATTTTCAGTGTATACTCCCTCTAAAGGGGTTACACCTCTGGCGCTCAATTTTAACAGATCTGGGACTGCCTGTTTAAATGTTTCAAATGCTTCTGAAGCCCTATTCAATGCCAGAGAAGCTGCAGCAGCGGCTATTGCCAAACCACCTAAAGCTGCGATAGCCGGACCACCCAAGCCTTGAGCCTGTGCAGCTTTACCAGCCCCTAAACCGGCCTCTCCAACACCAATAGCTTCTCTCACGCCCGGTAGTTGGTTACCCACAGTAGTAGCGGCTCTAGCTGCTGCACCACCGAATGTGGGTCGGATTACGTTATCATCGCCTAGATTCAGTGTATTTTCGGATCTTTTAAGATTGGAAATGCTTTTCTCAGCATCAGCTATACGTTTTACAGTATCAAGGCGGGATTTAGATAAAGCGGCTTGTTTGGTTTCGTCACCAGCAGCACTTTTCATTAATTTATCGAAATTAGCCGCTTCTGCTCTCAACTTTTGAAGCTGAGCAGTCATCTGACTAAGTGCTGAATTTGTTTGACTTTTCAGGAAATCTATAGAGGAATCATCTAGAACTTTGGCACCATTCTTACCAAAAGCGGTATTAATGGTCTTTTGAAGATCCTCGACGCCTTTGGTGATCTGGCTAAAATCGGCTGAGCCTTGAATATTTATGGTATGTTTTGCCATTACTTATACTCATCCTCAAATTCTATCGGGGCAGAATCTTCCTCCTTAATTGTATCCTGTTTCTTAGTCAATTCAGAGGCTTCCATGCTATCGAACCAGTCTAGATCTGCCTTAGAGGGACCCATACCTAATGTACCGAATTCTTTACGTAATTCTTCATTTTCATCGAACTTAATAGCAAAAAATTCAATAAGAATTTCTTCCTCAGTATAGGAGTCCCATACTGGATCATTCCACAATACATTTCGTACCTTACAGATCTGCCATTTAGCAAATGATATGAGAGTCTCTCTATCTAACTCTTCCATATCCTTGGGGAGGCCAGTTCTATAGTAAGCAATGTATTTTAAAGCAAAAAATGGATCATTATTCGCTTTTGGAGCTGTCATCTGTTGGCGCCTTTAAAGCTTTATACCAATTAGACATGGATTTTTGTGCTTGGGAAAAGATTTCTACAGGGATATTCATATCTAAAGTGTCTAAGCCGTAGTCCATGCCTTCTTCTGAGGCATCATCGGCTGCATTCGTGAACCATGCTGGGGCTGATTTGAGGGTAACTTTGAGGAATCCTACGGCGTTGTTGATACCAGCAGTAGTTTTATCCAACATTTCCAAGGGGATACCTTCACTTAAGCGCGCTACTTCTACGCCAATCTTGGACATTTCCCTAACTGTTGGAATAGACACGACAAAATCGCCAGTGTACTGTTTTCCAGACACCGAACCTTTGATTTTAATTGAGAAGGGAATTTCTTTAGAAGGCAAATTTTTAGGTAAGTTGCTAATACGACTCATGATTTGATGGCCTTTATCTTTATATCTAAATCTAATTATCTAAAAATAATTATAACATAACGGGTACTTAAAGGGAAGTCTAAAGAAAATCCAGAAAGCTCCGATAGGGTACAAGTAAGTTGATTGTTGTCACCCGGTCAACTTATGGATCCTGGCACTGGATCAAGTTTCATCCGTTGGGGTCATCAGAGTTTTCTCTCCTTTCGCTCTGCTGGCCCCTTTAGGAGTTTTTATGGTTCTCTGGGCAATGTTAGTAACAACTCTTACTTGCTTTTTCGTATATATAATAGCGGAAATAGTTACCTTTCTAGCCAATAGAAAGAATACTATGATGCCGATCGACGATTCCAAAATGTGCAAAAACCACTTATGGAAAGAATTAAGAATAGTAAATCCAGATGCGGAACCTGGAGCAGAGGAAGAACGAGTAACTGCATATTGCACAGCTTGTGGATATGTTCCCCAACTAGACGCCATGATGAAACCTAAGAAACTAGCCGAAAACAACGTTCTTACTTTCGCTAGGGAAGAAGCTCTAGCCCAAAGAAAAGAATTTGATGATCTTGAGATGGAATTTCTGGAGCTTTTCTTAGGCAATGAAGCCGATTTCACCGCAGAGGAAAAAGAGCTGGTATCCAAGGGATATAGGGCTCATATGAAATTCATAGATTATGCCCCCCTACTACTGAGCTTGAAGGCTATGTCTAAAGCCTCTAAAAAGCTAGAGGAAGAGTTTAAAGCTCTGGAAAATTCAGCAGAAGCTGAAGCCCATAGGGAAGCATCGATTGTAAAACAAGAGTTAGAATTGTTGGAAATGAACAAACAGATTTCCAAGGAAGAGTATATTCAAAACGTTCTTAAAGATGCTCATGATTTCGATGCATATCTTAAAGAATTGGAGAAAGAAATAGCTAAATCCCAAAACCCTGACGAGCCCTAAAATTCCAGGTACCTTCCCATACGCCTCGGGCATTTAGCTGCCCTGTTCCACCCGCGAATTTACAGCCGTAAGCGGTGTAGATGGGGGTCTCCCTGTAGCTCGTAATCTGCCCCTGGCTGTTTCTAACCGGGGTGGAATCTACAATCTCTATAATCAATTCGGGCTGAAGCAAGATGGATTTAGGATCTTTTAGACTGTCCAAACTATAATCAGCCGCATTGTTGGATACTGATTGGCCGGAAACAGATGCATCTGGAGCTAATTTGATGAAGTTCAACGTCACAGAACATCTATGGCCGTTTTCTGCGTACTCAATGATCTGAAGATTGTCTAATTGAGGAATTTCTTCTAGACGGTTTTCGTGGGTAACAGATACTCCGGCGGCAAAGGCTACTGTATCCCCACCCAATTTTATATTAGCTCTTGCACCGGTAATAACTGCTGCCATTTTGATACCTTATATCATTAAAAAAGCCGCTTGAGCACCTTTGGGGTATCTTAAGCGGCTTTACGGGTTTCTAAGGATTTATTATAATCCGAAGCCTCTTTGTGCTTGGAATCTCCAAGTACCTTGCCAAATTCCGCGAGCTTCTAGACGACCAGTTCCACCTTCAAGTTTGCAGTTTTGCATGTAGAAGATAACCGCATCTTTGTTCAAATCATCAACGATTTCAACATCAAAGTAAGCTTGTGAACGCATAGCGTCTACGTTGCCGGGGATAACTCCCGTAGCTCCGAAACCTGCAGAAGTATCGATTCCGATAGCAGCCGCTGTGTTTGGGAAAACTGCACCAGCACCAGCAGGAGTAGGAGCTCCCACTGTAGCTTGTGGGGGAACAGCTTTAAATGTATTGATTGTGAAGTTACATTTATGGCCAACTTCGGCTAAGTCAGCTCTTTCCAATTGACCAAGAACATCAACATCAGCCAATGTATTTTCTACATCGACATCGATTCCGCTGATGAAGCCAACGAGTACGCCGTTGATCTTAACTTTGCCTCTGGCTCCCGTCACAACCTGGGACATAATTATTACTCCTCGAAATTATTACGTTTTCTTGAATTTTCTTCTTTTGTCAGGATTTGCAAATTACTAGGAACATGCAATCCGCAGACAGTCTTACCCTGTAATGGGATAATATGATCCACTTCATGTATTATACCAGTTTCCCTAGTCAACTTTCTGGCCAGAGTATAAATCTCTAATATTTTCTTGCGATCTTCAGCAGTTAGCCATTTTGGAGTGGCTTTTAGCCTCGTGGCCCTATAAGTTGCAATAAATGCAGCTACTTTATCTGCATTTTTCTTCTTATACCTGTGAACAGTAGCCAAGTATTTATCTCTATTTTTCTTCCGCCACTCCCTTTGCTCTGGCCATCTATTCCTCTTGGGCGTCCTAGCGTCTACTAATCTTCTACAAGGGGTACATTCTGGTCTCAACCCCGTAGAATGTTTACTAGCTTTCCCAAAGAATTCCGCCAGTTTATACTCCTTGCACTTAGAACAGACTTTGCCCTCGACCACGATCTACTCTTCCCCACCACTGAGAACATCAGCCAGGCTGGAATTGAAAAGCAGCCCATATAGACCAGGATTATCAATAGGTTGATTTTGGAAAAGAATCCTATCTTTAGTGTAGATAGCGTATTCTTCCCCATTATCACCCAAAAATATGAATTGATCTAGAGACTTATTCAGGTGTTTGAAGGTAAGGGCAGTGCCAGCAGGGATAGTTTCCATAACCTCTTGGAAAGAACCAATATTTTGGGATTGGCTAGGTTTGGAAGCGTAGAAGCCGTCATCCTCTTCGCTCTTGGTCAAGCCGCCTAGAGTTTCAGTAGCATTTTGGATATTAGCTTTTAATATTATTGGAGTTTTTGATGTCATAGCCTTGATTAATTCTTGTTTCAAGATAGGCATAGCTTTTTTAAGAAAATCTTGTTGATTTTCTTGAGCTTCTAGGCGTTCGTGAGCCTTCTGGAAAAGCTCCTTGCTAGTCATTTGCCCATGGGCTTTGCGGCGGCGATCGTCGAAGCCACCTTTATAGTATTTGTTCCAGTCTATAGCCATTAGTAGATCCTTAACCTGGTTTACTAAAAGTATATCATACGATAAAAGGCTTGGCATTTCGGGGTTTTATTAGAAAAATTAAAGGTTTCGGCTTTGAAAACCGATAGATATCTACAATGTTTATGGAGGATTCCGCATTGGAGAAGTTATTAAGCCCGATACAAGCGTTTAAATTGAGATATTTCCCCCTCTTAATGGTTTACTTTACCAGGGGATTTATTGCTCTAACAGCCGTAACTTCTACCTTCTTTATGAAGGATAAAATTTCCCTTAGTGCTGCAGAATTGATAACTTTGGGGATCTGGACTGGCTTGCCTTGGTCTATCAAAATCGTATTCGGATCTTTCATAGATGGAATTCCTATTCTTGGTAATCACCGTAAATCCTACATTTATTTGGGTAATTTTCTTATACTTTTATCCTGCGTTGGGATGGTGGATCATGCATCTACCCAGATTCTATTCAACCATCTAGGCCAATTCGGAGGTCTTCTGGTTACTGGGCTCCTAGCCACCACTGGAACCGTTGTAGCTGGAATTATTGCCAGTACCATGGCTATAGAATTAGTGGATAAAGCTGGAAACGTAGACGAGGAATTGGGGAATATTCAAGTTTTGACCCAAATAGCCCTCGCAATCGGGTCACTGGGTGCGGCAGCAGTCACAGGTTATCTGGCTGCCCACTTCGCAACAGCTACAGTATTCGGCTTAGCGGCTGTTTGCCCGATCATTTCTATAGTGTCTACGGCAGCTGTCAAACTAAATGAACCAGAACACGTTTCTGTGCTGAATAAGCCTCTAATCACAGCCGGCTTGATATATGCTGTCGTTTGCGTGCTTTGTGGGCTCTATTTGGCTGGATACGCTCAACCGGTGATCTTTTGCCTTAGTTTGACCGTTATTTCCAGCCTAATGTACTGGGTTACTAAATCCATGCCTCGAGATGCAAGAATTACTTTCTATCTCTCCATGGTAGCTATCTTCTTGTTCAGAACGGCTCCAGGAGCTGGTCCAAGTCTTTCTTGGTACTACATTAACAAGCTCGGGTTCGACGAAGAATTCCTTGGATTGCTGAGCCTTACCGGATCTTTGTTCTCCTTGGGGATTTTATGGTTCTTCATGGACTATATGGCCAAATCTAATATCCCCAAAATATTGACCTATTTGACTATCTTAGCTACAATTCTCTCATTACCGGATATCATGGTATACTACCATATACATGAAATGATTGGGATTTCTGCTCGTCACTTGATCCTGATCGATAGCGCAGCAGCTACAGCCATTGCTGAGTTATCCATGATCCCACTGGGAGTTGTAATAGCCAAAAGCGCTCCTCCGGAACAAAGAGCCATTTATATCAGTTTAACGGCCTCTTTAATGAACCTAGCCCTAGTATTCAGCGATCTTTTAACGAAGCAACTGAATACTATATTTGTAGTTACGAGAGAAGATTTCAGCCAATTGGGTCAATTACTGATCTGGAGTTTGATTCTCTCAACAGGACTAAGTATTTTAGGCTTGGTAGTCCTGAAAATCAACGAGCTCAGAAGAGCTTAAGGAGTTTTAACGGAGAAATCCTGTTCTAATTAGGGAGGTGTGCTATGTCGCACAAAATCGTTATTTGTCAAGATTTCGATATCCCCTACGTTGGGGGCTACAATAATGCTGGTACCATCGTGTATATCGATAGGCATCTTCCTAGGACGTTTAGGGCTAGTACTAACGTGAACGTGGATTTACATAAATATTTGATTATTCATGAACTTACAGAAGTAAGCATGATGACTAATCTTGGGCTATCTTTCAATGAAGCCCACAAAATAGCCTTGGGCGCAGAAATATCCGCTCTCCAAAAAGACGGCTGCCCCGTAGACGAATATTATTCCCAATTGTATAAGCATATTGATAAGAAATTACTGCCAGAAAACATCAGAATGGTTCCTAAAGATCTGAATTTACAGCCATATATAGATGATGAGCTGACTGCAGTTTTGGACGCAATAGCTAAATGCAGAAATTCTCAAGTCATTGAATTCATTGATGATTATCAAGAAGAGACTAATATTCTTCCATTCAGGAAAAAAGTCAGGGCATAATACCTAGTTATTAGGTACTGGAAATAGATCTAGTACCTAGATTAGGTATTTATCTCTATTTTTCCTTATAAAATGCCAAGTTACAGATTCTTATAAAGCTTTTTCTTTTTTATTCCGATGAAAACAATGTTAGACGGGAGGAATAAACTATGAAAAAATCTAATTCAGCATCAATAGCATTTTTCTGCGGAATAGCCGTGATGATGATACTTTTTAGTGTCTATTCTGCCTTCCAATTTGATGGTCAAGCTCAAGTGGCAGACATGCGAGAAAAAGCTATAGAAGTTTGCGAATGCCACGGCGGCCTAAAATCCATCACCCCGAACCATTTTGGTGAGCCCACCGTCATGTGCAAAGATGGTCAAGTTTATACAAGCATAAGCTATGCGGTATTTACTTGTAGCGAGGGCAAATAAGATGTCGATTTTAAGATACACGGAAAAGTGCAAAAGTTGGACTACTTGTGAGCATCAATATACTCGCTTGGGTTTCGAGAGTCACACTATCCTAGATTTCTGCTCCAAGTGCGGATATATAGCCGGCTCTAGTAATAGAGCTATAGCCAAAAAACACTTCTCAGTTTTTCTAGATTTATCCGTTATTCAGGAAGTTACTCAGGCTCAAACCGCCACGGAACTAAGAAAACACCTGTATACAGCGTATATCGGGGAATCTAAATTGTTGGGCAAGGTGAGTAAGGAGACCTCTGAAAAGTTGGATTTTCAGGTTGAAATCATAGCTCTTTTAGCCCCTCTGACCCCGTTATCTGTGTTGGACGGCTATAAAGACCTACTTTTTTAGGAGTCTAATGATGAAGAAAATATTATTATTGATAATTTTCTCAATGATTCCAGCTGCCTGTGCTACCACTTACGATATCAACGAGCAGTGCACGGCGTACCAGCCCGGAGGGAAGATTTGGATATCCCCATTCACCACACTGACCGTGATTGAAGTACGTTTACGAGAAGATAGCATAATTTACCACGGATATTTGAATCACTTTGGCGTAGCTACAGATGAAGTGGCAAATTATAGGGGGCCATTATGTCGTTAAAATATGCCTTTCTACTACCTTTCTTGACCACTGGCTGTATAACTGTGAACACAGATAGACCGCCTCAAAGCGAAGTTTCTGTACGTCTCCACAAGGAATATAGGCTATACAGCTTACATGACGGTTATACGCCCCAGGAAGTTGCGGATCGCACCTGTAGAACGCTCAGAGCCGATAACGAAGTGGAAGCAACAGACATGAACATGATTCTCTTGGGCAAATTCAAGGATAAAAGAGGTAGGGTTTATCTTAAATATGATCTAGACTATACCTGCGAATTAGCAGGTTTACATCAAGAAGGAGATAATTAATGCTAAATACTTTGATTATAATTCTGGTTTCTATTATGGTGGCTTGTGGAGTCATCATATTCGAGGATGGGAAATCTACCCATAAATACGTTCCTAAGATATTTGCTGGAGCTGCGGTAGGGCTAATAGCCGTTATTTTGCTGCAGGTTATTTTAGAGCATTTCCTCCTGATTCCTTTCCTGGGAGTTGCAGCGTATTTGATGTACTACAAACCAGAATACAAGTTCTGGTAGAAAGATCTAACGTGAGATATACTAAATTCCTACTTTTGTTTATCTTAGCCTTCGCGCAAGGGTGCGCCACCTTTGGGGAAGTTGATCCTCAGGCCAAGCCATATTTGGACTCTTTCGTGTCAGAAGCCCATGAAAGGGGCTATTACCCCAACGTAGACAACTTGTCTATTTATATTAAGCCCAAGGATTCTTTATCCATGGAACTAGTATCTGACAATGCTCTGGCATATTGCATGCCCCTAGCCATAGGTACCAGTAGAGACCGAGATTTCATTCCCAGCTTTGGGGAATACATCATAATAAGTAAGGAATATTGGGATGCTGCCCCAGATGCCGGTCGAGAAGATACCCTATTCCACGAATTAGGCCACTGCATTCTCAATAGAGTTCATACAACTAAGCTACTTCCAATGTGGGACGGAACCTACCGACCAGCTTCTCTGATGTATCCTACTGATTTTCCTGGTATTATCTACCTAGAATATAGAAAAGAATATATAGATGAGCTGTTTGAAAACGCACCCTTCTATATAAAACACAGACTCATGGAAAACGGGCCAATTAAGGCAACAAAGTAATATAATTAATGTATGAGAAAGTATTTGTGGTTAACAGTCAAGATTTTGATTTTCCTGGTTGTTCCGGGCTCTCTTGTTATTTATGGGTTACATTGGTTATTAGTGCGAAGTAAACGAAAGCTTAATAGCGGCGAACCTTATTAAACGTTCGCTTCGTTCGAGATAATAAGGAAGTTTTTTGGCCCAAAATTCAGACAAAAAAGGGGATCCGTTAAGATCCCCTTTCCTTTTTACCTCAGATTCTCAGGTATTATGCTGATTGTTTTGTGTCGCCAAGAGTGAAGGTTATGAAAATAAAATCAAGGCCTTGGACCGGTTTTATTTCGACTTGAACAGTAGCTGTGTTTCCAACAACCTCAACCAAGAATGTGCTTTCTACGAACCCTTGTGGAGCATCTGTGCTTGGGCTAAGAATTTGAGCGTTGAACAAGTTGATCAATTGGCTACGGATTCTGTTTTTAATGGAGTTAGCACTAGCGACAGTTACTTTTTTACCAACGAAAGCTGTTTCTGCATCGCTACGAATTGTTTTGGCTACGTATTGGGAAGCTTCAACTACGGATCCACGGTTGAATACGAAAGAGTCGTCAATTCCGTATGTTGTGTTGTCAACAACGATTCTGTACGCACCAGCATTTGGCTCAGCAAATGTGACACCAGCATTAATTGCATCATCGTAATCGATAAGTGGGTTGAAGTCACCAACTACTACACCAGTTGAAGGAGTTACGTAATGGCCAACACCGCTAACTGCCATATATTTAAAGGTTTCTGGCTCACCGATTGGTGTTCCAAGACGGATACCAGCGATAATGGCAGCCATGATGTGTGGTTGTTTCCAGGCTAAAGCACCAGTAGAATCAACTACTAACACGTCTTGCATTGCCATTTGAAGAGTATACAAGTTCAAGCCAGCGGCATGCTCGTAAGCAGCTTCTTTTGTGGAAACTCTATAACCTACAACACCTTGGGCTTCTTTACGGTTTTGGATAGTTCCGCGAAGTACTAAGTGACTAGCTAAAAGAGCGTGAACGGCTGCAACAACGTAAGTAGAACTTGGGTCAGTAATACCAGAGGTTAAGTCAACTGAAGCATCTTGGCTGATACAAGGGACGATAACGTTCAGGTCGATTCCTAAGGCAGCTTGAAGTGCGGCGGCGAAGTCAGAGTTAGCAGAAGCACCTTTTGCTCCACCGGCTAAGCTAGCTGGGCCTTCAGCGTCTGGTAAGCCTTTAACAGCTTGGGCAGAAATAGCAACTAAGTTAGATCCTGCGAAGAATTGAGCTACTTCGTAAGCATCCATTTTAATACGAGCTGGCATTAAACCGGCAGCAGAGAAAGCACCAACAGCACTTACTTGGTCAAGAACAGTAGAAGGCAAGTTAGCGTATTTAGCAGCGCTAGCAACTGTAACCCCTGGTAAACCAGAAAGAGCAGTAACCAAGCTACCGATTGTTGGGTAGTTAGCGAATAAAAGTGTTACAGAAGAGGGGGTTGCGCCTGTTTGAGCAAGAACCAAGCTAGTAGAGTTGATAGTAACTGTAGCAGCAGTAGCTCCACCAGTAGCAGAACGACCAATCATAAGTGGGATGTCCCCACCAACTACTTCAGAAACTGTAACACCATCGCGTGGTTGAACTAAAACAAGGTCAGCAGAAGGTTCGGTAGCAGCAACTGTCAAACCAGCAACCAAAGCCAATTTAGTTAAAGCTGTAGAAGCAGCTAAGATTTCGAAAGAACGACCGAAACCATCTCTTTGGTGGTTAGCAGCGGCGTTCATTGTCAATGTAAGAACGCTAGCACCGCTAGCTGTGATTCCAGTTAAAGCGCCGTTAATTTGGGTAATTACGTCAGACATTGTTACTGGAGTAACGAATGTAACTGTTACTGGGGCAGCACCGTCTTGGGCTATAATCAGAGTTTCGCCATCCAGGCCAGAAATACTAGAGACGGCAGCAGAACCAGTTACTGTAGGAGCAGCTTCAGCTGTAAGGGTGTTTTGATATGTGATTCGGTTTCCACCAACACCATATTCAAGAGCAGTTAAAGTACCATAGCTATTTAAAGCGGCATACGTAGCTTGGAGGGAATGGTTGGTTTTGTAAACGAGGATAGTTTGAGCTCCGTTTACACCAGGAGTCAAGGATGGGGCAAGAGCTACCAAAGCGGCGTCAACGATTGGGCCAGTTTTATATTTGGCTTGTAAAGCACTGAAACCACTAGCAGAAAAGCTTTGGATGCCTTCAGCAGATCCTGGGGCACCTGCGTCAGCTTCACCAACCAACAAAAGAACACCAGTAGTAGAGGAAGCAGCACCTGCACTTAAAGCCACTTGGCTTACTGAGTAAGCGCCGGGCTTGCGAATCGTACTTCCCGAAAATTGTTTTGATATCGCCATGTTATAAAACTCCTAAGTTCGATAAATCTTGTTGCTCTAAAACTTTTTTATTTAAATCTGGGTAATCGCTCAGGAATAAAGACCACTTAAGCTTCGCCTTTTCGGTCCAAAACCCTTTAATCTCTATAATTGTACCATCTTTAAGTCTGAAATCAGGGGAATAGGTCATTCCGTTGGATAACTTGAACTTGGGTTCGTATTCCCAGGATATACCATTTGAATCCAACCAATTAGCATAGGCCAATTCCCAACTGCTCCTAACTTTAAAGGAGCCCTGAATACCATTATACTGAAATATTCGACCCTTCCACTGAGGGGGCTTATTGCTGTTTTTGTCAGATAGAAAGGCTTTAGTGTTTTGCGAGTGTTTTAAACCAGCAAATTGATTACCATTTTTATTACAATACTCTTTTTGCTTTTGGCTAAGAACCTTTTTAGTTTCTTCAGAATGATGAGTTCCTATCCTAGCTTTTTGGGCTAGTTTTAGACATTCACTCGATTTTTGTCTATGCTTATCCGTTCTCTCATATTTACCAGGTTTTATACACTTTAAACAATTGGGTTTTTTGGCTCGTTTTAAGGGTTGATACCCCCTATCTGATCCGCAAGCGTTACATTTAGTTCTATAAAATAGCTTATAGCATCCGTCTTTTTCTTCATGTCTGATCCAATCTTCGGGATCCACATTACTAACGGATAATGCTTTTTCATAGGATTTTAATTGATTCCTATCACCAGAGGCCATAATTAAAACTTTAAAAATACTTCGTTGTATAAATCTTCATCTTCTGAACCAGATAAACCCTGCTTTTTCATGAAAATCCAGAGGCCGTCTTTTTGCCATTCTCTGGATTTTCCTAGTTTTATCTGTTTGTCAAACCATCTATCAAAAGTGACTTTGGGCTTGGTAGGAGCTTCAATCTCAACAACTTCCTGAGGCAAAGGTTTAATTTCGTTCACATATTTTTTAGACATATAATCTCCTTTGAGCGGTGTTCTCGCTTAATCTTGATTATATCATTGGAATTTAAGATAATCAAGTCTGGGCTTTAAACAAAAAACCCCAGTCAAGGGAGGGCATCCTGACCAGGGCAGAGGAACGTTTTAAGCCCCTCATTTGAATTATATAGCATTTTAAAAACGTACCCAGTCGGGTATTCTGGGTACGTTTTCGCATATTTCTTAAATATCCAAAATTGACAACTTTTCGGTTTGTTCTGGATATACCAAAAATACCGGAAAGTGGTACTTTTGGAACATTTTAAAGCAAATGTAATACAGAAAATTCTTGTTATACATGTGTTACTATGGTCTAACCCAGTATTCCCATTTAGCTTTTACGGATTTATCCGGAAAGTCTTCTTCATTAAGCTTAAGAAGGCCTTTATTCCAGTCCATGGGAAAGAAAATAGTGGCGTTAAAGCAGTCTTCTTCGATCTGGGTTATATGGAAACTAGTGGCTAAGGGGATGGTTTTACGGTAGATTTCTCCGCCCCCAGCCACAAATAGATTTTCACAACCTTCACTTTCGGCCCAAGCTATGGCGGATTTGACGTCGGGGAACACATAAGCTCCCTTAATGCTTAATGGCATATCGGAAATTACCAAATTTATTCTATTTTTTAGAGGACTACCTATGGAGACGAAGGTATTATAGCCCATAAGTACATATTGATTCGTAGTAAGGTGCCTGAAACGCTCTAAATCGGCTTTTAGAGGCCATATAAGAGTATTATTGACTCCTAATTCCAGGTTCTTTCCTATAGAGGCTATGATCGAAATACGCATTATACGGCTACCTTTGCTTTAATCGAGGGGTGCGGATTATAGCCCTCTAGTTCAAAATCCTCAAATTTATAGTCAAATATGGAATCCGTCTTTCTCAGAATATTAAGTTTGGGTAAAGGTCTAGAATCCCTACATAATTGGATTACTACACCATCTAAGTGGTTATTATATAAGTGGGTATCTCCGCCTACCCATATGAACTCCCCCAGACCAAAGCCACATTGCTCAGCAACCATGTGCGTTAGGAGAGCATAAGAGGCTATATTGAATGGGACGCCCAAGAAGATATCGGCGCTGCGCTGGTAAAGCTGACAACTGAGGCGATTCTTATTATCTACCCAGAACTGAAAGAGGCAGTGACATGGGGGAAGAGCCATTTGGGCTAATTGGCCTGGGTTCCAGGCTACTACTACGGCTCTCCGAGAATGAGGGTCTTTCTTCAGGAGTTCTACAACATTAGCTATTTGATCTATGCCGTTGGAATTACGCCATTGAGCTCCGTAAATAGGCCCTAAGTCACCGTTTTCATCAGCCCATTCGTTCCAAATGGTGACTCCGTTGTCGTTAAGGTATTTAACATTCGTATTACCATCCAAAAACCATAGCAATTCATGGACTATAGATTTCCAGTGAAGCTTTTTGGTGGTAAGTATGGGAAATCCTTCATTTAAGTCGAAACGCATAGTTTCGCCAAATAAGGATTTGGTGCCGGTTCCAGTACGATCCGGCTTATCTACGCCATGTTCAAGGAGTTTTCTGAGAAGAATTGAATATTGATACATAGAGCCCTCCAGTATTCAAGACTAGCATAAAGGGCCGGTATCAGTCAAGATTACGGGTAACTGTCATAATTCGACAGTATCTAGTGTCTTTTTGACACAAAAAAGAAAGCCCCCTAAACACTTAAGCTTAGAGGGTTTTCCCGGGAGGCGTGAGGTCGCTATCGACTAGATTATCCGATAAGTACTGGAGCTACCAAGTTGTCGATAATTACGTTTTTACGTGGAGCTTGGATTACGATCATACCGTAGAGCAATTGCAACCATTGGTAAGAGGTGTTGGTTACGGCCAAGTCGTATTTAATCAAAGATCCTAATTGTTTCCAAGAAAGAACGTCTGGATCGTGCATTAACAAGTAAGCGCGGTTAGAGCCAGGCAATCTCAGGTTTTCGTCAAGAACGTACGTTGCACCAGAAGTTGTAACAGCCAAACGACCGATGAATTCCCAACCAGCAGTTGTTCCGACTGGAGCTCTGAACACGTTCATGTACAGTGGCATTCCGGAGAATGTGATTGTAGCAGAAACGTTTTGACCAGCAGCAACGGCTTGTTCCATGTGAGCAGCTGGAAGCGTTTCACCATCAGCGTAAACAGCGGAAACTACATAAGAATATGTTCCAGCAGAAGCAGATGTGAATTTAGAAGCCATGTCACTAGGAGCAGAAGTACCTGTAATTACTGGGGCGCTAGAAGCAGAAACTGCAACAGCCAAAGGAACTTTTCTTGCACGGTTGAAAATTGAAGGTTTGAATTTGAAGTTCAGAGAACCCATGAATTCAGGAATTAGGTAACCGGCAGCAGTTCTGTCACCAGGACGTACGCGTTCTTTTGCATAGAAGGCTTTGCTGAAGTTAGAGTGGATATCTGTAGCTAAGTACATATCCATTGGCATACCAAAGTTGTTGATAGCGCGTAAGCATGCGGCTTCGCAGAGGTCTTCGTCCAAGCTAGAACCTTCAGCGTCGATGATTACTGTATCATCAGTTCCAACTACGCTGTAACCAGCGAAAGCTGTTGATTGGAATGCAGCAACTGATTGTTTTGAACGGATAAGTTTGTCTACACCGTCGTATTCAAGAGCGTTGATAGCTGAGTCAGCATCAAACATAGCTCTTTCGTTACGGGCTAACAATTCGATAGTTTTGTTTTTTACTTCGCGTGCAACAACTGGTCCGTGAGCAGCTTGGATCATGGTCAAGTTGTGTTGTACGCTACCTTGTGTACCAAGGTACTTAACTACGTATACTTCACGGTTATATGAAGCATCAGTTGCTGTAGGTGTTCCACCCATTTGGAAGAATGGAGAAACTTCAGCACCGTAGCTGTTTTGTACGTTGAATTGGTGTACAGTTTGGCTAACTTTTTGTTTTATAATGTCTTTCCACAAACGGAGATGTTCCATGGAATATGTAACCAGTTTCAAGGTGCGGTCAAGGTCTTCGACTGCAAGGGCAGCACCACCAGTTAATTGTCCAGGGGTGTCGACGGCATATTCGCCACCGACGGATAACGCTTTTTGGAGTTCTTCAACATCTTGTACAGAATGTTGACCAAAGCCAGTCATGCTTTGGTTTTCTAATTGATAGTTCATTGTTTTTCCTTACTTTCTTTTAAAAATTAAAAACTTATATATTATTCTGGGGAATTTCCCATTTTAACGGGGGGCTAAACCCCCCGCTGAATTATCTTTTTGCTACTGCTCTATCTAACAATTCACGAGCTGTTTGGTCAAAAATGTAACCAGTTTGTTCTAACTCGATTACATGTTCCATAGTGAAGTCTTGTGCCATTCTTCTGGATTTGACTAATTCTTCAGCTACGTCTAACAGTTCAGATTTTGAAAGGCTTGGTTTTTCAGATTTTTCAAACTTTTCAACAACTTGCATGCTAGTAATAGCTTTAGGCCGTTGTGGCTTGTTAGCGATAGATTTAAGAAGTTCTTCTTGTGCTTTCAAAGACTTACGAAGATCTTCATTTTCTTTGCGGATGCTAGAAGTAGCTTCTACGACGGCAGATTTAATGAGGTCTGTTTGTTCTTTGCGAGCTTTTTCCAAGATTTCAGCTTTAACAGCCAATTCTTTAGCTTTTTTCAATTCCATATATTCAGCGAATTCAGCGTCAGAAAGGCTTTTCTTCATCAAAGCAGGAACTTGGATTTGATCGTCTTCTTTTTTCTTAGCGTCAGCGTCGGTTTCTTTTTCTACGATTTTTTCATCGTATTTACCAGCGCGGTCACCGTCAGTGTCAACTTGTGGAACTTCACTGATTTGGGTAGGACGGCCAGCAGCTCTTTTTTCGTCTTTTTCAGCTTTAGGAACTTGGGCCATTGCTTCGTCAGCAGTTTCTCTTTCTGGTTTTTCGTCTTTAATCATAGACTTAGACATTGGCGCTTCTTCGAAGATTTCTTCGATCAAAGAGTCAATAGCGTCTACGACTGATTTGTTTAACTTTTCCATTAGTTACCCCTATTAAAGCATCAATCCAGCAGCTTTAAGAGCAGCTAGAATGGCATTGATTGCAGCGCGGTTAGCTTGGATGTCGGCAACGGCAGAAGCTAAAGCAGTGTTGATAGCGGCGTCGCTATATGTGTTGCTTGTAGAAACTGTGATAGCGGCTACTGTTCCTGGGCTAACGGCAGCTACGTCAGCAGCTGGTACGAGAGCTTCTGCAGCGTTAATAGCAGCGGCAATTTCTTCACCGACTGGAACGCTAGCTGTAGCGATGATTAAGGCGTCTTGGGCTAAGGTTGAAAGGGCCATGGATTAATACTCCAATTTATAGTGGGTTAAATCTTTACTAATAATATCATAAACTAAAACGAAAGGGCTAGAAGTCGCCTTTGATTTCGGGATATTTCTTGTTCAGGCGATCTTGCATGCATTCCCAAATCTGGGCTCTAGTACAATGTGGGTATAATTCTTGAATCTTATTAAGGACTTCCATCATTGATGATTTGTAAAGCTCCTTGGACATCTTTTTGAGTTTTCCGGGCTTTACTTCAGCTTTTATTGCTTCGTCAGCTAGTGTGACGTCCTTAGGTTTCTTATCTAGGTCTTCTTGGGCTAGTGCATCACCCTGAGTACGTGCGGCTGGGGCTTCAGTAGCTGCTCCGGCGCCCACACCAAGGGTTTTTTCGAGCAAATTCAGTACTTGTTTAGCTGTAAATACTGGTTTTTCTTCAGTTTTTGCTAAAACTTGAAGGTTTTCAGCGGAAGAATTGAATTCCAGATCTGTTCCGGACATAGATTTGACCAAATCAACGAAAGAATCCTGATTCACAGGGTTCATAGTCAGTGCGACAGCGTTAATTTGGCATTTTTTAATGATTTTGCCATCTTGTCCAGCACGTTCTAGGATCTTACCCTCTACAGACATGCCCATTTTGAGCTTGTCTGACTTGTTTAAGGAGGACATGATCTGGTGTACGGACTTGGCTTTGTCGTGATTCTTGAAAAGTCGACCTTTTACGAAGAATCCTTCTGGAGTTTTCTTGTAGGAATCCAAAGAACCTAGAATATTTTCAGGACCTTTCAAGTGATCCCAGTTCAAAAGGCCACGACCTTCGTCGATTGGGGAAGCATCTATCCCTTCTGGGAGAATAACTTCGCCCTGACGGTCTTTAGAAGAGGTAGAAGCTAACCCTTGGACAACCCATTCCCCATCCGCACCCTTGGCTAATTCAGCAGGTATAACAAATTTGAAGTCTTTTTCGAACATTATAAGCCCTTAAAATAAAAAGCTCTCTCTAAGGCAATTATACCATTAGCTATTCTTCGCCTTCGAACACTTGGACGGTCTGGTTTTCCAACCCGATTTCGGCATTACCCGCTGTATCTTTAGGCACTTGCGGGATAACGTCGATAGAATCGATGAGCAATACTTTATCTTGACGCCATGAATGCTGGACGATACCACTCAAATTGAAGAAGCGGCTATAAACCACGTTTCCATCGTATTCCATGTTACGGTGGAAGTCGGATCCGCTGTAAGTATCGAGCTGGAGCCCGCGTGCGGTCATATCCTTTTTACGACTGAGCACGAAATATTTAACCAATGTATACAAATACTTAGTTAAAAGTGCTTCCTTAGTGTGGATTCCCAGGATAAGTTGAGTGTGTTCGATGTTACCGTGGATATAGAATTCGTCGTAGTTAATGGAACTTACGATTTGGAAAACCCCAGGCACGTTGATCTGAGAACCTGGCTCTACGTAGACGGTTTTAGCACCTACGGCATTGTTGATCCCGCCTATAATGGCGAACTGGTTGCCTTCCGCATCCTGGATAAGCTGGTTAATATGGACGACAGACAGGTCTACTGAGTCGGGGATGGTTACGATCCCGGTTCCTTGATTATACGTGCTGATAGTGAAGCTAGGCACGATTACGGTGGAAGCCAGTTGTTCTGGGGTTGTGTACGGGCGGTCGTAAAGGTAGACGAAATCCCCCATATGGGCGTTTTCAGTTTGTTCCCGGTCGTCAGCTAGCTGGATGGAGATGCATGGCAGATTAGCGTTCACGAGGTTATAGGAATGTACAATGCTAACTTCTTGATTTTGGACGATTTCTACGATTTTATCTATTTCACGGTGACCGTATTTCTTACGAGCATACTTCCGGCCTAGTTCACCAAAGACGTCCCATATGACCGAAGGGTCACGGCGAGCGTTATTTAAGCCATCTTTCAATATTGACTCTACGACGAGGTCTGGAAGCTTAAAAGACATGATTTTATCTCCATTTACAGCTAGGATATTTGGTTATATCCTCTAGATTTATTATATTTCTTTTTGCTCTATTATCCTCGGCTTTCAGATATTGAAGATTTTCAAGGACGTGAAAACCAGATACCAGCTCTCCTCTAATAGGTATTATATGATCTACTTCATAACCCTCAGGGCATCCCATATAAAACTCTTTAATGGCCCTCAAATCCGCCCACTTAGGGGTGACTTTAAATTTTTTTGTTCTATATTCGGCCGTTATGGCATTGTATCTAGCTTTATTACGAGCGTGATGAAGCCGGCTGTACTCTCGTCGTTTCCTCATGTACTCCGGATCATTCTTCAGTAGTTGATGATACAGCCTAGATTTGGAGTTATGATACTGTTTAGTCCGAATATAATAGTTATGGTCTGAATCCGGGTGATTTAATCTATAATTTTTGCAATTTTCCCTATGTTTGCCAGAATCTCTATAAGCCTTATCTGCTATTTTTGAACAATTCTTGCAATGAGCTTTCCTGAAAAGTTGGCTGGCATAACCTCCTTTTCTGAAATCTTCTAATGGTTTTAATATGTTGCATCTAGTGCAAACTTTACCTTGCTCTTCCATCTAGCCCTCTAGATCTTGTTATTTCTACCCTTAATTATAGCCCTAACCTAGGGTAAAAGCTCAATATTTGGTAACTTTCTAAAGTTTACTGAACATTATCCGATACAGTAAATGTTCATAAGTTCTCCAAAACGGGAACTAACTTCGGTTTTAGTTATTTGTCCGAAGTTAGTTCTTGGAGGACAACCCCTCTTTGCAATCTCTTACTAACTCAATGATTTCTTTCATATCTTTTCTTGCTAAATTATGATAAACCACTTGCAAATCATTCCAAATAGGCTTAATTTCTTCTTTTTTGGCCTCTAACTCTTCATCAGTCATAGATACAATTTGTACGAGTTTTTCAATTAAGGCTACTAATTCTTGATTTTTGTTCATTTTTTAATCTCCATCTAAAGTTTCTACCTAATTATACCGATATATTGGGAAATTGAGTTTATAAGGGCTAGAATCATGCTTAAAGAAGATTATGAAGAAATTTTAAGTATCTATTTGGAGTACTTCCAACTCCATATGGACTTAGCGGATTTGATTGAGTTGTACCGCATCGGGCTTCTAGCCCGCCCTTATGACACCCAGGAAGAACGTATACCGGATAGTTTACTTTGGCGTCAGTAAGTCACCGAATCCGTGACATATTAGAAAGGATTAATCATGCTCAATGAAATCGATAGTTTAGGTCCAGTAGGCTATCTAGCCCTGATTATATTGATCTTTGTGTTTTTATTTATTCTTTATTTAGGCATGTTGGACGGGGAATAGCCATGATAAGTAAAAAAATATATAACATGGTTCCAGCTTTAATACCAACGAATAGCAGAACTTGCCCCTGGAAAACTCTAGGAGAAGAGTACGCGATCCGGGATGCTCACACTAACGAACTGATAGGTTTGGCTTCTTTTGGAGCTGATCGTTTAGGGGGCGATACAGCTTACTTCAATGTGACTTTGACCAAATTTGAATGGAATTATGAACGAGCTCAACTCATCAGCAATATAGATATTTCCCAAGCCTTCTTAGAAGGTTTCTACTTGTACAAAAACTGGGAATCTGTGTCAGATCCAGTAATCAGAGGTTTGGTAGCAGTCAATTTATTAGCTTGGGGCGATGATCCTACCGGCCCTCTGGGCATTTATGGAAATCTTTGGAATAATTACACCCCCAAACCAGAAAAGCTATCTTTGGTTTCAGATACAACTGAACTCCGTGGTGGTGACAAACTCTTAATCAAGTCGGACTTTTACGGAGAATGTAGGGGAACGCTCCTAGAGGCTGCTTATGCGCCAGGCCACAAGTTACAATACGTCCAGACTGGATTCAGTTACTGTACTTCCAACTCCGGAAACACCATCTATACGCTGGGAATCAAGGTTCACATAAGCAAGGCTGATATCAAGGCTAGAGAATCTCAAACTGGGCAAGAATTTGGTACTTCACAAGTATATTTGATAACCAAGGAATAATTATGCTTACAGAATCCGAAGTTATAGAAGCTTTGGCCGCAGCAAAGTCTGAACTAGAAGAAACTTGGAAACTAGATTGGGGTTGGATATTGAAGCTTTCCGGAAACTCAACCCTTAACATACGGAGATTATTATGAAAGCTATTCAAGACCTTAAAACAGGTGACAAAATATACCTTTATGATGGTGGAATTCAAGATATAACTGAGGTTAAATTAGGGGTAGTGGAGGCTATTTCCCCAGGAGAAATTCCAGATATAGACGATGACGGTAATCATCTAGATACCTGGGCCAAGTTTTACAGCGTACAGATACGTCCGGTTTCAAAGGCTTCCAAGAAATCCAGATGCATAAGGGATGAATACGCACCCAATACTCTCTTTTGTGAGACTAAAGAGGAGTTGGCTACCATGTATAGACATGTGACTGAGGGTAGAATAGATAGATTCTTGAAATCTAGGATTTAACATATCGCCTTAGTGCAGCCCTATCCTTCTGTTTTTCCTTAGCTTCTTCCTTATGCTCTGCGTACCATCGCTTCTTACGTTCCACGGTTTCTTCCATATGGGTGCGGTCGTATTCCCCTACTGCTAGTACGGCTTCATAGCCTTCCCGTTCATATTGAGGCCTACGGTACTTTACGTAGTAGCAATCCTTGCATAGCTTCGTATACCCATCCTTGGCTTCCTTACGGGCGTAAAAGGCCTCTACGGGCTTTATAGAGCCACATTCTTTACATGTCTTGGTGGTTGGGGGAGTACCCCCGCTAGGGGGGTTTATGTTGGTGGAATTAGTCATGGTGGGGGGTCTTACTCGTCCTCTTTTTTCGCATTTTCTTGCATTTTATTAAATAACTCAATAGTAGCATGTTGATTCTTATAAAGATTTTCAATTCTATTGAGATATTGTTCGATTACTTCTTCTCTAGATTCATAGAAATAAGAGAACTGTCTGGCTATCAGAGGGACTTTAAGGGTTAAGTGTTCAGTTTTCTTAGTATTAAGTCTTTTAAAGACCACATATTCCTGGTTAAAGACTCCGGCTACTTCTACCTCTTCTATATTCCATATATCGAAGTATTGTAAATCGATAAGATTCTTCGTCTCTTTATGGAGCCATACAACCATTCCCGGTTTTAAATCTTTGAGATCAACCATTTACATGTATCCTTTGTTTCTGTGTTTTCCATGACTTAAAGTATACATGTAAAAAAGGCTAAAGTAAAGTGCGGTATATGCCGATAAGCATCCAAATATAACCTTTTAGGGGGCATCATGTTCAAAGTGGGTCAAAGAGTTTACTGCGTTGACAAAAGATATAAAAGGCGTCTCTATGCTTGTGTGCTAAAGAGTGTACCGATAGGAGATGATACAGAATATCTAGTGGAAACACCTAGATATGATCATTCCATCATCATTGGTGAGGAATATACACTCATATTCGCTGATCTGGAAGAAGCTAAACGAGTGGTTTTAGATCACTGGAAAAAAGAGTTAGCTGAAACGGAAAGCGAATATCCGGGCTACGTAGGATATATAGGAAAACTAAGAGAAGCCTATAAAAGAGATGTGGAAGCCTTATGGCGAGAAGCTCAAAATCCCTATTTTAACCCTAAAGGTAGAGATGCAGATCAGGGGACTTCTTTATATTGGAAAGTGAGTCGATCATACGGCGATCTTCTACAAGAATGTAGAGTTGACCATGAAACTGTATGGCGAGAGGCTATTTACGAAAAAGAGAAGGAAATTCAGAGGATTGAAGCTTTAACTAAAGAAGACTTTGAATAATGCCGATAAGTAATATGTAAGTAGGGAAACAACCATGGAAGAAAAAACCAAGGAACAAAAGCACGCCGAATCATCCAAGCGCTATTACCATAAGAATAGGGAAATAATTCTCGAAAAGGCTAGGCTGAAAAGAAAGGCAGGTCTAATCGATCGGGCAGAATATAACAAAAAATATTATGTCGAGAATAAAGAGAGGATCAATGAATACGCGAAGAACTATAGACGTCTTAATAAAGATTATTATGATCAGTATGGAAAAGATTATTATAGGGCTAATAGAGAAAAGGCTTTAGAGTACAACAAAAAGTGGGTTGAGGACAATTATGAACGCAGATTGGAAATAGCTAGGGATTATGAACGTAGGAAAAGAGCTAAAATCAAGGAATTGAAGTAAAAGGAAGAATCATAAACGTGCGGTTTTATTGGTTTCTTTCTTTTACATTCCCCTAAAGTTTCAGCTAGCAATACCGATAAGTAATATGTAAGTGATGAAGAACAAGAACCAAGGAGTAAGCCATGCAAGACCAAGTAACCATAATCAAAGCCATAAACGAACTAGTAAGCTATGCAACCATGGAAAATAAAACATCTTTATCCTTGCCTACCGGTCTAGAAGTAGGGGATGCCGTGGTTCAATATAGAGATGTCTTGGTAGCGTGCGGTTTTGAAGTTAGACACTTTAAACAAGCTAAATTGGTAAGAATTACTTGGGGTTAATCCCATGTTATGGTGCATCTGTGGATAGGATATTCCACGTTCTCGGAAACGGCTATAAAGCAACTGAACTCTATCTCTAATCCCTGATTTTTAAGGGATTTCTCATTTATAAGAGCTTGAGTATAGGCAATTGGATCTACGTCTTTCTCCAAGATAAGGCCTTTAGCTCCTGTTGTTCTTGCGTTATCTATAGCTGCTATTAGTTCATATGGACTCATAGGTTATTATCTCCACCAGTAAGGATATCTACCAGGTCCTCTAGGGTTCATTTTGTCGATAGCTTTGGTCATTTGTTCTTCTTTGATAGGTTTAATTATGCCTAGTAGTCTTTTAATGAAATTAAACATGTTAAATCCCTACCTCACTGTAACAGTGTAAACCACGTATTCTTGTTCATTATAACTCGGTGCGGATACCGTTACTATCATAGTCTTCGGATCTGTGCCCAAGTCGCCCAGAGCTTCACTTATGAGCTTGGAAACAGCATTTGTGAGCTCACGCTGTTTAATTAGTTCCCAATTGGGATTGGCCATCAGTTCAACGGATATCGATCGTGTCGTGGTTAACATGGGTTACTTTCCTTCTTCTATTAGTTTTCTAAGTCTTCCAATTTCTTCCACGGCTAAATAGAATGCTCGTGCGGATACTTGAGGCTCTGTCCCCATAAAAGGGGAATTGGCTCTATGGATAAAAGCCGGTAACTCGTTAAAAACGTTGAAATCTAGGCTTTGGTTGCACAACATGATCAAGAGGTTAAGATGTTCAGTTTGTATACTGCTGAACGTAGCTTCCCCATCTATCCATTCCCTTTTAACCAAGTCTTCCATTATAAGTTTTAGTTCTCTTAGCCCATCTTGAACAAATCCAGCTTTCAGGTTATCTTTATGTAACTCTAAGATTTCCAAGTATTCTTTGGCTAATACCCCGAATCTCTCTACGTTGTCCATGTTTTGTTTCCTATCCTAATTTTCTCTGAGTCTACTATGACATAATCCCGTTAACAAGTCAACGCCCAGTAACCTATAAACTAAGGTTGTATCTTGGTTTATACGGAAAAATCTAAACTATTAGTTTAAATAAATCTTTAATAATACTAATACGTTGCATTTATAGGGATAAATTTAAACTAATTCTGAACTGTATTCGGCTATTCCATCTCTGTAATCTATTATTTTACTCATCCCTTGAAGATATGTGGGACCTTCATAATCTTCACACAGATCTACAATCTTTTGAATTTCTTCTATTTTACTTCCCCAATGGGCTAAAGCGGCACTGATAGCTTCTTTACGATCGAAATAAACATTATGAGACTCATCTTTGATGATTGCATCTAAGGTATCGGTAATATAGATATTTTTCCCAAATGCTGTAACCTCAACGACTTTTATTGATGTGATCCGCACCCATCGATCATCGATATACCAGCCCTCTTTTGGTTCCAGTTCCATGCTATTTTTCCCATCCTATATATAGGATCCGTATACCCGTTGGCTTTAGCCATGGTCGTTCAGTATCGGGTGACCATTGCTTAACGGTGAATCCTAGACTGGTTACTATCGATTCGTTTTGTGTCAAAAAAATGAACAACTCTGGGCTTTCTTGGTTGTGTACAGTTATATGATATTTGCCTTCCTTAGCGGCTTCTTCTGTGGCTTTAGCTAAGATCGGACCGTATACGCTATGGTAAGCAAAGTCTATTTGATCTTGGCGTTGTTTACCTAGGGCTGCCTCGGTTATTTTGAGTAATTGTTCAGGTGTTTTCATTTCTTTAATTCCTTTTCGGCTTTTTTTCTTGCTTTATATAATTTTCTGTATTCTTTCATTTTATCTGCGTTTTTTAGCTTCCAAAGTCTGTTTGCTTCCAGCCTTTTTGTTCGGAATTCTTCATCTTTAGAGTATCTCTCTTTGCGCTCAGTCAGCCTAATTTCTCTATTTTCATAATAATTTTTTAAACTTTCTAATCTCGCACGCTCCTTATTTTTTACGTAATTTTTCTTGTTATATCTTTTCCAAGCGGCTTTTCTCGCTACTGGATTGGTTTCTGACCACTCTTTGGCTTTAAGTTTCCTTATTTCCTTGTTTCTTTCATATCTTTCTTTTGCTTTCAATGCCATAGCAGGCTCTCTCGCCTTGGCAGCCTGACAAGCTTTGCAAAAAGGTTTATATCCAGAATCAGAGCTAGAATCGACCACGAATGTGATTAAAGGCTTGATTTTGTTGCATCTGCAGCATTCTTTGTATGGCATTGGATCATTCATCTAATAACGCCTCAATGATTACTATATAGACTGGTGTAAGGATTAACATCATGATAATAATGGACATTATTTCGTGAGTCATAGACTGTTACCTATAAAAAAAGGCCTAACAACAAAGCCAAGGGCATTTTCACTTGGTGGTGCACTAAATGCGCATCCGCCCAAGTGAATAATAAATACAGGGATGTAAAAAAGACCACTATTACCAAAAGGATAGCTGCTGATGCGGCAAAGAAGGCCATAAGAGATTGGGCCAAAGATTCTTTTTTATCCATCACACTACTCCATTATTTCGTGTAAGTCATTGAATTTCTTAGACTTCAACATTCTACGTAAAGCCAAGGCTTCTTTGTTCTTAGCCAAATAAACTTCACGGTTAGCTTTGACTTTGTCTTTGTTAGCCGCATTCCATTCCTTAGAAGCCCTAATACGGCTTCTTTGGTTCTCGTAATAGTGAGGAATGGTGTATTTAACGCTCACACATACTTTGCATATGCCTTTATGGCCGTCTGCTTGATATTTGTCTTGGTGGAACTCTGTGATTTCTTTGTAAACGTTACAGTTTGAACAGCATTTGTGTTGGTATAAGGTTTCGATTGTATTCATGATATTTTCTCCTTTTAGGAACTTTTATGGGCTGCCCTCGCAACTCATATATTACTTATCGGCATTGGTGGCTAAAACTTTAGCCATTTAATAAATAAATTTAACGAACAATAAAACTATTAAAAACAAGGCGTTAAAGGCGAAAACCATTTGACTTAGTTGATTAATTATCAGTAAAATCATGATCTATTCCTTAGACTAATTTACTGAAATCTACGGTAGATCCATTACCCTCAAAAGCCGATTTAATTTGGGCCCTTATTTCCGCAGTAACCGCATCAGGATGGACATAAGTGACTCTATGGCCCATAACTTTAACAGCTTCTACCATGGCTATGTGATTGTTGTATGAAAACTCAACTCCAATTGGAATAACGTCTATTGTTTGGGTAGCTGGATCGATTAAGCTCAGTTTAACAAATAAGGTTCCCATGATTATCTCCTTTATGGTTGCCTAACTCAACTTACATAATACTTATCGGTATTGCTAGCCTAAACTTTAGTTTATTTTAAAAGAAAGATAGGTGGGATACTAGGGGGTTAGTCTAAAGGTTCTTTTTCTTCTTCAGATAGTGAGCTAGGTTTTAAAGGTCTTGCCCTCAATGCCTTGGTATTATTGTCTATTTCTTGAATTTTTTTGGATAATTCAGCCCTGAATTCCTGGGATTCTTTGATTGAATTTTTCCAATGTTTATAAGATATTAGTTCAAAAGTCAATCTGACCAATAAAAAGCTAAGAAATATAAATTCGATAAAATTCATAGTTATTCCCGCCTTCTATTAGATTTCAAGGCTTTAAGTTCTTGCTTTAGCTTTAGATTCTCGGATCTTAGTTCCATAAGCTCTAGAGCCCATTCTTTGGCTGTTTCATACCCAACAGCTGGGTTAATATGGTGGTGCGCACCTTCAACTGGAGCCAACATTTCCAATAAAGCCAATATCTTAGCATCGCTTAAACGTTTCTTAGCCATTGTATTTCTATTTGCCTTATTGTTTGATTAGTCGAATAAGCCTAGCGGTTATCGTCTGCTTGGTGATCTTGAACTGGTTCGGCAGGAATCTTAATTGGAGGTAATGGTGGCTTCTTAGGCCAGCTGAATGTAAGCACGGTATTTCCTTCTTTATCGTGGGTTTCTATAATCATTATACTAGCATCCACGATATTGGCTACTGCTTTTTCATTCAGTTTTCTGAATTCTTGTATACCTTTGATCATCTCTTTTTCCCTTAGGTATACAAACTGAGGCGCATTAGCTAAATGTTTCGGTATGTTACGCACTACGTCTTTCATTTTAAATACTCCTCTATTCTTCTAAGTTCTTGTAAAAAATGTACTTTTAATTCTAAAAGCTCAGCCCTTTGTTCTACAGAGAGTGTGGGATCGGCTAACTTTATATCCCCTCTTCTGATGCACTCTAGAACCAGAGGCTTTTGTATTCCAGCTAGGAATCGATTCCATTTAGCTTTTAACCAAGATTTCATAATAATCTTCCTCCACTTTCATACCATATCGGACGTTCTAGGGATTGACTTTACTATTTTACAAATACTCTTTTATATCAGAATCTTGGACCTTTTCTTATATTATCTATAGCCCATAGAGGTTGCAAATTAGTGTAATGGCACGCCGCTCTGAATTGTTCCTCGTTAGAAAGATTGAAGGCAGATAGAGGTATTATGTGATCTATATGCCAGCCCTTTTTACCCCGATTTTCCCAAGTCATACCGGGCATGAACTTGGATTCTATATAAGCTTTGAGCTCTTCTATTGAGCAGCCTAAATCCCTCACTGCGGAGCCACCTTTATCCTTCTTCCCCAGCAGGGCATCAGATACTCTGGTTCTGAGAAGTCTTTTGAGTTTATTGTGTATTTTCAAACCCTCTCTATCTACGATATAAGCTGGATTTTTAGTACCTTTATTAAAATCCGTATTTTTGTTTTGCCAGCGGACTTGACATTTGGGGCCACAGAATGTCATTTTATACAATTCTAAATGTCTTTTAGTTCTCCTTTGGAGATTCCCACAATATAGACAGGGGATTATGCATTTTATCTTGTAATTTTTTGGATTTTCTGTGCTTATTTTTCGTCTCAACGCTCTCATTTCAGCGGACTTCTGAAGACAATCCTTACAAGAGCCATGGGTTCTATCTAATTTCTTGGCTCTATTTCTTTCGATACGTCTTGTCCTCCCGCACTTGGAACAAATGTGTTCAATAGTGTAGAAAGTTACTCCAGATGCGCCCCTCACTCTTTGATCTGTCCCAAGAACTATCACATTAAATCCTTGATAATTTGATCTATCTTAGATATGATTTCCGCTTCTGCATCATCAAAGGCTTTAATACCGGAAAATCCTTTATTAATCCAAGGCTTACCGTTTTCGCTGATAGTTCGATAATTAATATATATCGAACGTATGTTTCCTGTATCGGCATCTCTTGATTGATACTTGACTAAATTGTTTAACATAGGGTTTTCGCTCTTGGAAGTAGCTACTTTACCTACTATGGGATTGCCTTGAGCATTAGTAAACAAGTCAGCCATGCTTTGCTTACGACCAGCTGCATTAGTTGCAGACATAGCCTTAATGGCATCAACCATGTTAGCCGCCCCAGCTGGGGCTTCTATCTTGCGCTCCATGGGGATATGCGTATACTTGTGTCCATCTTTGGCTGTCTTGACGTTCTTAGCGTTAAGCAACCCCTTGGACATATCGAAGCTAGGGTATCCATCTTCCAATGCTTCAGCCCACTTACCCTCTAAGGATATAAGGAATTGATTATCGCCCAAATCCTCAAACGTAAGCCCCTGGAGATATTGACTACGGGTAGAATGGAGCTTAGCATTAGCTTTGGCTACAATAGTTGCATAAGCTGCAGCCGCTGTTTCCTGAATAGCTTTACTGACTTCCCGCTCTACAGATGGGGCTAAGTTTTCCATAGATTTCTTCAGTTGATCTAAGGACTTATCTAGCTTTATTTTTAGCTGATTCGGCATATTTTTCTCTATAGAGTTTAGCCTGGGCTCTTTGTGTTTGAGCGTATTCTTTGCTATACGCTTTGATTTTTTCTTTATTGGCTTCGTAATAGTCTTTTTGATAGAGTTTCGCGTAGACTTTACGTAGCTCTCTGACTTCAGCTTTGAGTTCTTCTATGCGTTGCAAAATTAATGTTTCTTCCATGATTATAGCTCCTTTAACCAATCTTTAACGAAAGACACGTCTTGGATTTGTTTATAGCGTCCAAGATCCTGCCAATAAACTCTTATCCACTCGTGTCCATTACCCATAACTATGAAATTGTAGTCATAATGAGGTATAGGTTCTCCCGCAGGGATTACTAAGTAAATATTAGTAAAATTGGGATCTTGTAATAAAGTCCAGTGCTTGGATAGAATCAATTCTTTGCCTATGTGCTCAATGGGCATCATGATTCTATCTCCCGATAGCCGGGATACAAGTAGATGTTGCTACTGGATGTTCTTGCGGGCTTGGGAAAGGTCTTTGCTTCGAATAAAGCATTATGGCAGCAAAAATTATGGCTACCGTAAGAACTTTAATACCTAAAGTTTGTTTATCCATGATAACTCCTTCGCTTTATAAGCATATGGGCTTTATCGGTAGATTTTAATAAAACCTTAGAAAACTATATAACTATTTGATTATTTTAAGCTTTTTCTTGCGTAATACGGCTACGTTACGTTCTATCCAGAACGACTCAGATCTACTAGATCGTTTCAGCTTTTTAAGACTACGTTCTACTCTTTGGCGTACGTTTTCTCTGGTTTTTTCAAGTTTTGCACCAATAGCTGAGTGCGTGCTAGCGCTCTTTTCACCTATTCCAAAGCGTAGACGCATGATCTTTTCATCGGTAGGATCCAGAGTACTTAACAGTTCTCGTACTCTATCGTTTAGTTCTTCTTCCATGATGTAATCTAGAGGGCTAACAGCTTCTTCATCAGCCATAGAGTCCATGGGTAACCGGCCCTCAGCCGAAGCCAAATCTTCTATGTAATTTATAGGGCTAGTGGCATTCTTAACCTTTTCAGCCTTTTCTTCCGATATATGCATGGATTCGGAAAGTTCTTCTATGCTAGGATCACGCCCCAGTTCTTTCTGGAGTTTGTTGTTGATCTTGGACATTTTGTTAATGTTATCAACCATGTGGACTGGTACACGGATTAATCTGGCTTTATCTGACAACGCTCTACCTAAAGCTTGATCTATCCACCAAGTAGCGTAAGTAGAGAACTTATAACCCTTTTCTACATCATATTTCTCAATGGCTTTGAGTAAGCCAATGTTGCCCTCTTGGATCAGATCTTCTAGGCTTAATCCTTTGTTTAAAAGGGTTTTAGCGCGACTGAATACAAGTCTAAGGTTAGAGGTCACAAGCTTGGTGCGGGCTGCCTGCATCGCGTTTAAATGCGTTTCCAGGTGCTTAACCTGAGTAGCCGTGCCGAAGTCCTTGATAGGCTGAGATATATGGCGTAAATCACGTTCAGTGAAAAGGATTCTCAATAAAAATTCATGTAATTTAGCTTCGGATCCTTTGACCTTTTTGACCCTATCTACGAGCAATAGTTCCAAGCCATCTAATGCTTTGAGAATTTCTTCTTTGGGAGCATTTTCTTCTACTACTCCAAAGAACATCTTACGGAGCTCAATGATGTTCAGGCTCTTCAGAGCGTATAGTTCGGTAATGCAGTCATCAGATTGGACACAAAGCTTAAGAATGCTTTTCTTGGCATCTCGGATCTTAGTGGCTAATTCGATCTCTTCCTCTTTGGTGAGCAGCTTATATTTCTGGGCTGCTTTTTTATAGGATTCGATTGAGGATAAGCTTTCGGTGCTATAAGTTTCTGGAAATTCCAAGTCATTGAATTCATTATACTTTGACATATTGGAAACTTTTTAGCTATGGGTTAGATTTTTATGGGACGTAAAAATACCTTAGCAAATTCAGAGGGATTTGTCAAGTCCAAAAGATTGATTTACTTGGGAGTTTTAAAATAAATTAAAGGTTTGATAGGTTTGTGCCGATCAAAAGCGGTGTTTTTGATAGGAGGATTTTATGTGGGATTTCCCAGTACAACAGAAATCTAAGCACAAAAAAGCTAGAACACAAGTTAAATTCATAGTTTATGTGGGTGGATTGCCCCCCTGGATGCCTAGTGCTAAATCCAGAGCCAACCTAACTCTCATAAAGTAACGAAAAACGTCGCATTCTGCAAGTTTTATTCGTAGGTTTCTCTACCTACGAAATAGAGATCATCGTCGTCAGCATCGTCTGATTCGCGGATCTTATTAGGCTTAATTATTTGACCTTTTTGATCTTTTCTAGAAATCAAGTATTCTTTTTGCAACAGCCATTGTTCAGATACTTTAACGAGTTCTCCGTTAGCATCTCCGCTTGGGTTGATCTGGACGAACCGGTTATTGTGCATAGCTTTGATAGCTCTGAAGCGTATCTTAGTGTTATAGTTGATACTATAGATCATTCCTCGATCTGGTTGTCTACCATCGCACCAAGATATATTCCCATTAGGATCTAGCTTGAAGTCAGAGCCTTCGTAGTATTCTTTACCATGCTTATCTATGACTAGGTTGACTCTAATTCCTGGATATCTAAGGACGTCTACTTGTCCATCTTGACGTTTAATGCGCTCAAAGAAAGCTTCGGTGAAGTCTTCTAGTTCGACCATGGTAAAGTATTGGAGTTCCACGCCTTGCATGAAAGTACCTCGCATGGAGTTACCGTCGTACAAGCCTTCTACGAATACTTTCTTATCCAATTCAATGGTTTGAAGGAAAGCCCAGGTAGACAATGGGTAACGATCTACAAATCCGGTTCCATGGCATATTGGGCAGTCTATCTCATGTTCCCCACCGTCTATGGACTTTACATTGGGGCAAAAGGAGGTGCGGAATACTTTAACTCTAACACCTTGTCTGTGGATAAGATCGTCAAAGTCTTGGGTATTGAAGTTAACGGCCTTCTTGACCGTATTCCTGGGTATAGCTGTTGATCCAGTAGGATTCCATCCCTTTTGATTGGGGAAGCTACTGGTGGGTTTTGGTATTGGCATAAATTATCCAAAGGATGGAGTTCCGCCACCCGCTCCTGTTTCTACTTGCATTGATTTCTTTTCGCCTTCAGCAGCATGTTTAGCAGCTGTCGCGTGAGCATGTTTAGCAGCTATTTCGTGCATAGCGGCTTCACCTTGGGGAGTTAATGCTCTGATCTTTCTGGTTTTTTGATCGTAGGTTATGTGGCCCGTTACAGGGTGTCCTGCTTGGAGCATCTCTTTGGCCAAGAATTTATAAGCTTTAAGTTCTGGCTCATCCATAGAACCACCTTTACCGGTGAATCCTTCGGGCGGTACATATGTCTTTTCTTTAGGTGCCACTTGAATATTATGGGAATCTACGCCTGGGTGGACACCTTTGGGGCTTTTATCTTCAGTAAGTTCGTGGCGTTGGGCTAATTTTTCTCTGAAAGTCTTTTCTTTTTTGGCAGTTTCTTTAGCCATACCTGAGTGTAAAGCGCTTTGATATTCACCACTTGCAGCTTCTGCACGCTTAGCATGGAGGTCAGCAGCATCTTGATGTTCTTTGGAAGTAAAATCTTTGTGTTCTGGATGGTCAGCGTTTTCATAAATAGGCTTACCGGTTTTGGTATGGCCAATGATCTTACCACCCCTAGAACCTTCTCCGCTTAGAGCTTTTTCCAGATTTCCTAATTTTTCCAATAATGAGGAAGCTTTAGACATTTCATCCCTCTTAACGAGTTTTACATGACATCTACAATTGATTATATCTTCTATTTTACCATTAGGATCGCGAGGATATCGTAATCCGTTGCTGAAAGGCTTATAAGCTGGAACTACTTCTCCGTCTAGGATTTGGTGCGCATGCCTAACCTTTTCATCTTTAGCGGTTACCCACTTCTTCATGGCTCCGGGGATTTGCGCCATGGCTTCCCCAGATCCCATTGCATCAGCCCCCAGTAGTTCAGTATCAGCTATGAGATCAGCTCTATTTTCAAGGATTTTTTCCCTAAATAGGTATTCTCTAAGAACTTCCTTGGTTATCCCAGGATGGCTTTCTATAGCACTCTGGATCATTTTCAGCGTAGTATCGTTTATATGCTTAAAACTACTATCTATTTTTGCAACAACTTGTTGATCTAATAGTGCTGGGGCTTCCTGATCCAAAGTATCTTCGTAGGCACTTTCAGCAGTAGTTCTGAGGGGATGATGCAAGATGTCGAAGTATTCAGTACCGAAAGAATTCAGGGCATTAGCTGCATTAATGAGGTTTAACTGACCTTCTGGAGTCAGATGATTAGCTGCAGCGTCTAGTTGACGGGTGAGGAAAGATTCGAGTTCTTGACTAAGTTCAGCTCTAGCTAAGGCATCTAAAGCTTTCTTAATTTTGGCTGATTTCTTAGAATGGAGCACTTTGGATGCTCCGGTAGCTCTACCTTGAAAAAGGATGTTATCCCCATCCTGAGGCCATCTAGTTTTATACTTATAGGCTTCCATGGGGATAACCCTTAACTATTAGTACATCCAGTCTTTTTTCAGGTCTTTTTTCTTTTTAGCTTTGGCTTCTTTTTCAGCCTTTTCTTCTTCCATTTTCTTAGCTTTTTCAAGCTCATGGGCGAAGAGTCCTTCCATTTCAGTGTCATCGAAGGATTTGACCATTTTTATTTCATGTTTTTTAGCTGGTTTCTTGGCTTCTTCTTTTTTATGTTCAACAGCTAAATCATCCATATCCATGCCTTTTTCGATCATTTCACTAACAGACATAGATTTATGGAGTTTCTTAGCGTGGCCCATTTTGTGGCCTTCATGAGCTGCAGCATTGAACTTTTTAGCACCGTATTTTTTACGGCCGATAGCAGCAGCTACTGCAGCTGGATCTTTAACATCTCCACGAGCAGCTAGTTTGCCTTCTAGTTTTTTGAAGCCCATATAAGCTTTTTCAACGCTTTCGAAATGTTGCATTTCATCATCAGGTTTAATCACTTTGGCAGCTTCTTTAAGAGCTTCAACATCTTTAGATTCGTCCATCCATTCAGGCAGCTTGGATTGTTCTTTAGCTTCTTCCGGACCGAATTTGGTTTCGTCTGATTCTTCTTGGCCTGGATTACCAGCTACAACTTCTTTTGATTTTCTAAGAGCTTTATCAGCTACATCATACAAGAAAGTAGATTTAGCTAAAGATTCGGCTCTGAGGCTTTCTTCAGAGGCAATATAGCTATCTACTGAATAATGCAGAGATTTAGCCAACAATGGATTCTTTTTAGGGGCATAAACCACTGATTCTTCGTGGTAAATAGACTTTTTCATGTCGCCAAGTTTGCTCATGGTTTCTGGAACTTCACGAGTCATTTCATCGGCTTCTTCTTTAGCTTCACCGCTAAGTGGCTTTTCTTCTTTTTCTTTTTTGACTTTCTTAGCAGCAGCATCACGGTAAGCTGGAACTTCTACTGAATCTGGATCATGGACTGCGCCTTCCATGTCTTTTTTCATTTGTTCTGGAACATCAGATTGTTCACCTTCGGAGATGTTTTCACCGACTGTGCCATCATCATATTTATATCGTTCAGATTTAGCCAAGGCTTCCCAAACTTTAGCTACTGCAGTCTCAGAAGCGCCCAGAGATTTAGCAAAAGCAGGAACGCATTCTTCTTTTTTCATTCCTTTTTCTTGCATTCTTTTAACGATTTTATGGATACTTTTCTTAACAGCTTCTTTTTCTTCTTCTTTTTCCAATTTCTCACCTTTTGGAGGAAGTTTGCATTCTGCAGTATGTTCGTGATCTTCTGAACAATACATTTCCATATCCTTTTTAAGTTTGGCATTAGTTATAGCATAAGCTGATTCTTTAGGATAACCTTCTCTTTTAAGAGCATGAACCATTTCTTCGTGTTTCTCAGGATTAACACCTTTTGGAACACCTTGTTTTTTCATGAAGTTATCGCCGTCTACGCCATAAGAAGAATCCCCATCAGCGCTTTTTTCTACGTCTGATTGAAGCTTTTCCATTTTGCCTTCAGCTGCTTTAATGTCTTTTAATTCTTTGTCTTCGGCTTTTTCATGAGCTTCTTGTTTGGCACTCATTTCTTCAGCTTTAATGATTTGACCTTCCCAACCTTCGATAGGAGCTCCACCTTGATTGCGATGAGACATTTGTTTGCGTTTTTCAGCTTCGTCCATCACTTTTTCGTCTTGAGTATCGAACTTAGGTTTGTCAGTATTTTCTTCCATACGGCCAGCTTCGGAACTCTGGGAAGCCGGTTCAGTACTTAGTTCTTTCTTTTGTTTCTTCATTTCTTCAAGTACTGATTTTAATAGTTCTTTTTGTTCTGCGTTGAGGGTAGGAGCTACTTTGCGTAAATCAGAAGAGCCCATCTTAGCTATTTGGGCTTTGAGAAGCATCATGGTTTCGTCTTTAAGCGTCATTGATTTCTCCATGTTTTCAGCTAAAGCTTCAATTTCTTTAGTAATATCCATTATTTAATAATCCCAAGAATAATTCAATAAGATATAAGGCAATTATATCACGGAAATCGGTAAATCCCGAATCCGCTTAGATATGTAGCCTAGATCGACACTTCCCAAGAATATGTCGATTATTTTGGATTTTGTAAAGCTTTCAGCAAATCCATGTATTTGTTTTCGGATTTGCCTAGGTGAATATGCAGATCGCCTTTTAAATTGGCTAGGGTATGGACTATAAGGGGATCAGCCATGACTTCGGCTAAAGCGGTATTGACTTGCTCTTCAGTGGCCGGTACCACTTCAACTGGAGCTTGGGGTAAATAGCCTTTAGTTTTAAGGGCTTGGACTATAGCTTCTGGGGTAAGCTTAAGGAGTTGAACCAGGATTTCTCCATGATTGCCGGCCATTGGATCATCCTTGACTACAAAACCAGTAAAGAATCCATCGTCATCTTTTTGAAGCTTAAGGACTAAATGATTAGGTAGAGTCAGATCTCTAGGAGCATCTCCGGGATGGAAGAAGTCCATAAGATCGCGAATCTTGGCTAGATATTCATTGTTACCGGCTGCTAGCTCATCTTGAGACTGTTCGGCTGTGTTGAGGTCTATGCCAGCGTTATCATTGCTCACTATACCTTTTTTAAGCTCGACAGTTTCTAAGGCTTTGCTTAAATCTAAAAGTTTAGTAAACATGTAACCCTCTAATATCCTAGATGATATTTATTGATTGCCCCTTGTAGAACTTCCTAAGGATTTCTACAATAGAGTTTGGTTTATCGTTTTGGTTATCACCGAAGAGTAAGCGCTTGTAATCTTTAACTTTAGCGGAGTAACCGTGGTTTTCAGCAGAGGCTGTGGTTTGGATGCTTTGGCTTAAACCATCCAAAGAAATACTAGTACCAGCAATACCTGCACCGATAATCAAGTCCCCAGCGATGTTCATATAGAAGATAGAAGCTAACATACCGATGGCAGCGTTCAAAAGGGCTGGGATTTGGCCTTCTTTGAACCCGTGGATATATCTGGCTACCCATAGATCTGGGACGGTGGAATAGCGTCTAAAGAGCTCTGGGAAGAAAGCTCCAGAAGCATCTACTTGAAGTCGGCCTGGGAACCTGTTGTTTGGTACCAGACGTATAATTCCTGTTTCCGGTTCCAAACGTATCCATTCTTGGGGAATATCCAGAACAGTTTCCAGGGTATTTTGATCCCGAAGGTATACAACGGACAAGTCCAGGAGTTCGATTACGGGGATACGGTTAAGCTGCATATAGCCCCAGTCCCAATAGTCCTGAGCGAAATAGTCTTTATGTTCTTCAATGAATGTAGGCTTTACCGTGATGTCCAGATCATGCTCAAGTACAGAAATAGCTTGATCGATGAACGTTTGGATGGTTTCATCAGAAATGCTATTTCCGTTCTCATCATAAGCAGTTACACCGAATAGATAAGTAGCCTTCAGCTTATCTACGGTAATAAGGGGTTCTACACGGTTATAACGATTGTTATTGACGTGACGATTGTTACTGAACTCTATTGGGGGTAAATTAGCCATTAGCAAATGTCCGTAATTACTAAGGTTAATGCAGCCTGAATGTAACCCTTGTCTATCTGGGTTCCATCCCCTAAAAGATCCAATGTTAATACTACGTTACCGCTAGCTAATAAAGCAGTAGTAGCGGAAGTCAATGTCGTAGTCCAAATAGACCTATCGTCAGCCATATAGGTCATGGATTGGGTAGTTTGTGTTCCGTCTAGATTTTGGAAAGTGACAGTTAATAGAGCAGTGCTTGGAGGAATATATCTAAGCAAATCAGCACGTTGTGATTGTTTTAATCGGATAGCGAATACGGTTTGGGATCCTGGAATGAAGGATAAAGTCCCGATAGGACTGAAGTCATTGATAGTAACCGTGGAACTGATTACATCGGCGGTAAACATCTTATCTTCTCCAAAACGCCGTCAGTATGGCGTAAATAGCTGAAATAGCTGGAAGGGCTAGGGCAGCCCATCTTGCCCATTTACCCAGAACTTTGACTTCAGCTACGTGATCTTCGGCTTCAGTTACTTTAAGTTCTAAGGCCTTTTGGGCTTCTTCTAACATTAGGGAACGTCTATGATGCTCTTCTACTGTTATCGTGTTTCTAAGAAGAGTTTCGTTATGTTTCTCTAACAAATCCGCATGCTTATCTAACATCTTTTGAGCAGCATCTAGACGTACCAAAATCTCTTTTTGGTCAACAGATAGCTCGGTAAGTCTGTCTATAATGGGATCCATCTCCACCGCCTATAAAGAGGTCATTCATTATAGAATTTTACCATACCCCTGTTAGGCTTCAGGATTTAAAATAGTCAAAACAAGAGCTTTCATTTGCTCCTGAGGAATTCGGATATCCTGCAGATATGATAGAGGAAGTTCTGGTAAAGTAACTTCTAAAGAGGCTAGCTCTTCATACTCTTTCATGAAGCTATCGGTATCTTCCAGTAGATATTGGGAGCCGTCCTCGTTGAGAACTGGATTCCCAGATTCATCCTTTTTTCCATATTTTTCGATTAATCCTTTACGGATACCATCGTATTTATCAATATGTTTTTTAGACTCATCTATTACGGTGGTCAATAAATAGGAAGCAGATGCCTTAAGCACCCGAGATTGGTCAGCAATTGTAGATAGAGCCATTTGGTAATTATGGCCAAGAAAACCTAATTTTACGGAAACTTCTTTCATTTTGCCCTCTTATGAAAAGTTACCCAACTAGTATAACAAACTATTTTTTATTTTGCAACCTCGTACCATTTTCCGGTAGCTTTGAGTTTTTGGTATAGGCCGTATGGGGTTATTGTTTCATCTGGAGCGCCATCTAGATATTCAGTAACCCATTCCGTGCACATGAAAGTGTTAGTAAATCTAGCGGGATCCGTCTTTGGCATTGGAGTTTTTAGATATTTATGAAGAATGGTACAAATGCCCAGGAACAACAACCCAGTAATATCGTAGAAGTCGTTTTCGTAAACATCTAATGTCTTAGTTAATCGTTCTTTATCTTGAGTCAGAGAGCTCATGCAATTGTCAAGTTCATATACTACTGTACATTTTTCTCTGAAATAAGATGACCATTCCAGGCCAATCCCCAGTAGGTTGCTTTGAACCACTATTCCTAATTCGGGGAATTCCAGAGCTACGTGGCTCACTGGTTCCCCGGTTACTCCAAGGATGGCTACGGAAAGAGGTAAGCTGCTTTTAGTAAAGAGGATTTTCATTATTTTACTTCGTCAAAGAAAAAGTTAATTCCAATGTTTTTGTTAGAAGCTGAAGTATATGTCATGGAAATAACCATTCCCGCATAGACGTCAGCATCGAACTGGGACATTTTCCTGTAATAATCTTTAGGTAGATTCATGGCGAAGGAAAACTGATTAAGAAGAGCATTCGCATGCCCAGAATATGTTCCAGCAGCAGTATCATACACTTTGAAATCTACTGTGTCAAGAGCTTCGCAGCCTATGCACTCTACGCCAAGCATTTTAGCCCAGGTTAAAGTAGCTGTATAGGTTAAAGTATTCGCTCCAGCAGTGACCGCATATTGTACTCCGGTATATCTAGCAAATAGGCTTTTAGTGACCCCATTAACTGATATAGTTTTGGAACCAAAAGGAGGAGATTGCTGAATGGAGGATAAGGAAGCTGTGGGTAAATTTCCCTTGGATTTATAGTTGGTTTCGAAGTCAGTTTGATTGGCTCCGCCATCCTTAGGTAGGCTACACTCTACATCGAAGTTATCTTGATAGGCCCTTAAATAGTAAACAGTTCCTAGGTCTACCCATTGCAGGGATAAACTATAGGTTGTTATGAACGTCTTTAAGGTAGCCCAATCTATGCTTATGCTGCTCATGCTTCCACCCATTGTAAGTAAAAGTAGGTGTTTACGGACGATAGAAGCCCTATGTTTCCAACAGTAACCGTCATCAACATTGTATTGCCTGGAGCCAGAATAGCCGTTTGGGCGAAATTGAACAAGGAAGCATCGGCTCCAGCATTGGTTACTACAGTCAGCCTTTTAGTTCCGTTGGCAGAAATAGTTGGACCTCCATACAAGTTCATGGAACTGAGTGGTGCTGAAGCGGAAACCAAGTTATTTACCGGAGTTACGGCTGTACCATTGGCACTAACCGTAGGATTTGTATAAATATTGACTGTAACTATGCCCTGGGTAGAGTTTGGGGCAGCGTAGAAGTACATAGCCCTAGCATTTATTCCGGAGTTGGATGGATTAGCTAGCAAAATGACTGGAGTTTCGGTGGTGTTGTTTAATGAAGCATTTCCAGTAGTTGAGAATCCCATGCCTGCTAAAGTAAAGGTTACTGGATCGCTGGAATTTTGTGGAGCCCCAGAAGCCAACCAAGTAGACAAATACTTAGTTATAGCTGCACCGGTATATTGGTTCATGCCATCAGAAAGAATAATGCGTAAGCCATTTGCATCACTGATGAAGTTAGGATCCAAAGCTAGATAAGGAAGTAATCCGTAAGGAACAGTTGTAGTAGACCCTGAACTTACACTAACTTGGCTATTCACGTATGAAAGCGCCGATGTTGTTTGATTTATTATGGATACTGTGTTGTTGCTCATAATATTGCCTAATCGTATATTACCGTGAAATCAGCACTAATTGAGTTAACCACCATCGTAAGCCCAGTACTAAAGTCTAAATCATAAGGAAATTGACCTATTCCTGACGCGAGAGAAAGAACAGCCAAAATGTTACCAGAGTTAGTCGTGTTATCGTAGAAGGTTACAGTAGCTCCAGATGTTCCGGCTGTGTTTATCATGATCTTTTGGAGAGTCCCCGGGCCTATCTTGATGGTAGTAGCTGCGTTTGGAATCGTGAAACCGCTGGATAAAGAGGAAGCAGTCAGCTTAAAGGTAGCAATTTGCGCCAGATAGCTGTCTGAGTTACTGTTAGTCCCGGTTGCAGCATATGCCCCAGTAGCCATTGTATACTGTTCTTCTGTAAAAAGAAAGCCTCCACCAGCTGCTGAAGCTGCTTGTGAGTTTGTAGTGTTCCAGTTGGTTCCTGGAGTGATAGTTGTGGAGTTAGTGTGAGTATCGACAAAACTACCGATTAGAAGCTCTTGGGCTTGAGCTGTTGTAGTAGTGGCAGTACTGCTCCAAGGACTTCCAGTAGCGCTGGTACCGCTGTTAGCAGTTTCATCCAATGGGGAAGCAGTAATTACTCCACTATATTCAGAAACTATCATAGTTAATGAAGTGTTAGCACCTACAGTTATTCTTACGGAGGTCACCCCGC